CTTCCACTCCCCTAATCACCTCTTTTGAAACTGCCCCTCCCCCTGTTGTAGCAGCATGGAAACTACCCCCCCCTTCAGAACCTGAAACTTTTTGTGGCAGCTTTCTGCGTTAGAGCAACTCACCAAGGCTCCCCCTCTTAACGCCGGAAATAACATATCCCCTATCATTAATTTCAAACAACATGGTACAACTGAAATCAGGGTATACCCAAAAGGGTGCAGCCCTTCCCAAAATCTGCCGCGTCATCACGTATATGGCAGACAAAACCTTCAGCGTTTTCAACCACGAAGGTGACATGCATTTCGTACCCGTGGATAACACGGACTTCTCCAAGTGGGAAGAGTTCGTGCCACCGAAATCCGTAGCCGATGCAGTGCTCACCGCCAGTGGCGCCAAGGAAGTCACCTTCATCAGGTTGACGAAAGAGGCGCAAACGCGCAACACCAGCGGAGGGTTCGAGGCATAGCCTCAACCCTTTTGGCTAGCTACCTATCTCACCTGGTAGCTAGCCTTACCTTTAAACCAACCAAAATCTTAATAGCATGAAAAGCGAAGACAAAACCGGCTTGTATAAGTACGGTAAGCAAGTCAGCATCGCTACTGGTCAAGTGTGGCCAGCATGGATGCTTGTAGCTGAAGGCTTTCCAAGCAACCTCGAAACTATCTGTGCTCAACTCAACCAATTAGGTTGGGAAAAATACTGTGTCATGGACGCCGAATTGGCAAAAGCTGTTAACCAACAGCTTAAGTCCATGCCAGCATAAAATATAGAGCCCTGACTGCTGGCAGCATGCATAGGCATAGCTGCGCTACAAAGCTGAGTATCAGCGAGTTAGATAGCAGCAGGGCTCTCTCTTTTCCTTCCTGTCACTTACTTAGTTTAGGAATTAAACTAAGGTGGGGATGCAATACGGCAGGAGAAATAAATAGTTACCTCATCCATCTACATGGAGAGAGGTGAAAGCCCTTAAGTGGGATAAGCACATTCTTGAGCAAGATGTGCGATGGCAGCAGTCCAGCTCTCCTGTTTAAGGACTGCCTAGCTAGCAGGGATGCTAGTCTAGTAGCTACCGACCAAGGGTAGCATTGTGCGCATCGATAAGTCTCTAGGACAGCTTAGCAACTGTCCGTTGTAGTGCTATGCAGCGTGTTAGCTCACGCATAGCTATGTATAGTAGTTACAATCCTGTTGCATGGGGACAGAGGCGCAAGCTCGACGAAGGCAGAGATGCTGGAGAGCTGTCGATATCATAGAGCCCAACCTCTCAGGGCTTGATATTGAGAGGATTAATTCATCCTTAAATCAATAAAGAGGATGAAAGAATTGATCTTCGCCGTGCTCCAGCGTGAAGAACGCTGGGCGCTATTTGATAACCACTAAAAGTTTTTAAGATGAAAAGGGTAAAATTCATTGGCAGGAAAGGAACAGACCGTCAGGTAATTTTTGAAGGTTATGCGCTTGATCCGATTGTCGGCGATACCACAACCATCTATAAACAAAAGAGTTTCCATGCTGAAGTATGGGCTTATAATAACAACGGTTTTGAAACTTGGCACGACACCAGCCCAAAAGGCTGGTTTGCCTGCCCTGCTGAGATTATTGAAATCCTTGATTAAAGCAGTAACAGAAAAGCCCCGGCAACCACGGCCGGGGCTAACTTTTAGTGTAGGCGTTCCTTATGCGCTTATGCCGCATCTAAATACTAAGTACAGCGCTGTTTACCGGCGCATGAGGAAGGACGATACCGTGACTTTTGCCGGGAACACATTTGTCCGGCTGGCGTTGAACTGAATTTTTCACAAAAATCATATCATTATGAAAAAGGTACGAGCAGTTGAGCGGAACGAGCGGTTCCGCTATAGCTACCCCACTTACCCTGCCACTGTTGCTAAGAATGGGCGCGTAAGTGTGTTTTCACGCTCATTACGTGGAAGCGACGATTTCACCACAACTCCCGAAAAATATGCAACGCTTAAAGATGCTATGGAGAAGTGGCACTTATATGACCCGGCCCCCATACATGGGGTGGCATGGAAAACCGAGAACTAACCCCTAAGCCCCGGCCTCGCCGGGGAATAGTCTTCACGCTGCAAAGCAGTTGAGGCTACACTTTAAGATAACCTCTATCCCTTTTTAGGAAGGGCAAGCCATAGAGCTGGCGTAGGAATACGTCAATAAACTATGCATGGCTATAGTATAGTATAGAGGGTCTGGGCTCTTCCATCCATCGAGCCTTTCCGTGAGGAGAAATCGCATGGATGCCAATTCTCTGGGTGAGACAAGCAGGGGTAGGGCCTGCGACAAATAAGTAGAAGGCGCCGTGTGAGTTATAAGCACGGCTTAAAACAGGGCAGTGCATTAGATTGCAGCGAGGCTTACCGTCTGCTCTGACCTTCTGCTTACTAAATACCCTGCCTACCCAATCTACAGGAAGAGAAACCAAAATCATTAATTATGATACAGCATCAATACGATGACGTAGAACTTCTGCGCCTTGCAAAACGCAAGAATTACATTCCTGATATGGCTCAGGTCACATCTTTTCCCATTAATGCGGAAGGCAGGACACTGCTTATAGCAGTAGACTACAATCCTGACAGGCAAAAAGAAGCCTCGCTACATTGCTATGCAGCACGTACAGATGGAGAGTATTCCAGTGATGGGTATTCACTAAGGATATATGACAAGCAGGCTATGATTGAGCATGCCTGTGAGCTACTTCGCAGCCAGCTGGAGAAACTGATGTAAATTCCCATAAGCTTAAGGGGGCTGCCTACGGGTGGCCCCTTTTACCAAAATCTGAAATCATGAAAAAGTTTACACAAGAGTTCCTGGACTCCATCACAGTGCAGGGGCTACACCACTTCAGAAAAGAAGCCTTTACAGCATACGCCAGCACTACAACGCCGCAGGGAAGAATATCCTTGGGAGTAAATGGCGTAGGTGTATACGAAGTGCGGCTGGAAGATAAAGCTCTCTATGCTGCAACAAGTGCATTTGATGCTGTAGACAAGTTTCGTGAGCTTATAGTGACTATAGAAGAATACCATAATACAATCAAAGTATGAAACAGCTATTTATCGCAACAATTATGTACGAGGCAGCTGTGCCTATTCCGTTCGCCGCAATGGCAAAATCCATAGAAAGCAATGCTGGTTTCTTGAAGGCAATGAGTCTGTTTGATATCGAACAGAACATGGTGTATCAAGTAACTAAGAATAAGCAGCTGGAAGAGCTAAGCACAGAGTTGAGGAAAGCCTTACAGGAAGTGGCAGAAAGCCAAGGACAGACACTCGAAGGTTTCTTCGAGGGAGGAATTGAGTACGCCTTAAAGGCTAAAACTCCAGAGATACAGAACCTTGTATTCCACATCTTTAAGAAGTTCAAGGAAGCTTAACCGAATAAAAGGGTGCCACGGAGATTTTTGGGTGAAAAACATGATACTCTTTACTGCTCCGCTACAGTACACTGCCGCCCTAGGTGAGGTAAACACCTTTTCATACAGTGTGCTGTTAGTATCTGTCCCGTGGCTGCAAAGGATTTTGCAGAAGGGGGCAGTGGAGGGTATCTTCTTAAAATCAAACTTATGAATAGCTACCTTGCATTTTTCAAGCTTAATGGCAGCCTGGAAGTCCGTCGCGTAAATGCTTCGGATATCATTACGGCTGAATCTACTGTTGCCAATCTTTGGGGCAATCGTATGCATGCCACCAGCGAAAAAGACATACAGGACGTTCATGTGCTGTATGTAGTACCAGAGCCTGAAGACTGGAGTAAAATGTACATCGTCCAGTTGAATGAGGACTATTTCATTGTTGACTACAACTACCACCTTACAGCAGTAGACAAGAGATTGCTGCAGGGTGAGTATGTGGAGCTCTAAAAACAACTATTATGAAATATACACACGTAATAATACTAGTCGTAACGGCAGGAGCCGCGTGGCTAATGTATTTCATATACAAAAGCCTTCTAGGCCCTCCTACATTCCTGGGATGGGTATTTCTATATCTATCTTACGGAGTAGGAATACGCTCCATTGTATGGAGTCATGTAAAGTCACGTTGGACTCCTGAGAAAGGATACCAATGGGTATGGCTACTGGATTACCATATAGTCTTGGCGTGGCCGATATGGTGGTTAGCTTTGGTTTTCAATAGATACGACTAAAATCTAAGACATGATACTACTTACAGCAATCGGCATCGCATCAGTGGCTTTGGCCATTACAGGTATTCTGCTAATACGCAGTGCCCGTAAAGCTGGCGCTATCCTGATAATTGTACTGGCAGGGACTGGCACATTACAGGCACAAGGCGTAACTTTGAGCATGGAGTTGCATATAAAGGGAGATACTGCTATAGTACTCTACAGCAGCATTCCCCTTAATGAAGAGCAGCTCGCAGGATTACAACCATTAAATATCGAAGAAATGGCAGACACGTACAAAGACAGGAAGAAGGCCGCCATTAAGCGCGGCGACGAGCAGTACCAACGCAATCATCCCAAAAGGAAGTACCGTAGGAAGCATCAGCTTCCCAGCGATGCACAGCCTTTCATCAATGCTCCGGCAGTGAAGCAGGGCTTTTGGGCAATGTTGCGCAGGGCTTTTGGGGGCTAGCACCCCCGACGAGGCAGCCAGACTGCCTCTATTTTATGCCTCGGATAGATGGGATGCTAGCCCCATGATATCGCCTGGGACCATACATTACGTTATCGCTTGTATGGCACTGTGACCGAAAGGTATGTTCAAATCCACAGCGAGGCACCAATTAAAAACCTTAAAATTGACGACAAATGATACTTGTAACGAAACATCCAGCACCTGATACAGTCAACACTAAGGATATGTTTGAGTTTATCAAATGGCTCAACACTCCTAAGACGCCTGAATATGGCCAGCCTGAGCCCGTATTTTCCTTACAGATGCACGAAAATGAACATTACTGGACAGGAAAATTCGGAGATTTGGAAGTACTTTACTCTATCGGAGAGCTATTCGAGCTTTGGCTCAGACAAGAGTCTGACAAGAAAAGATAATAAAGATTAAGAGTAATTTTTCATGCCTAATGTTTTCTACGCACAGCCCGAATCATTGATGCAAAGGCAGGCGTAGTTTTTTCCACTATCAACTACAAGTTCAATGAAAGCTTTTTCCTACTTTCTGTTTATCATGCTGGGCATCGCTATCGGTGCTACCAGTATCATCCTTAGCAAGCACTACTACACTGCAACAGAAATCAATGCTGTCCAAATGGACAGCTACAACGAAGGCTGGAACTCTGGCGCTGAATATTTTGACGCCAGCTGGATAGGCTTCATTCTTAAAGAGGGCAGCCAAGGAAATGTTTTCACATTTTCCGCTGCTGTATACGAAGCAGCTGTAGGGCAAAAGCGTGCTATCGAGATAGGTATGGCTCCCTACCAGGGAGGGCTGAAATTCGACGAGGAATCAAGTCAGAAGATTATCAATGCACTCTTACAACAACAAGGCAATGGCAAAAACTGAAACTTCTACATTCACCACGTATCGTGGCTTTACCGTGGAACATGTCCACGGTTACTACTACATCGTAGGAATTGGCGGTGAGTATCGCTGGCTATGGCAAGCCAAGATTGCTATTAATCTGTACATTGCAAACTATGGAATAGAATGAGCGGGCTGCTAATACGTATCAAATGCCCCCACTGCCTGAAGATGGTGACTATCTTCCTTCCTAAAGAAGGAAAGATTTTCACTTGTCCTATCGGTATCTGTAATGGGCAGGGGCGACTGCATAAGACAGAAGGGGAATGGATAGTTACGCCATTCTTTGCAGAAAGATAATTTTTCATGAGATTACAGTTTGTTTGGTGCAGGGGGTAGTAATGCCCCCTGCCTTTTAACTTCTACAATCATCTCTGTATTATCCCTAGCTAAAAGTAGCTAACTTGATACAGGGTAGTGCGCTCCCGATAACCCCAAGGCGATATTGCCATAGTACTCTGAGCCGTGAAGTTCGGGAGCAATCTTTAAAATCATAAACCATGGAATACATAGAATTTCAACAGCTTGACCTGCAGCTGCCGCCAACAAAAATGACGCTTGCCTTGCCTGCTACTCATCCACTGCATCGACGTTTTGAGGCGTACAAGGAAGATATAGAGTACGCCAAAGCAGAGGGCAATGAGAATCTGGTAGCCGTCATCTACATCACAATGGCGATGGAACTGGCTGCCTGTGAAAACTAGCGCTATGTTACTATACAGCCTACCGGAAGATATCCATCTCTACCGAATGGGTGGAGCATTTACAGAAGAACATTGGATGGCCCCCAAAGTGATACTGTACGCTATACTTAATCGTGACAGAGGATTCAGACTAATACTTTGATGATGAAAATATATACTCTTACAGGAAACAAACCCATTAACCAGCATGGAGGCAGCTTTAACATCTCCGATGTTGGCATGTACCTGATAATACAAACTTGGACATTTGGAAAATCAAGGAGTATAAGAATAACATTTTAAACGCGTTAATCATGATTAAACCTGATGTTGAAACCGTCGATGAGGCCCCTGTGTGCCTCTCCCAGACCAGCACCGAAAAGCACGTCGTGCGTCGGGCTATCTTCCAGCCCCGTGCCGACCATGCAGAGGGTGTTGTCTGCTTTGTTGTTACCAGTCCTACTCCTGTCGAGCATACCATCCACGGTACGCTCGTACTGGAAGAGGACATCTATGATGCCACTATCCAGAAGGAGGTAAACCCTCTGACAGGCATCTTGGAAAACAACAACGACTAACCAGGACAGGGAGCGGTGTAACAGCCGCTCCCTTAACCATTCAAATTACCTTATAATAACAAAATAACGAATGACAAACGCTATTTTCACCATTAAGCAAGGCAAGGATTATGACTTTACCCAACTCGGTGAAGTAAAGTCTCTTGCAACTCCTGGGCTTGTAGCCTGCGTGGAGTATAAACAGCGTCTTGCTGACTTTAATTCCATGTCAAAGTCACGGCGCCAAAAATTCTTGGAAGAGAAACAGACTGATGAAGTAACATGGAAAACCAAAGTTACCGATTTAGGCGACCTCTTCATTGGTAAGCATACCCTTACATTTGAGATGTACGATGCCTATTGCTGGCATACCAATCGCCGCTTTCCCGCTGACCAGAATTGGGGGCGTGGTACTCGTCCTGCAGTGAATATCAGTATCCTCGACGCCATCGAATACTGCAACTGGATTAACGAGTACCGGGGATTAGGACGTACCTACATCCTTGCCCGTATCTCTGGGGACATCTGGTTGTGGTACTACCCTGGCACCAACAGCGAGAAGACTGGCGGACAGTTGGTGAAGGAGCAAGAAGTTGCTCTTAATCGCAAGCTGTCAGTACAGGAGAAAATCGACTTGGTGCAATACAAATGCCATCAGCGTATCCCCATCAGTGACCAGTGGCTGGCAGTAGTAAATCGTCCAAACGAAACGTATAAGTATCCTGGTAGCAACAACCTGAAAGAGGTAGCGTGGTTTTCGGAGAATTCCAATGGAAGGACACATCCCGTTGGTGAGCTCAAGCCCAACAGCTACGACGTATACGACTTGTATGGCAACGTATGGGAGATGTGTCTCCCCGAATTCCCGCCCGTAATGACAGAAGAAATCTGGAAAGCCAACTGGCCGAAGATTAAGTACCTGGACTTTAGCGCTGAAAACATCTTCAACGTACTCCCGCAGGAATGAGACTACATATTAAGGATTATCGTATGCTGCGCGGCGGCAGCTGGCTCACTGGCGCCTGGGACTGCCGCGCCGCCTACCTCGACGACTTCGACCCGTCGTTCCGCTACGTCACCGTCGGTTTCCGGCTAATCTATTAGCAATGAAACTACACTGGAACGACAACCGAATACTCTACGGCGGTGGCTGGGGTAGTATTATACCGGGCTGCTGCTCTGCATACCACTTCATCTATCCAACACGAAATCAAGGCAGCGATCTCAACTTTCGCCTCATTTACTAACTCTCAATTATGGCAACAGGAACTTTTAAAATCGTAAAAGATAGATACGTCATCGACTATACCACGTCGGTACGTATCCTCAAGACGAAGTACTTGACGGATGGACTTGACGACATGCTAAAAGACTATCCGCCGCTGAAGAACGACGAGTTTCTCGTCGAGCAATGGGATAACATCCAGCCACTGACATTGGCCGATGTACTCAAAGAGCCTTCGCTGGAAAAGCGTAGGGGTATCTTAGAGTACTTACGTCTACAGTACTTGGTGTACGATGACGCTGAAGTCGTCGATACCTGCAAGATAATTACCAAGCAGAAAGTATGGAATAGGGAAGGCATACTATTGGAAGATGGCACATTAGAAAATGTGTATCACCTAGTACGCGTACATGCTAGTAAGTTATTCCCCGAAGCATCCCGTCGTAGGAATACAGGTAACGATTACATCTACGCTGTAAAGGTGGTGTGTCCTACTACGGGCCATGTCTTTTACATCAATGTCAGCAGTCCTACAGCACAGTCACCACACTGCCAGCCCGGAAAGTACAGCGCACTTAATGCACTGGCGTCGCTAACGTTCTGCCCCATTACGAATCCCAAGAGTATGTATCGCCAAGGTGACATCTTCATCTTTAGGAGAAGCCGTAAGGATGACCCTGGTGGAAAGAGTGAGCCTTGCACGCCGTATCCGCTGACAGGAGAGCAGTTCGTGAAGCTGATGGTGGCACAAAGCTGAGGTGATGAAACTACATCATATTACTTTACTACTAATTGAAGGTACAGTGTAAGCTGTGCCTTCACCTTAAACTAAGCTATGAGAGCTTATACATGGAATACTCTGGAAGTATGGCTAACAGCGTGGATAGCTTTAGCCGAAGCCCTAGTAAAGATCATTACTTTAGGCTACATTATACCTTCTTGGGAATTTAAGATTATTGCTTTCTTTGTAAAGCGAAAGCTGAAAAAGAAAACAGCTAAACTGAAAAAACATGAGTAAGAAAGTACTACTCTGTATGTGTGTGTACGATACAGCAGAAAACGATAGGCTGAAATACACCAAGGCTACCTTAAAAGGACTGGAAAGGGAAGCTGATGCAGGACAACCTATGGTTATTGTTGATAATGCCAGCTTTCCTGAAACAGCACAACTGCTGCAACAATGGACAAAACAGTGGAGTCACGTTACACTGGTAAGGCTGGAAGAAAACCTGGGTACTGCTGGTGGACTCAACGAAGGCATTAAACGACTGGAGCCTGAGCAGCATCTGCTGAAGATTGACAACGACGTCATCGTCAACACCCCTGGCTGGATAGAGATGCTGGAGTTTGCAATGGAGAAGATGCCGGAGATAGGAATTTTAGGATGTAAGCGTAAGGACTGCTGGGAGAACCCTAGCCATCCTGACGCCAACTTCCGCAGTCAGCTGGTAATGGTACCACATAAAGCTGGAGAGCCCTGGTACTTTGTCGAATTCGCCAAGCACATCATGGGAACATGTGTGCTGTATAACAGAAGGCTTATTGACAGAATTGGCGGCTTCTACCAATTTGACGTCTATGGCTTTGAAGACAGTTTGTACTGCACGCGCAGCCATGCTGCAGGATTCCGCAATGCCTTTTTGCCTACTATCAATATCGACCACATCGATACTGGTGGTACACTGTATCAAGAAGAGAAGGCAAAGATGGCGGGGAAATACTTAGGCAGATACGCTGAACATGGAAGAGCAATACTACAGGGAGATAGCTACTATTTTGACGTTAATGACAAACCTACAATAGGATGAAGCTACGATTGCTGCCAAACTTTGGCGAAGTGACTTTTGCGCATGCTCTGGAGCTGTATGTGCGATGGATTAGAGACAACAAAGGAGGAATACTTCTTCCATCTCAATGGGCTGACAATCGCTCTATACGCTTAACATTGTAATACGGCAAATACTTTAGCTATGAAGATAAATTTCTACTATAAAAAGGCATGTAGCATAGACTGCTGGGGCTTAGCTAATTGGCAGCTAACTAATGTGCAGATGTATGCAGTATCATTCTTACACGACACATCGATAAGACTTGTACTATGAGGCTCTCTTTTAACGATGATATAGATTGCTGGGGATTGATGAGTACAAAAACTCTTATTTGGCTGTATAATATTCCACAGCATGCCGAAATGTTTGGATTTGATACCTCACTAAGATTCGTACTATGAAACTACAAGGACCTTCATGTTTTGGAATATGGTGCTATCGTAACTCCTCGCATGATTTTTTAACAAGATCGAAAGAAGGAATTCTATATTATAGACTTACGAAAACCTCCAGGTTTTCTTCTTTATCTACAAGACTACTCTACTAATGAGAAACGTATACGATATTAACAACGAATTTGAGCTGCAGCTTTCCAGATACACAGGGGCACCCTATGTAGTGACTTTACAGTGCTGCAGCAACGCCATCTTCCTAGCACTAAAGTGGTGCGTAAAGCAGGAAGAAATACCGATTGGATACGTTGTATCTATTCCCTCTCATACCTATCCCAGTGTACCGTGTGAGATTATACACAACTCTTTACGTGTGCACTTCCTTCCTTCATCGGAGTATCTAACAGGGGAGTACAATCTGGGAGGTACCAGAGTTTGGGATAGCGCCCTGACATTCCGTAAGGGGATGTACGTACCAGGACGTATTCAATGTGTGTCATTTAACGCCCGTAAGCACCTCAAGCTTGCCACAGGAGGAGCAATTCTTACCGATAGCGAGGAATTGTATCAGTGGGCAAGAAAAATGCGATTCAGTGGACGTAACGAGATAGATTACCTTATTGATACACTCACCGAAGTAGGCTATAGGATGTACCTTATCCCAGAGGTAGCAGCCAGTGGATTAAAACTACTGGCAGCACTGCCTGACGATAACCTTGATATTACGCTGAAGTACTTAGATTTGAGCATCCAGCCAGCCTTTAAACCATTCACAGTATGAATCAGTTCGGAATCACTGAAGGCCAATCCCTCATTGAGCAAGCCAAGCTTAACAAGCTGGTAGAGCTGCTGCACACTACTGATAACCTGTCAGGTGCTGTAATAGAAGTCGGTGTCTACATGGGAGGCTCTGCCCTGCTGCTGGCGCAGCACACTACTGATAGGCTCTACCTATTTGATACCTTCGAGGGTATGCCTAACTACACAGAAGGAGTGGATAAGGAGTGGAAAGTAGGCAGCTTTAAAGATGCCAGCTACGAGCATATTAAAGACATGTTTGCAGTATTTCCTAACGTATCTGTGCATAAGGGCATCTTTCCAACCCAAACTGGTAAGTACGTCGAAGATGAAACATTTCGTTTCATCCATCTGGATGTCGATAACTACCAGTCCTACCAGCAGTGTCTGGACCTCTTGTATCCAAAGCTGGTAGAGGGAGGTATCATTGTATTCGATGACTATGGCAGTCCTTGTTGCCCAGGTGCCAAGAAAGCGGTAGACGAATTCTTTGGAGCAGACAGAATCCTTTTCAATAGAACAGCATACATCATCAAATGAAAAACCAGAACATTCTAGTGTTTCCCTGTGGCTCGGAGATAGCCCTGGAGATACACCGCAGCCTGAAATATGCCAAGGATATTACCCTCTTCGGTGACTCTACGGAGCCTAGCAATCCCGGTAAGTATGTCTTTGAAAACTACACCGAGGAGCTACCCTACGTGAAATCTCCTGACTTTATCGAAAGGCTTAATGATTACATTCAGAAATATCATATCGACATGATATTTCCTGCACACGATGACGTGTGTGACGTGCTGGCAAATAACCACGCTGATATCTACGCCAAGGTAATAGGCTCTGCAGCAGAAACGGCAACAATATGCCGTAGCAAGCGGCTTACCTACGAGAAGATGCAAGACATCATTCCAGTACCACAGGTATACGACTTCAGCGTGCAGGAGTTTCCTGTATTTCTCAAGCCTGACAAAGGACAGGGAAGTAAGGGAACCTTCATTGCACACAACGAAGAAGACTTAACGTATCGTACTTCTGATGGCGCTGACTGGGACTATCTGGTACTGGAATATCTACCCGGGGAAGAATATACTATCGACTGCTTTACCGATGCAGCAGGGGAGTTGCGCTTTGCCAAAGGCAGACGCCGCAATCGCATCCTCAATGGCATCTCCAGCGACACCTTTACTGTAGATAATCCTGTATTCTGGGAGTACGCTGAAAAGATTAATGCTACTCTGGAACTGTGGGGAGCATGGTTTTTCCAGCTTAAGCGCAGCAAGAAAGGGGTGCTCACCCTTATGGAGATAGCACCACGTATCGCTGGCAGCATGGCGCTGCACCGCAACCTGGGAGTAAACTTCGGACTGCTATCCGTCTATACCAGGCTAGGTATGGACGTAGAAATCAAGCCCAACACCTTCAACATCCGTATGGATAGGTATATTGCCAGCCGATTCCATACCGACGTCGAATACGATATAGTATATGTAGACCTGGACGATACCCTCATCGTACGCGATAGAGTGAATACCCAGTTGGTTTCCTTCCTGTATCAATGTATCAACGAAGGCAAGGAGCTGGTATTGTTAACGCGCAATGGCGCGCCGATAGAAAAACTACAGCAGTATAGGCTAGGTGGTATCTTCAACAGAGGCATCGCCGTACCGCCTGATAAGAGTAAAGCAGACTTTGTTACAGGCAGGGCGATATTTATCGATGACAGCTTCTCGGAGCGTGCATCGGTACAGCATCTGTGTCCTGTCTTTAACGTATCGGAAGTAGAATGTTTAATAAAATAATCTAATATGTGGATGGTTTTTGATAGCCGTGCTATGGCTTTAGCGTTCGATAAAAACCTCATCAAAGTTGAAGATGGTGTTGTTACTAAAGTTGATATGAACGACATCGATGAAGACTATGAGCGTATGCTTCTTACTATTGAAGAAAGCTACAAGGAAGCTGCTGAAATAGTAAATGGGGGCTCTTATGGAGATGGCTGTTGTATCGCTGAAGATACGCCAGAAGGATGCTACCTACGCCTAGATATAATGGAATATCGCATACTTGAAGACGAAAATGGAAATCCTGATGCAGTTGAATTTATTAGATGGCCTAAGAAATTAAATAACTAAACTCAAATCAATCGCAATGAAAAAGCGACGCTGGACAACCCAGGATATTTACGAAGCCAAGAGGCTCTGGGACTCTCACAAAAGCTTGTCCGTTATAGGCAGGCAGCTCAATCGTACGCCAGCTGCAGTGTATAATGTGCTGTGGCGCATCAAAACGGGAAGGCTCACCATCAAAGTCGTTGACGATAAACCCATCGTCGAAGCAGGTGAAAAGCCTAAAAACGCAGTAATCTATGCTACGCCAGACACCAAGCAGACATTCACTGTATCCTTTCCTTACCCGGTATCTCTTACCGGCACCGTCGTCTACGGTAATACCGTGACGGTGGAAGTGCAAAAGAAGTAACTATTTATTAACAACCAAACCTAAATGACCATGTGCGGCCAAGTAAGACAGGCACGCGCAGAAGTCAGGCCAGGAATGGTGCTTACCGTACTTCATGCTGATGGTACTTACCGACAACATGAGTGGGGGTTTATCTCCCGAGGCCAGCGTATTTCAAATGCTCGCGAAGAAGAGCTAGTCGAGACGTGGGGGAACAGGAGGGAGAGGGTAAGCATCGAACTGGATGGCTTCTACGAGCGTGCAAAGGACGGCAGCTGGGTGTATTTCGATACACCTATCGTTGCCAAGGGCATCATGGTAGGTGACAACGTATTGATTGTCACCACCAATGCCAACAACATCGTTAAAAGAGTGCACTCACGCATGCCGATGGCACTAACGTGAGTGCCTTGTTTTATTGTTTTACATTTTTTAACTTCTTAAATTTGTTTTCTTATGTCTAACTCGAAAGCTTTCGACGCCGCCCTGGAACAAGGGCAACTGATTGTCCGCAAAATGTGGTACAACCCCAATGCGAAACAGAACAAGATTACCATCCAATTCGCAGGAAGGACGAATCGCAAGGACATCCCAAAGGAATTCTTCACCAGCGACCGCGCAAAGACGGGTAACGCTTTGGTGCGCATCGCCAGCGGCATTCCCGATGGGGCTTTCAACTTTACCGTATTGGCAAGCTGGAACCTGGATACGCTGTGCGACCGCTACAGCTTCTCCGACAAGTTCCTCACCAGCCTGATGGATTCCAGCCGCGACAACGCCATGGATTTTACGGGTACCGATGAAATCATCTCCGCTACCGACCTGTACGGCGTCGACGTAGCTGCCTGCATCGAAAGGTGCACCGTTGCCAACGAACGCACGCTGTCTCCCCAGGAGCCCGTACAGGCACCGGACGGCACCAACGTCGTGGAATTTGATGGCAAGCCGGTTTACCAGCACACCTGGCTGGAAGAAGGAACTTCCGTGAAGTTCCTCTTCAGCGGCCACAAGACGGTGAATCCGAGCCTGCAACAGCCTGCTGCTAAGGCAACTGCCGAAGCTCCTGCTGTACAAGAAGTCGCATCGCTCGAAAAGCTGGGCTTCTAGTCCGACAAAGAAGGGTGCTAGTCTAAGGGCTGGCACCCTTCTATTTTCTCACTAGCTAACATTTTATGAGAACATGGCAACTGTTAACAATCGTATTTCTGAGCACTTCCTACAATCACCCTGAAACCCTGTATAAGGCATCGCTTCCTGAAGTGATTGTCACTGCAAAGAGGGAAGTGCCTTTACAGTTAAGAAAAGAATGGCTACTGCTGGCAAGACTGGTAGCAGCAGAGTCTGGAAATCAGCCCTTCGATGGGCAACACGCTGTGGCAGACGTCGTCTTACATACAGCAAACGACAAGGGATGGAGCATCACCAGGACTATCTATGACAAGGGACGGTTTGATGGCATCTACTCCAAGAATTTCTTCAGAGAACCTAGTGAAAGCTGTAAGGAAGCAGCACGGCTGGCAATACTAGGCAAGCATATTCTACCGGAGAATGTGCTATATTTTCACAATCCAGTCATCAGTACTGACACCAAATGGGTGCAATACATTTCACAATTTGCTTACAAGCAGATAGGCGACCACCTATTTTGCTATAAACCTTAAACGATGATTTCCATAAACGACATGAAAAGGATTTCATTCCTGCTCATCAGCCTCATTGTGCTGGCAGGGATGTGCGGTAATTACGCAGGCAAAAAGCGTGCTGAATGGCATTATAATGCTAGTGCCAAAGCACAAGCGAAAGAGGAGCAGGCATTTAAAGCAGGATGGGTGAAGGGTACACAGATACCTGATAACGCGGATGCTACCATGCAGGAGCTGTACCAGGCTGATAGCTTGGCATACTTTTCTGGAAATTGACAAATTTGTAAAGAAATGGAAACGAAAAGTCCAGCTTTCCAGCTTTGGGATGGAGATATGCTTGTAGAGTATGTACCTGAAGAAATAATTAGCAAAACAGATATTGAAAAGATACCTTCTCCGCCAGCATTTCTTAACAACAAAGAATTCAGGTGGATACATTCATCTCAAAACATCTGTCAGTTTACATACAAAGGTATTACGTACTTAACAGTAAGAGACTCCTTAATAGACGATGACAGAGAGGGTTGGTTAAAAGCACTAATGTACCGAGCAGCACTTATCTCTAATAGACTTCCTGTGACATTCTACGAAGGCTACGTAGGTAGTACTTATCTATGCGTAGTAAGAATAGGATAAACCTAAAGCAATGAGACTTCGACATAATACTGCATACTACTACCACTTTCTAAGTAGGGTACTTGACAGGTCAGGAATTATTGGAGGGCTAGGCATCTCCCCGCCGGTACTAGCTATTTCTATCCGTTTGTTTGTCTGATTGATGGGGAAGGGCAGCGAGCGCGAGGGGTTCGCTGCCTACTTTAAATTTGCTACTATGAAAATCTACACAACTATGTTTTGGAGGTTATATGGATGTGGCTATCTAGCACAGCTTCGACAGCTAACCCTATCTTGCGCAGTTCAAGCTAAAGGTAAATCAGCAAGACTAATACTATGAAACTAATATACGGTGTAGCACATACCTGGAATACCAGGCACAGACTTTATGGATACTTCGTTGCACTCGATTGGCAATCTGAAGCTGATGTATCTGCCGAATCCTCAAGACTTATACTATGAAACTATCTGGTACATTTATAGGGCTGGGTGCAGGCAGCAAACCTTGGTACAATCCCCTGATGGCTATTTCAGCACCACTTTCATTCTCTCTCTTTCCTAGATGCTCAAGACTTATACTATGAAACTTATACTTGCCGTCGAACACAGCTGTACTCTCTATAAATATAAGCTGCATGGATACTTTGGCGTATTTCCTATGACAATAGATGACCACAGCGAAACTATAAGACTTATACTATGAGAATCTACACCTGCATCAGACATGGATATAACTATGTACATGACTCCACGCAAATGTGTGTCAGGGTTGTCGTATATCCATCAACACAATCAATCTTTCGCTCAAGAAGTATAAGGCTAATACTATGAAACTATTCATCATATGCGCTTTAGGAAGCTGCTTCTATGAGCGATATCCTACGTTTTGTGTAGATACTTGGTATGAGCTTACTACTAGTTTTAGATGCGAGGACACCTCAACAAGACTTATACTATGAAACTGCTATATGGTATAGCACATAACAAATACTGCTCGTACAGGCTATATGGATACTTTGTTTCGCTTGATTGGCAATCTGAAACTGATATATCTATCGAATCCTCAAGGCTATTACTATGAAACTATACTTCATTAATGCAATAGGAAGAAACTGTCACTTACTCAATTTAGACTTTTCAGCAACTCCCGATAGCAAAGTATCGTACATAATACAGCAATGGAATAACTCAGCAGAATTTGAATTTCCAGATACATCGTCAAGGCTAATATTATGATAAGGTTCGTCAGCAACAAGCAGCATTCCCTACCCTTTGAAACTGCTTCAGTACAGGATGTTCTATACTATATGCAAATCACCGACTGCTATGGCGTAGATACAGAAACTACAGGAGAATGGAATGGAAAGAATCAAATCCTGTCTCTGCAAATAGGCGATAATAACGTACAGTACGTCATAGACTGGTTTAGCCTTGACAGAGCTGAAAAGGATAGCATCCTCACTGAAATGTCCAGTCCTGCTACTACTAAAATACTGCAGAACGCCAAGTTCGACATGAAATTCTTCTTTCAGGAAGGATACTATCTGCGTAATATCTACGACGTCATGGTAGCAGAATGCCTCATCCATGCCGGTAAAGATATGCCTGAAGGCAGCTATACGCTGGCAACGATGGCGAAGAAGTACGCCAATATGGAATTGGATAAAACTATTCGTGGCGTCATCCATAGGGAAGGGCTTACAGAGAGGGTGATTAAGTACGCCGCCCAGGATGTAGAATGTCTACCCAGTATCATGTATCACCAGGTAGATGCCTTACAGCAGATGGGTATGGCTAGTGATGATACACAGGATGAGCTCACCGTGCTAGGCATAGAAAACAGGGCATGTCTATGCTTGGGACTTATGGAGTACAATGGCGTTAAGCTGCACACCGAGAAGTGGAGTACTATTACAGCAGCCTTAGCAGAAGAGCTTATCAAGCTAGAACATAGGCTTGATGAAGTTATAGTGCAGTATCCTCTTTTCGATGGCATTGGAAAACGCCAGACTAACATGTTTGCTCCTATGAATACAGGAATAAATTGGGCTAGCCCACAGCAGAAACTACAGCTGTTACAGCGAATTAATCCACTAATACAAGATACTTCAGAGCAGTCTCTCAACAGGTTTAAGAAGGAACATCCTATTATACCCTTGATGCAGGAGTATATAAAAACACTGAAGTTGTACTCTGGCTTCGCTTTACCGTTACCTAAAGCAATCAATCCTATAACAGGAAGGATACACACCAGCTTCTGGCAAAACCTCAAGTCGGGAAGGATTAGTGCCGGAAGTAAATCAAAGAAAGACGAGACAGGAAAGAAGAAAAAGGATTTTACTAAGCCTAACCTCTTACAGATACCAAGCCGCACAGAGATAGGCAAGCAAATACGGTCTTGCTTTATCCCTGAAGAAGGCTGGAAAATAGTAGGTGGTGATATCTCTGGAGCAGAATTAAGGATACTAGCGGAGGCTAGCCAGGATGAAGTATGGCTGTCTGCCTTCAGAGAAGGTAAAGACTTACACGGGGAGTTGTGTGCCCGTACCTTCAACATTCCAATAGAAGACGTAAAGAAGAAGTCTCCCTATGGTGGTGAAAGCTATAGAGGAGTCCAAAAAACACTGAATTTTGGAATTTCCTACGGCATGGGTCCAAAGAAGCTGGCAAGCAAACTGGAGATTAGCCAGCAGCAGGCTGCTGAAATCATAGAAAACTTTCTTAGCAGTGTACCTACATTAAGAAACTTTCTGGACAGGATAAGTAATTATGCTGTCAACGCAAAGAAGGCAATTACTTTACCTCCATATCGAAGAGTAAGATGGCTGCCATGGACAGACTTCTCAGAGAGAGGAGAAGCAGAACGTAGTGGGCGCAATCATGTACCGCAAGGCACCAACGCAGACTGGATGAAATGTATACTAGGTAAAATCTACTACTACTTAATAGAGAATAGCTTGCAGTACAACATCAAACCAATCTTACCTATCCATGACGAAGTCGCCTCGGAATGTAAAGAAGAGCTTGCAGGACAATGGAAAGAGAAACTGCAGCAAATCATGATAGAGTCGGGAGAAATTATCATTAAATCAATACCAGTAGTCGTAGATTGCAAGATAGCCGACTGCTGGGAAAAGTAACGCTATGAACTTATCGATAGATGCTTTTGGACACTGCTTTGGTAGTATAGTATATTTCCACCGCTATAGTCTATACGACTGGAACCCAAACATAATACACAAGAGATTCATCGGACAAAGACTAATGCTATGATACTATATAAAATCACACGCCTTGGCCAGTGTATCGAGAATACTCGCATATTTATCATTGAAAACGGCCCCCAGATGGCACCTATGGCAAGGCATCATAATTGGAGCATAGACAAAGAAAGCAAGTTTTGGACTACAAGAATAGTACTATGAGGATACTTACAGATGTTTGCGGACATAGCATTGAAAGCATATTTCATTTTGGCTATCGAAACATACTTTATGGCTGGCCACCTAATACAACATCTCGTAGATATATGGGTACAAGAATACTACTATGATACTCTCTATATATCGCCCTAACCGAAATGGCTATTGTAGCTACCGCACTATCGTTTCTATGTGGTATACTTCAGAGCTTGACTTCCTAGACTTTAGTACTATGCCACTTTACAATAGAGATAACGCCTCACTAAGACTAATACTATGATACTATATAAAATGGATGATGTAGGATTCTGCTATGGAACTGAAATACATCAAGTGAAACAATGCGTATGGACATGGGGAATAATCTGGTTTGATACTATGAGGATACCTGAAGACTCAATAAGACTAATACTATGAAAATCACTATGTATAAATACGGAGGAGAGTATTACTTAGAGAGAGCAGCATACATAGAAATACCTTTCTTTATACCAGTAATTTACTACCACGGCTTTCTCTATAACTCAAGCAGATTACTACTATGATAATTCGCTTGCTTAGTCGTGGCGCAGACTACTATAGTCACGTATGGGAATACGACAACTACAGATGCCCTTTCTTGTTTAGCTGCGATGCTAATGCTCAACTTTTCTTTCGTACTAATAGATTACTACTATGATATTCAATCAAGAAGAAGCTAATCGCCGCAAGGCTGTCCTACAGGAAGAAGCCTACAACCAAAGCCAGCAGCACAACGACTTGCTGTTGCTATGGGCTACCGGGGTAGGAAAAGCACGCGCTGCAGGGCTATGTATGCAGGATAAGGTTACACTTATCGTACACCATCAGCTGGTACATAAGCAGAACTGGATTGCTGACTTGGAAAAGCATGGCTTCAGCACGGATGTAGTATTCTGTACCTATGCCGGTATCGACAAGGAAGCAGGAAACAACTATGATATCGTCATTTTTGACGAGTGTCACCACCTAACACAGCGTAGCATCAAATACGCCAGGCAGATTGCTACCAACAGGCGCCTGTATCTTTCTGCTACCGTGCCTACCGAGAAGATGCTGCTCCTCAAGCAGCTGTCTCCTGACTTGAAGATGTTCAGAGTAGGGCTCGCCGAAGCTATCCGTAAAGGTATCCTGCCACAGCCCCGTATCTTTGTCAAGCGACTGAAGCTGGATACTACTACTACCGACTTGACGTACATCAAGGGTGCCAAGGGAAATCCTGTGGAGCATACCAACTTTACCAGCTACTGGAACAGCCTGCGCTATCAGGCCCGCAAAGTACAGTACCACATCAGCTGCACACAGGCGCAATACTACCAACTGCTTACCGACGAGATGGAATGGTGGAAGTCAAAGTACTTCACTGATAACGCCAAGATGTTTACAGAATCTGAAGGCATCGCTAATGACTCTTCACGTAAATTCTTTGTTGCAGAATGGTACAGGCAGAATGAATGGGTAAAGAATCGGTGGCGCCAGCTAGGCAGCCAGCGTAAGCGCTTCATGGGGGACTGCAAAGCCGCCCATGTAGCATCGGTACTACGTCAGGAAACTTCCCGCTGCCTGGTATTTGCTTCCTCTATCGAGCAGTGTGACGCTATGGCAGGAACACACGTTAGCGTACACAGCAAAAGCAAGAAGGACAACACCGACTTGGTGCGGCAGTTTAACGAAGGGGAAGTGAATAGGCTGTACGCTGTCTCTATGCTGAATGAAGGAATGAATCTGGCTAACCTGGAGAAAATCTTCATGGTGCAGCTGGATGGAAGTAAGCTGATGACGATACAGAAACTAGGCAGGAGCCTGCGTGGCGAGGAGCCAGAGATTTATTGCTATGTACTATCCGACACCAGGGATGAAGACTACTTGCATGATTTCTTAGGAGAACTGGACGATGAATTCTGTACCTACCTGCCATGAAACTATCACAACGCCCAGAAGTAGGATTTTACCACTATACTGACGCCTTTGCACCATACTTCTCGTATGTACTTAACTATTGGCACAGTGCATTTGTTGACACATCTACAAGATTATACCTATGAGACTATACGAACGATACGAAGTAGGGGAAAGCTATGCTTCCCTCATCGAATTTGATAGCATGTTTTCAAAAATATCTATTGCAATAATATTTCTGGATAGCTCGACAAGGCTTATCTTATGAAGGTAAACCCTACCTTACTGAAAACTATAGAGCAGTCAGGGCTCCCCGTCGAGGAAGCCCTGCTGTTCTGCGCCGCTGCCGAAATGCAGCAATACGGCACACTGGACTGGCTGGTAATAAACTCTGGCATCATCAGTCCCGACAATGAATATAAGTATCGCATCAACCTGTGCTTTCATGACGCCGAAACAGATACGATAGCGTTACGCTATCCTCTGTTTATCATCGAAAACCAGGGAAACTACGCAGACTTCATGAAGCTGCTGGCAACCAGAGGCATACGGCATAATGGCCATCCTAATAATCCCAGAGACTATAGCATTGTAGGCTCTGGTGATGAAGATGCTTTTGCTGCCCTGCAACAGAAGATTAAGAATCTGGACATCGAGAGGCTGGCAACGGTAACGGTAAGCTACTACGCTAACACGACATACGCTAAGAAACTTGCAGACTTTCTAACGGGCATAGCACCCGCTATGTATGCTACCTTTGAAGAGAATAAATCAGGAATGATATGAAACTATTTTGCGCCTTTGTTTCTAGTGCGTTTAACTACAGCGAAACAGATGTATGTGAAGACGACATCATAGGATTATTCTACGAGAACTACGACTTTGGATTTAACATTACGCCGATTACGCCGAGGCTAATACTATGAAACTATTATTCCGCTGGACATCATACTGCTACTTTGACAGCATGGATGAAATACTAACACTTCAGCTTATAGGTGGAGCTATAGCTATAGAGTATTCCCTAGACGATAAGAATAAATCAATAAGGCTGATACTATGAAACTACCACCTTACTTCGAGCTTGCCTTGTGGTATACCTATGGCGAAGATGTAAATAAACTATCAATAGAACACCAATGGTATCTCCTAGGACATCATCCTACTTATTACTGGAGAATTCTTCACGGTAACGCACCATCAATACGACTTATATTATGAAACTAAATCGCTTCGCACAGCTATCCTGGTCATGGTATCATTCAGCGCGGACTATCGATAGAGCACCTCTGATTAGCTATACAAACCGCATACTTTCAATGGAAGGAGGTTCACACCGGCTTATACTATGAAACTACTACTCCAGGGACGGGTATCCAGCACCTTTTTCTATACACAAATGTATCTTGAATCTACTTCACTGTGTAAGTATATACTATATACGAGTTCGTTAGAATTTAGTACATCATACAGACTATGCCTATGAGTAGAATGCTGGATAAAATAAAACACAACAGAGAGCTTTTCCTGGCAGGGAAACTGCGATGTATTCCCTTCAGAAACGCACCACGACTTACTAGCTACTTTCCCGGCATCATCAAAGGTATGTTAGACTGCATATCTTCCAACTCAAGTGTTGGGAAGACGACGATAGCAAAACAACTATACGTCATTAATGCTATAGACTTTGCTATCGAGAATAACTTAGACCTGAAAATTTTGTATTTTGCATTGGAAGAAAGTGAGGAGCAATTCGACTATACGCTATACTCTGCACTAGCCTATCGCTTGGCAGCAGTACGCCTGAATATCAGGGAATTTGAAAGCTTTACTGAAGCTATCGACGAAGAGTACCTGACTATTCTGGAGCAGCACCGTGTCGACGACATGTTTGAGCAGTATAAGGCTTATATCAACGTCGACGATAGAACGTATAAGTCTTTTGGTATCTACGATACCATTCGTGAATTTGCCTTTAGTCGTGGCGACATATTCATGAATGGCAAACCCGCTACCGATGTAAAGCATTGGAATGCTTATGTCCCTCACAATCCTGAAGAATTCATCATTACTGTCGTAGACCACGTAGGAGAATTAATGCCCGATGATAAAGAAGTGACGCTAGATTCAGCAATAGAGAATATGACGCGCTACCTGCGAAGCTATGTTACCAAGCGCTTTAACTACAACTGCTTAGTAATACACCAACAGATGGCCGCTAAGGAAGACATAGAGCATAAGAAGGAAAACTATACCAGAGTTTCATTACAGGGATTGGGTGATAACAAAAAGGTAGGCAGACGCTATATGAATATCCTTGGCATTAATGACCCTAGCCGCTATGGATATAAAGTCTACCCAGATGAAAATGGATATCAGCTAAGTATGCTAAGCTCCTACTTTAGGACGATAAATATCGTTAAGCAGCGCTATGGCCCTGTAAATAAAGAAATTGGGCTGTTTTTTGACGGAAAAACTGGATACATTAAAGAGCTGCCACTGCCAAACGACACAGAGAATATGCTTAGAGTCTATGATAAAGTAAAACAGTATGATAACACTCCCTGATGCACCACAAGGTGTAACAAAAACAAATCCCGGCAAGCTCCTCATCTTCTCGGCACCCAAGGTAGGTAAGACAACGGTTGTCTCCCACCTGCCCAACCACCTGATTATCGCTACAGAAGACGGCTCTGGATTCAATAGCGATGAAGTCGTCGTCGATGTACGCAAGATAGCACTGGAAGAGAAAACTACTTCCTCTGGTGCTATGAAGCTCATCATCGAAGCGCTGCGTGCCCGCTATGAGCAAGGAAAGCAGTATGACTACATCATTCTGGATACAGCTACAGCGATGGAAGATATCGCCAATGAGATTGCGTGCAGCATGTACCAACGTACCGACATGGGCAAAGGCTGGACGGGTAACGACATCACACAGCTGCCCCGAGGTGCAGGCTACGGCTACCTTCGGGAAGCCTACATGCTCCTGTACAACAAAATCAGTCCGTTTGCAAAGAAGTGCCTGATACTGCTGGCACATATCAAGCGCAGCAGCATCACCAAAGGCGGCGAAGAGCTTGCCGCTACGGACGTAGAATTAACCGGCAAGCTGAAAATATTGGTATGCGCAGACATGGACGCTATTGGCTACCTCTACCCTAAAGAAAACAAACGCATCCTTTCTTTCAAGACGAGTGAAACAGATTTAGCAACAGGCAGCAGACTACGCAGACTTAGCGGACAGGAATTTATTATTAGCGAGGACGACGGTACGAAGGTTATTACACATTGGGATAAAATATTTATTTAACAAATGAAGGAAATCACAAAAAGTTATCTTGTGGGGCTCTATGACTTGGGCCTCACTAAGAGCGAGATGAAAGAACGTATCCACGTTGACTTTCACACTACTGTAACCACCAAGCGGCTGGAGAAAGCACTGGCCAGCTTCGGACTGGACTTGCGCCGTAAGCCCCAACGTACCGACGTCGTCTTTGTAGACGACACTCCTAGTGACGATAACACTGGCGTCGCCATTAGAGAAGGGTACACCCTTGCTACTGACGCTAAAGGATTTAGCGCCAATGTAGCAGAAGTCTTCGCCGGTGCTAACCATGACGATGACACATTTTGATTAACTTTTTTTAACGACTAAAAACTGCAGTTTTATGTCAATGTATGGAGAACTTGATAAGTTGCCCCCGGTACTAGTTGGGGGTGTAAACACAAACCTGCTTTTGCGTATTTCGCTGGAAGATGTTAGCCGCGACAAATTCATTCCGCCCTATCAGGGCCCTGGCGTTGTTGTACGCGTGTTTCGTAAGGATGATGCAGGAGAGGAAAGTGCTACGGCAGTCGTCGATAGCATCATTCCGGTGCGTAAGGAAGACGTGAAGAATTTCGACAACGAAACGCTGGATGAAGCGGTAGCACGGCGTACCCGTGAAGTGTCGACGCGCATCTCTCACTATCTGGAAGCTTATGGCGTTACCCGCGAGCAGATTGCTGGCGTCGGCAGGGCTGATAGCTTCGAAGACTGGTGTAAGAAAGTGCTGGCGCTGCTGCCCGAAGACTATAGCGATACCCCTGTCGAGATGATTCTGGTGTACCTTTCCAATGGTACACTTTGGACGCCCCGATACCTCAAGGGTAAAGGCTATGGCCCCTTCGTTAGCAGCAAACATGGTACGCTGCGGGTGCTCAACAAGCACAACGTGGTACCTGTACAGCGTGCCGATGAGCCTTCTGGTGACGCAGCTACCCCGGCAACACCGTGGTAAATTGAAATGGTTTTGTGGACAACTGTCTAGTGGCAGAGGGGCAGAAATATTCTGCTCCTTTGCTGCTTTTTAACAATTTGTATTTTGCCGTTTTACTATAATAGGATTATCTTGTAAGCTCGTTCTCGTCATTAGTCCAGCGATTAAACCCCCTATTATGTATGGTGAAATAACTGTTACCTACCAGGACATTTGGCAGCACATCAACCAACTGGAGGTATGGAGGGACATCCTTCACCCATCGATACAGCTGTACCAGCTAACCACCAATCCCTTCAGGCCCGACAAATTCCCTAACTGCCACCTTCGAGAATGGAAGGGACTAATTCTGCTTACCGACTTTGCCTATCCACGCTATAACAAATATACCTGCGTCCATGCTGTTGCCGACATCTACAGCTGCAGCCTTACGCAGGCAGCACAAAAGCTCTATAGCATCTACGTGCTGAAAGAATACAGGTTAGGGCAAGCACAGCCTACAGTCCTATCCAATATAAGAGCACCACATGAAGGCAAAGGAGTAGTACACTTCGTGCCCTTCACCAAGGACGGCAAAGCGACATATACAGAGCTGGATAAAGCATATTGGACAAAACGCTTTGTATCATCAGCGCAGCTACACAAACTAAATGTGTATTCTGTACAGCAATATTGGTTAGGTTCCGCCATTCATTATCCCATCCATCCTGCCTACGCCTACTATTTCCCCCAAACCGCACACACTAAGATTTACATCCCTGCCGAAAAGAAATTCTTTGGCACCGCTACATCAGAAGATATATGGAAAGTCGACAGAGGCAGTAATGTGTGCCTACTTAGCAAGTCGGCAAAAGATGTATTAGTATTAGAAAACCTGGTAGCAGACTTTGATATACATGCCTTCCAATCTGAAGGGGTAGTGCCAGACTTGACGCCTTATAATGATTATGATAGGATAATTATATTCTACGACAATGACGCTCCCGGCATAGAGAAAAGTAAAAACCTGCTGCAACTACTGCCTAATGCAGTAGAGATTTCCCTTCCCCTACATCTGAATGTTAAAGACCCCGACGAGTTGATAGTAAAGTATGGCTATGATTTTGCCTATGAAACAGTGCAAAAACTAATATACGATGCAACTACCCAGACACATGCACCCATCATGGTGGGAGCACCTGGAATACACCAGCCCGATACTGGACTGGATATATAAAAGGCTGACCAATTCTCCTTCTCTTTGCCCTGGTGACGGTAACGTCTTCAGGGCTTTTTCATTGCCGTTGCAGCAGGTTAGAGTAATCATGCTGGGGCAAGACCCCTATCCTACACTTGCTGACGCTAAGGGAGTAGCCTTTGCTGTAGAGAAGGAAAGGCTTTACAAAGACTATCCCTTTTCCCTGAAAATACTATCCGACGCTGTAACAGATGATGCCGACAGCAACTTCGACCCTACCTTGCAGATGTGGATGAATCAAGGTGTGCTGCTACTAAATGCTGCACTCACCTGCCGCGTTAAGGAGCCTCGTAGCCATGAAGATTTATGGCGCCCCTTTATGGTAGAAGTATTCAAGCTGCTAAACAGACAAGACAAGCTAATCTTTGTCTTCTTTGGCAAAGTCGCTGAAGAGCTTGCTGCTTTCATCGATGACACCAAGCACGTCGTCATTACGTGCCCGCACCCTGCAGCACTTGCTTATGGCAATAAGATAGACAAGGCTGTATTCAAAAGTACCTTCGAGCAGGTAGCTGCACAGTATGAACAGCTGTATAGCAGTAAGCTCCACTGGGTGCTTCCCTTCTAAGGCAATTTTTGCATGCATAATATTCGTTTAACGTTAAACCTATGAGTAATGAAAAGACTCGTAACCGTCCTGCAGACGCAGGGCAACAATTTTTCTGTCGAGAGTGAAGCCCAGCAATGGGGAGTACTCCGTACTGAGCTCGAAGACAGAGGTGCTAACATGAGGGACAAGACGGTGCTGATTTCAGGGTTGAACTTGAATATCCAGCACGATGAAGCCCAGCTGCCTGCTGGTAACTTCGTCCTCGTTGTCGCTCCCGCCAAGTTCAAGGCTGCTGCTATGGGCTACAAAGAGCTCAAAGCACAGCTGAAGGAGTGGTACGCCACCTATCCGTGGGTACGTAGCATTATCGGCAACTATACGCAAAGCTCTACTGTGGAGCTGCAGCGTAAGTACGATGCTGCACGTCATGCTTTGGCTGTAAAGGGTGATGAAGCCCCTTCGGAGACTCCTTCAGGGGTACTCACGCTGGAGCAGCGCCTGCTCGCAGTAGAAATCCAGCTGCAGATGCGCAATGACGCCAACGCAGAGGCATTCGATGCCTACTTCACCGAGAAGTATGCTGCGATTAAGTAATCAAGAGGGAGAGGTTTGCACCTCTCCCCTTTTAACTTACTCCTATGACACAATTAGAGAAACTAGCACACGCTATCGAGCTGCGGCGGCATCTGGATGCACTACAGCTGATATGGGAAGTCCGTAGAGGTAAACTTACTGCAGTATCTGTGAGACAACTGATTGAAGCACGCAGAAATCATACTGCCGATATGGCGTACCAGCTTTATACTATTTTTACCAAGATGTGGGGAGACGACTGGGACGTAGTACATAACAAGTATGTCGTGCATCTGTACAGCCAGATAGAAATAACAACGACAACGCGCTTAAAGCACACTTCCCACGAGGTGTTTTTCGCGCTATCTATTGATAATCTAATAGCAGGTGCTGTCGTTCCTACATTTGCAAAGACAGCATTTACTATAGATGAAGTGCCTTACTGGTACATCCATAGCCACATTAGTGTATACTCTACTCCTGTAAACTTTAGGGCTTCAGCGTGCTTTGGAAATATCTTTAGACATAGTGACTTAGGTTTCTACGAAAAGATAGAGGCTATCATCGCTATTCTTCCACAGTATCTGGCCATCGAATCGGTAGGAACACATCCTTATTACTATGTACACGAGATGACAGCAAACAGGAGAAATTTCTGGTTTGCTTCCCTGCGCTGTCCTATAACACCACTAACAATACGCTATAGCGTTAACGGCAATGGCGTCATTGAGGCATCTGTACAAGATGACGCTGCCCTGGATAGCTGGCTTGCCAAAGAGCCCTATGTTAACAGGCTGTATCAGTCTGGAGATTCGCTGTACTACAAGGAGAGAGACAATCTTCCGCACATCCCTCGTAACTGGCACGTGCCCTATCTGGGAAAGTTATACAGAGTACGTATCCTCGATGAATACCAGCTTACTATTATTCCACCACTCATAAAACAGTTAACAATCAATGAGCTCAACAAAAGAATTACCCTTGAATTGGCTACCAAGCAACGACAAGAAATTTATTCTGGAACTAACACAGAAAGCCTCAATGCAGATACTAACAGCGTGCTCACTGCTATCGGATAGAGAATGGGCAGGAGTGCTCATCTATCGCGTACAGAAAGATAACACACAGCTGCTGCACATACTGGTAGAGCACATGTGCTTTATGGATATAGGCTCTACTGCCAATACCAACTTCAACTGGAATAGTTTCCTGGGTGATGCCAACCTGGCTGACTACCTGGTACAGCATTTCCAGCCTGCCGACATCGTCAACCTCAAGCTAGGTGCCGTACATAGCCACCACAGCATGAGCGTGTGGCATTCTGACACTGACATCAATGAGATAGTCGAAAACTCACGCCATATAGACGTTTACTTCTCGCTGGTTGTTGGCAACGATGGCAGCATGGTATGCAAAGTAGGCAGGGTAGCGCAATTTACTCAAGGCAAGGTACGTGGATTAAGTACTTCACACGCTATCAAAGGCACTTCAATGGAGTGTGTGCTGCTCTCCGACGCCGAAGTACTAGGGCCCGTCCTGCTGGATGAAGAGATAGAAACGCGTATCGAGTCTATTCAGAAAGCAAAAGCCAAGCAGCAGAAAAAAGCAGCTGCTCCTAAATGGGCAACACAGACATATCAACCTAAGCAGCTACAGCTGGAACTTCCTAAAGAAGAGGATAGCATCCTCTCTATTGAGGATGTCAATCAGTATATCGCTGAAACACTGCGGGAAGGCGAATTTCCCAATGCCGATGGATTGCTTACGTATTTCTTCGGTGTTACAGAAGTGCTGCTGCCTGACGAACGTACAGAAGTATTGCAGAATGCACATCTTTTGTTGCAAGGTGCTACTGATGATGGCGCTGTTCTACTACTGGACTCTATTGCTAACGAATTAAACCAATCAGTATATGGCCAATTTTCAAACTGGTATAACGACTAGGTTTGCCGCCGCCCCCTGGATTGACACCCACCTGGATATTACTATCGTCGGCATTGGTGGTGTCGGTGCTGGCGTAGCACGCCTGCTGGGCATCCAAGGCAACCATACGCTTCAATTAGTAGACTTCGACGTCGTCGAGATACATAACTGTGTACCACAGGGATTCAAGCGTGCCGATGTAGGAAAGCATAAGGTGAAGGCAACAGTGCAGGCTATCAAGGACACTGTCTCCGATAGTAAGGTATCTTCCTTTGCAACTAAATGGGAAGGTGTTGAGCACTTGCTGCAATGCCCTAACATTATCGCATGCCCTGATAATATGGCGTTGCGACATAGGCTATTCAACTACTGGCTGCAGCAGGAAAATAGGCAGTTCTTCATCGATGTAAGGCTGCTGGCTGAAGTATTTGAGATTTACTTCGTGCAGCAAGGAGACGAACAGTGGTATAGCCAGTACCTGTACTCCGATGAAGAAATCGAAGAGGCTCCATGTACCTACCGACAGACAGCGCACATCGCCAGCATCTGCCACGGGCAAGTGGTAAGCATAGTCAACCAGTACTGCAGCGAAGTTCGTGGCAAGCTGCCACGTCGCGTACAATTCTTTGCACCGCTAAACCAGTTTATCAATGAATACGCTGAAGATACCGTACCAGCACCTGTCGTCGATACCGTGCTCTCTCTCTTCCCTGAAGAAGGTGAGGACAGTGCCTATGTCGGCGTTGCTGGACTTATTGCTGCTGCCACAGCCCATGCCGAAAGCCAAGGCTAAGGATATCTACACCAAAGCATGGTACTACATCGAGCAGTGTACCATCTACATGGATGGCATCATCGTTGCAGCACGGCAGGATGATTATACAATTTTGATAAGTGAGGCACTTCGCCATACCGCTTTTGCTACCCAGCTGTTTAACAAGCTGAAATACTTGGACATTAACGCTATCTTTGTAGATTATGTATTTCCATACATTACCGATAGCTTTACAGTCAAGGATTTCAGCAATTCAGCGGAGATAGAAAAGGCGGTATATGAAGCAGCCCAAGAAGTCTACAGTAGAATGTGAGTTTTTTATTCCCGGCAACGTGCCCTCTTCGAAGAACAGCCGTGTGCTGACTTCGGGAGGACACTTTGTTGCAAACAAGCTTACACAGCGATGGAGAAAGAATACAGCGGAGCTGATGAAGGCATTAGCCCCCAAGTTTAGGCGTGCTATTAAGGGTAAGGAAAAACCCTTGAAAATAGGGTTTTTCTTTATCCGAGATAGTAAGAGATTATTCGACTTTAACAATATGACGCAATGCCCACAGGATGCAATGGTATTCCACAAGTGGATACCTGACGATAACATCACAGAGATGGTACCTATCCCACTAGAGATAGACGGGCAATGGTACAGGGTGGATAAAGAAAATGCTGGAGTAATAATCAGGATACTATGAGAATTGGAAGACAAGCTTTCGCTACACTTGAAAAGGCGGGGTACTTTTTCAGAGCAGGATACTTTTATATCAACAGTAAAGATGCAATAAACCGGATGTATGAAGTACAAAAAATGCACTACTGTGATGCCTTTTCTTGCGGTAGAACACAAAGACTAATACTATGATAATCAAACATTGTGCTTTAGGAGGAACCTACTGGACAGAATCATTTGACTTCTATGACTTTGATGAGCATGCCTTTGTGCTTGCTACTATGGGTTATGTGGAGCGTATAGTGAGATTTCATACTGTATCGCAACGACTCTGGCTATGAACCTGATGACAGAATATCCTATAGGAATATCAATATACAGGCTAGGCATCTTATACTATGCTCCCTCACACCGATTCAGAATACACTATGGTATGCACTTTTATAGTGATATGGAAACTACAGTAAGACTAATACTATGAAGATAGGAAAAGAGGAATTTTATCACAGCAAAGGATGCTACCAGAAAGCAGGCTATTGCTTAAGCAGCATTAGACTATCTGGCTACGACGTAGAAACTTTGGTACATGTTGGCGCTATATTTTCAGCTAGAGGCATAAGAATAATACTATGAAACTGTATGAAGCTTGGCATATAATGGGCTATAACTATACGATAGGCATGCAAAACTTTAATGCCGTCTCAATATCAATGGGCTCTCCTAATTACTTTTCAAGGCGTATATCACAAAGGCTAATACTATGAGAATCAAACATTGTGTTTTAGGCGGCACCTACTGGACAGAGCCTTTTGACTTCTATGACGTTGACTGCTTCTGCTTTGTTACTGCTACTACGGGATATATAGAGCGCATTGAACCACTTCATACTGCATCACAAAGACTCTGGCTATGAAGTTAATACGAAATTCTTCAGTACCATTAGGAGGCTCTTGGAATTCTAGCTTAGAAACTTATAGATATCGAGTTGTTCTCGATAACGATATTTATATAACACGACCTGATTGGCATGTATCTATACGGCTATACCTATGAAAGAAATACTGGAATATGAAGCTTCACCGGCTGTCAACCAGACACTGCTGAAGCGTATCATCAACATCGATGACCCCGAGCCAGAACGTGTGCCGGGGAGGAATAAATACATGGAAACAGGAAGCATCGTAGACGCTATCCTGACATTGCCACAAGAGTGGTGGAAAGATAAGTTCCTCATCGTACAGGAAGAAAAGCGCCCTGGTGAGACGATGGATAAAATCATCAATCGTGTCTATCAGCAAGCCAGTAGCGAAGCTAACTTGTATATGCTGCGTGACTTGATTGAAGGTGCTATCGAAGAAGTGCAATACAAAGGTAATGCACACTGGACGATGCAGCAGCGCGTCGATAACGTCATCAAGGAAACTATCAGCTACTGGGATTTCTTGCAAGAGGCTGAAGGCAGAACTATCGTGCTGCAAAAGGAGTGGGACATCTGTTCCCGCATTGCAGAAAACTTCAAGTCTAGCCCCAATACCTATAAGTACTTTGCCGAGGATAACTTTATCCTTCGCGCCAAGTACCAGTTTCCACTGTATGCCACGCTATCAGAAGTGGACTGTAAAGGGCTACTTGACAAATGCCTCTTTAACGAAAGGGATTTTACCATCGAGCCTATCGATTTTAAAGTCACCAGCGCTTCCGTAAGGGAGTGGAAGTATCAGGCACGCAGAAATCGTGCTGACATACAGGCAAGCTTCTATACGGCATTGCTGAAATTCCACTATCCTGAATGGAAAGTACTTCCTTTCACGTTTCTGGTTGGCAGTGCCAATCCTGCTGTATCACCGTATGTATACCCTTGCAGTCCTACCGACTTATACGTTGGAGAGTATGGCGCTACCAGGGTAAAATCAGTGCTGATTAATGAGCAGGACTTTAACATCACCAGGGAAGAGGAGTATATCTATGGGTGGAGGCAGGCACTAGATATCTACAAGGATGCTGTCAGGCTGGGCATTGAAGACTTCGACTTGGATAGCTATTTTAATAATCGCACTAAAATGCTGGAGCTATGGTCATAATCCAAAGAAACTACATCGGCTCTGGTGTTATAGAAGCACAGGGCGATTATGCATTTGGCTATAGTTGGCTAATGTGCCCTATTGGAACCTGGCGTCTGGAATCACTTTCACAAAGACTAACGCTATGAGACTAATTACACAATGGTATCAAATGAGGGAAGCAACAATACTACTGTACGGCTACTATTATCATACCCATAATATTGTATGGAGAATGAGTGAGGCCAGGCTAAATGGTACTATAGCACAAAGACTACTACTATGAAAATAGAGTGCACCATTAGATTTCTAACTGATTATATCAGGCTACATGGAAAATTATCTTGGGATATTTCTACTACAGTATGGATAACTCGATATAATAGAGACGAAACAGCAGTAATAGGAAGAGAAATTTCGCAAAGACTAATACTATGAAGATAGCGCGACTAAGCGGACAGCTGCATTACTATAAAGTACAGCTACCCTTCTATAATAGAACAGTCCACATAATTGCTCCTGCTACCTCATTCCCTGGATTTGTAATGACTCCAGGTGGTAGAAACGATTCTGTATCACAAAGACTAATACTATGAATTTACATCGTCATTACGTTGGTCCAGCTGTTATTTGCTGCTACAAAGAGATGGTTATTCCTACTGCCCAGACTTACTTTCTTTCTCGCTATTACCGGATTACAAGACCTAATGCTGAATTCACTATAAGACTAATACTATGAAACTTTATGTCCCTACACAGGTAAGATTTCTTACTCCCGGCACATTACAGCGTACTGCATTTGTCTTTATGCTTTTTGCTGACCATGCCCAAACTTGCAGACTACTACTATGAAAATACAAGGACAACACTGGATATCGCTATGCCAAAGAGTTACTAAAAATAATAACGCCGTATTAGGTAACTACCTGGAAATCGGCTCGGAAAGCCGCTACATTACTTGTACAGCTCATGTTCCATTCTACGTCGATACTACTCTATTCAGCGACAGTACTATTCGGTTAATTTTGTAACTTGCAGCAAACTTTGCTGCAATGGATGCAAACATCAAAGTACTGACAGAAGCTCTCTCCCGCATAGGGATTAAAGAATTTAGCGGAAAACATTCCAACTCCCCCAGCATCATGCGCTGGCTGCGCTCACTAATGCCTAACGCTGCATCAGATGAAATCAACTGGTGCTCAGCCTTCGTCGCTGACGTAGTGCGTACAGCATTAGACATAGAGCCGGACGTAGATGTGTCAGCACGCTCCTGGCTGCGCTATGGAGAGATTACCACTACTCCCCAGATTGGCGATATCGTCATCTTCTGGAGAGGCTCCCCTGCATCATGGGAAGGACATGTCGCTATCTATATCCGCGAGAATAGCCAGTATGTGTATGTGCTAGGGGGAAACCAATCCAACGCCGTTACTATTGCGCCATACGCCAAATCCAGAGTATTAGGATTTAGGACACACAAAACAGAAGTACCTATATGATTGAAATAGAATTAGGGCGTTTCTATGCGCGTAATAAGACGGCACGATACATACTGCCTATCGTCGATGCGTATAGCAACGAATTTAAATACCAATGGAGAAACGTCAACCCGGGGCTGCTGGCCAGCGCTATCGGTGACGTAAAATACGACAAGGCCAAGGGCAGGCAGGTAGACTACGCGCTATTTATGCTCTATGATATTAATGGCGCCTTTGACGTCAATAGCAGGGAATATAAGGATACCCTGCTGGGAAGGACAATGTTTAATAGCTTTCTTAAATTCTGCCGCAAATACACACACTATATCGACGACTACTACTTCACAGGCTTCCAGCAAGGTAGCAGGATATCACAGCAGCATCTATGCTGCGTCATTACCGCTATACCCAAGCGCTATCATGGTGCCTATGATAATTTTCTAAAAGGTGCCTATTCAAAGATGTTTAGCAGCGATGACTTGCAATCTCTATTCATCACCCCCAAGCGTGCTGACGGAAAGACTAATCCTATATGGAGCATCCTCACCAAAGACAAGGAATACAGAAAGCAATTCGAGGCGGTAGTAAACGAAACATTTAACACTAATGTTACAATAGCAGACGATAGGGAGCTGGACTTTCCCCTTCGCATGGAAGACGAGAAACTAAATTGGGACACTAACCGAGTGTAGATTTTTGCATTCTAGCGGGCTGTAGGGCGTTCTGCCCACAGCCTGCGTTTTTAAATAGCTACTATGACTGTAGGAATATACGAACCTGGAGGATTCACCGCCTCAAGTTACTACCGCAGCTTTGGGCCACTACATGCCATCAAAGACTTGCGTATCGTCGAGCTGCCTCGTGCTATGAGTGTGAATACGATGTATACCGTCGATGTCTTCTTTGCTGCACGTCCCTATGAGCCTTCCGATGCTAACCTCATCAACCTGGCTAAAGAAATAGGACTTCCCGTATGGGTGGACTTCGACGACGACATCTGGAATGTACCCCATACCAATCCTGCACGGCAGGCATACGACGGCAAGATAGAAGCTATTAACCGCTGTTGTAAGCTTGCTGATATCGTTACCGTCTCTACGCCAGCACTGGCCGACATGGTTAAGCGTCAGCTAAGAGGTGCCGCCAAGCACGTAGAAGTTATTCGTAACGCCGTCAGGGCACCCCTGGAAATAGTCTCTCCCGCTATTGCTGGTGACTATACCGGCAAGACACGTATCGGATGGCGCGGTACCAGCACCCATAGCAGAGACTTGGAGCAGTGGCGCCCCCTATTCCATAGGCTTAACGAAACGAAGAAGTTTAAAATCATCTTCATGGGAGTGACGCCAGCATGGAGCATCGACTACGACTATCACTACTTTACCGACTTCTTTAGCTTTCAGTATATCTTCCGCAAGGCAGCACTGGACTTCCTGCTCTATCCTTTGGAAGACTGCATCTTCAATCGCAGCAAGTCTAATATTGCATGGCTTGAAGCTACCGCTGTCGGTGCCGCTACCTTTGCATCGCTAGCTGCAGAAGAGTGGGACTTCCCCGGCATAGGCCACCATCCTGAAAAGCTTATCACCGCCAAGTCCAAAGACATGGAGAAGATGCGTAATGACTTGGTAGCGAAAAGCGTCGATACTATCAACAAGCATTTCCTTCTGGATGATGCCAATAAGGTGAGGCAGGATATTCTTTCCAGCCTCGTGTAACAAAATTTCGTAATTTTATATCGCTATGAAGCTGGACGAGTACATGCGCTCTCCCTACTGGGCACGGGTGCACGCTATCATTTGGACGAGGCTGAAGGACGAAGGTGTTGTAGAAATAGATATTGACGCTGACAAGGAGCTTATCGTTGCTATCTACAAGGAATTGCGCCAGCACTATCGTATAGGGATAAGCATACGAGCTTATACTACGCTGCTGGGATTAGGTGAGAATATGTTGTATCAACTAAAGATTAGCCATGAGATTACGGCTTGTTAGTAGCGCTAGCGGGGGCAGCAATGTCCCCGCTTTTTAAACCTTACGCCTATGAAACTGTACTGGACTATCCGCAAGCAATTTGCTGAAAAGAGGCTTCGTAAGCTGATGAAGCAGCATCCCGAAAAGCGCAATCATTCCGTTGAAGTAAGGCTGGAGCAAGAGATAGCGAGATGCGACTTAGCGCTGGAGTGGAGTGACGAACTAAAACAAACATACCATGAAAGCTAAACAAAACATTTGGGCACGTGTGCTTCATGTCTTCTCTGGTGCCGGATTCCTACGCGGCATAAGCTTATATCTCACTGCTCCTACTATCTGGCTATTTATTCTTGTCGCGCTGGCTTTTGCAGCGATGGCTATAGCCTACTGGCTGATTACCAGAGAATCAATTCCTATAGCATGGCTTTCCTAGCATCACGTGATTATGCACTACTCAATGGTGTCATTACCGTTTCTACTGTTGGCACAGCAGAGGAGCAGCTGGAGAAAATCGTTACCAGTCTGCTGGAAGGAAACTATGGAGCCTACTCGTCGGAGCATTGTACTTTTGTAGGCATTCCTTGTAGCCTTCCCGAGCAGATGGAAATACAAATACAAAAGGCAGGAGATACTATTCCTGCTAATGGACTACTGATTCTTACCTATCTAATAGAAAACGAAGGAGAACATAATAAAGCATAGATGGCAACAGTACTGACTTATATCTACAGGCCCTTTGAAGGCACAGAGATTATGGAAGCAAGCTGCAAGCGCTTCTTTCCCCTGATTAATACTTGCACTGATGGCAAATATTACGGCAACCCTACCCTGGAGCGCTCATTAGTAAGAGCAATGAAGGACATGGATGACGGTGAGCTCGTCATTTACTCTGATGGTGCCGACACTATCTTTCTGGATACCTTCGAGCCACCCACCGACTACTTACTCTATTCTGCTGAAAAGGCATGCTGGCCGTTGCCACAAATCATTCCTCTCTATGAAGACAGGGATACACCGTGGAAGTATCTCAATGGAGGCAACTGGTGTGGCCCTGCCTACCTAGCTATAGAGTTTCTGACGAAGTACGTCCTTCCCTACATCTTTGCGGAGAATAACGACTGCCAGAGTCAGCAGAGCGTAGGCTACCTTGCTGCAAAGCGTGATGGCTTTCCTATCAGGCTGGACTACGAATGCAAGCTTTTTCAGTCTATGGCGTTCGAGAAGGAAGGAGACTTTACCTACATGGATACAAAGCTACGCAACAACTGGACGATGACATTTCCCAAGGTGCTACACTATAATGGAAGAACAGCAATGGATAAGGGAATAGAGCTTTATAAAAATCAGCTGAAATGAAAACAAAAGATAAAAGAGAGATTGGTTATTTAGCAGTAATAGTAGTATGGCTTATATTCTTTCAGATAGTATGCATACGCATAGCATTTGTCGGAGTAGAGCCCTCTATGTTTAGGGGAATCACATATTTCCTAGGCATTATCATACTCGTACTATTTAGCCTTTCATTTGGAGTATTCATAGGCAAAAACTACAAAGAATGAAAACACTCGTCACAGGATATATCGCATGGCTTAAGTATCCCGAGCATACTCCACCTACTGAAAGCCTGTATGTTGTACAGGTATTATTTAACCACGCTACAGAAGATGTGATACGACAACTTCGCTGGAGCAACAACAGCTGGCAGGAATACACTTGCGGAGAACCCTGCTGGAGTAGACTGCACGACGATGATATCGTTATTGCTTTTGCTGCAGATATTCAAAAACCTAACTTCCATGAGAAAGAAGACTCTGAAAAAAGAAGCTAAGCTTTGGGTATTAAGAACTTACCAAAATGAACAACACTACAAGAAAGGAATACATTTTGATGAAGCTTTCTTCTATGACTTCGACAAAATGAAAATCTACTCCGCCGAAACATCTAGAAATTGGCTTTCGGTATTTCCTGACTTAGTAAGCATGTACTGGCAATATATCTTAAACGAATAAAAGCTTTTCCTATGATAAAGGACTTAACCGTCGAACAACTGCTGGAAGGCAAGGCTATCCAGCGAGGTAACGTAACATTCCCCAGGGCTAGCGAAATCGTGCTGCCCTTCATCAGCAAGCTGCAACCCTATACCCGTGAGTGGAAAGTGAAAGTCAGCCAGCCAATGGTGCAAACCGTAGAAGAGGAACATCATGGCGACTTCACGGAAGTTGCTGTAGACAATGGCTTCCATCGCGTATTGCTGCAGGCTGTCCTCAACGACGAATACCAGCTGGTGTCCAACCCTGAAGACAGCTACAGCAAAGTCATCGGCATGGTATATGCACTGGATGTGGTAAAGCCTATCATCAAAGTGTATAGCGGAGGACTGAGGGATGCATGCATCAACCTGAGCATCTTCAGCCGTAATGCTGTGCAGTACCGTCACTTTGCCGATGAAGACTTCAGCCATATCTACGATACCATCCCTGGATACCTGGAAGCTATTGATACAGAGCGTGTTGAATTTGCCAGCAAAATCCAGTATCTTACAGGGGATATGCTGGAAGGGCAGCAGCTGTATACTGAATTAGGAAAGCTTGCCGTCAAGTGCGTAGGCAAAACCAACTCGATGACGACGCACTTCAATGCCGCCATCAAGCTGCTATTTAACAATAGCGACTATGGAGGAATCAAGAACCTATACTATCAGCGGGACGGTAGGCATACCAGGTACAACATCTGGAATGCACTCACCGCCAATATCACTGAAAAGGCAGACTTCATGCAAGCTCCTGACTTGGTGCAAAAAGCATTCTCGTACTTTGAAAACTAAGTATTATGCGCTACTTGCTGCACTGGTATAAGGCAATGTTTTTAGATTACCCCTACTGGAGAGTTCGCTATGATACTAAAAGAGGTAATAGCTTTAGAAGCGTACCTTTACACTACAAGAGAGCAAAGAAGATGGCACGCACACTAATGTCTCAAGAAAGAGGAATAGCAACAATACGTATCGACTATAAACTTATCGGGCGATGAAATTTATCAAACATTGGTTTAAAGCTATGTTCTTAGGCTATCCCTATTGGAGGGCACGCCTGCAAATGAAAGAAGGGCCTAGCCAGAAGACTTCTCCTCTTTTGCGTTATCAGGCGAAAGTCCTGAAAGATGCTTTTCTAAAGCACTATGAAGGTACTGCATATATCTATATCGACTACACCTTAATTGACAAGTCATGAAGCTGCTTAAATACATCATTGCAAAACTTTTCTGCTGGCTCTCTCCCAAGAGCACTACACGCTATAACAACATACGTAACTGTCAGGGAGATAGCTGGCAGTCAGAATCTGAATTCCACTAAAACTTACTTCGATGATAGCAAAAATAAGAAAGTCGTTCTGGCGTCGCCTCTTTGGCAAGATACATCCTCCCGGCATTATAGAAAATCGTAAGAAGTACTGGCTAGTGCTAAACTTGCTTAGTGATGGACAGAAATGACGTTGAGGTTTCTTTTCTGGGAGACGCTATTGCCCCCGAGATTACCGTCAAGGGCATGGGTACGATAGGCAAATACAATCCACTGAAGCAGTGTATTGAAATCTACCGCATAAAGAATCAGTGCAGCCCACTTACGGAGTGTCTGCCTGACGAGATACGATGCAAGCGTAAGGATATACCTACTAAGATAAAAAGCTGGCTACAGCTACGCAAGTAACACAGGAGCCCTGCCACATGGTTTTCAGTATATTTCTTCATGGGATTTTCACGTGCAGGGCTTCCTCTTTTTAGTGAGAGCATACTTTGAGAAAGCATTTTTTAACTCACTAAAATAAGTACGATGGACAAAAAGAAATCTATCAGACAAGCTCGCAAGCTGCGTCGTGCAGCAGGCAAGGTATACGGTGACAAGTATGCCACTCACGAGACGGCGAAAACACGCAAATACCGTGCTCGCCCAACGCCCAAGAACACCCTCGCTGGTGCTCGTAGTGCTACAGGTAATCCCGGTGGATTCATGATGCTCTTCGGCTTACCTTTCAGGCTTATCGGTGCTGTACTCGATGCTATTTTTAGGAGCACTCCACCTAGTGACGAACGTGCAAACTAGCTTTAACTAACAGAAGCTCCACCAGCATAAAGGAATAATTTTAGTGGAAGTTATTTCGATGGTACCGTGTGGAGCTTCTTCTTTTAATTAGTAAAATGTTCTAAAATGAAACAACTCATTGTTATAGTGGCATTGCTGCTCTCCAACATCGCCATAGCGCAGTATCCCTGCTTGCTGTGTCCCGATGATGTACCCGATTCCTACAACACCGTATTAGGCGGCAAAGGCAGCCCCGGTACCGACATCGAAGAAAATACCGTCCCTGTGTGCATGTATGGCATCTGTGAAGCCGTCTACTCCCGACTCATCAATGCCGGACGTAAGTATGTCGCCATGCCGATAGGCAATGGAAGATACGCTTACTATAGGAAATGGGAATTCTATGATACTCTGGAAGAAGCAAAATCACGACTCTATCAGATGAAGCGCAGCGGAACTATCAAGAAGGACGCTTATGTTAGAGAGATTTATGGTATGGTTACTTTCCAATAATGGAGCATAAGATAGTAATAACACCAGCATGGGATAAAAGGGATAGCGACCCTAATAAAAACTATGGTATTCACTGCGCCGAGATAATCATGTCGGTGCAGGGAGAATTAGGAGTAGTAGAGTTTGTGCTATTCACAGGATGGTATCTACCTGAAAATACAGCGGCCTTAGACAAGCCCTTTCCTGCTGATGTGGGCTATCACTCTATCTCTCCTCGCTATGAAGGACAATGGCGCAGCAAAAGCTGTAGGCACTTCGATGGCAGGCCCTGCTACTATGACGGCTCTACCCTTGCTGCACAGGAAGTGTTCGACATACTAGTAAAAGAAGGCTCCGATGGAATCTGGAAGAAACTGGAGGAATGCTATAACCAGTATTTTTTAAACGCTAATAAAGAGTAAGATGAAGTTTTATTTGTTAACCTTTTTAACTAATCTTCACCTTTAATTGCAGATAGGCAGGTGGGGTAGGGAAACCTACCCTACCTAAGCTTTAATTTCTTCTAAAGAGTGGATTAAGCGAATGCAGCCTCCCGGCTGTTGCTCTGTCGTCATGGGAATAAATTTAGTTACTAAATTACTCTCTCGTCTTACCTACTACAGCAACATTGCTACCTTTCTGTAGTAGTAGTATGTCTAACGCCAAGTCAGAATCCATCGACTTGCCGGAAATACCCCACACCTTGACGGCATTAGCCCATGTCTTACTGGTGCCAGCGTCAAAAATGCCTGTATTATTTTGGTATCTATTTATATCCTGTCCAAGCATCAGATTAATGACATCCCCCGATGCCGAAGAATATAAGTTAGTAACTTTCTGCAATACCGTCATCACAGGAATGCTCCTATAGGGGCTAATCACTTCCCGTAAGTTGGGAAGGAATAAGCTGCTAGGGTCGCCCAAGCCTCCATATATCGATATCTCGGCATTCAACCTCATCAGGAAATACAGCGGCCATTGGTACTTCCACTTCTTATCGGTATCGGCGCCACTGCCCAGTGCCGACAGGATGATAGCCAGCGTCCCTGTGATAGCGATAACGCTAAATTCATACAGCGTCCTGCGTATATTCGCTATCTCCATCGGCGAAAAGGTATGCTCCTTGCCGGTGACGTACTTGGCGAATTCGCCAAACTCACCAAAGAGCTTCTTGAAGAAGGTAGAATACATCCCTTCGGTGAAGTCTCCTAGTTCATAGTCAAAGCCTTCTGCTTTCCACCTTCTCTTTAGTCCCGGTGCCAGCCACTTCTTGTACATGATTAGCAGCCTGCCATACCAGTGCCGCTCTATCTCTACTCCATCAAAGCTATTGTATACACCATGCAGCCGCTTGTTGACGGCATGGAGCCTATTCTGTAATGCCCTATCCACCAGCTCCGTCATTTCAACACCCTCCCTAAGCTTTAATTTTCCCGACGCATCGCGCTCATAAGCTTCATATAGCGGAATAGGCTTACCATTCTGCATCACCTGCTTGCTTAGCATCATCGCTATCATGCTCTTTACCTGTGCATGATGCTCCCCCGACTTCATGCCGAAGTATAGCAAGCTGCTATTCATCCGTGCCTTAAACTTGCTCTTGCTTAGTCGATGTCCAAACTCATCGGTGAAGGTGCCCTGGATAGGCTCATATAAGTCTATCAGCTGCCCCATGAGTGACTTGGTGACGGGATTAAGTCTGTCGCCAACCATTGCCCCCAGGTGCTTATCGTATTCCACTTCTGCCTTTATCCAGTCTCTGCCATTATAATACTGACGTGCTGCTGCTTCTATTTGTTGGTTTACCCGTGCCTGCAAGGAGTTGGCTAATGCCAGCGTCCAGTCGGCGGCAATCTGCGTTTTGCTACTAAAGCTAATGATGCTGTCAGCAACCTTACCCAAGTCCACCACTCGGCTGCCTATCTTAAAGGTGGGGTCTTTGCGGCGCTGCCCATAGATGGTAACGTCGATAAATGCTTCCAGCATGGCGGCAACCTGATTGCTGCCGTGTTTCTTCACGTATTTCTCCATCCCTTCGGTAATGCCTACTGCCTTCGCCGCCTTACTTAAGATACGCCAGCCAGCGCTGTCTGTTGCAGCAGGCTCCGTTTGCTTAACGCTAAGCAGCAAGTTGTCGGCAAGGCTGCTATGCCTGCTTTGCTGCTCATAGCGTAAGCTGGCAATCTCGAATTTCAGGATGCTTGCCATCAAGTCGGTGCTCACATCGGCAGCATCCATGGTATGTCCATCGTTATAGAAGAGGATAGGAATGGTTTTGGTATCTTCCAGCCCCTCCGTCTGATAGTCTTCATCGATGCGCAGCATAGCCTCATCCCAGAACCTATTCTTGAAAGCATCCCAGAATTTACCTTCGCGCAGTCTGTCTCCTCCCGACTTCTTCACGAAGGGCACCAGAAATCGATGTGACTCACTCTTGCGTGCCGGTAGCCGCGACTGTGAGCGCAGGTAGCTATTCATCAGGAACAGGTAGAACTTAAACTTGGCGGCATTAGTGCGCAGTGCAGCAAAGTCGCTATCGGCGTACTTACTTATGCTGGGTATCAGCATCCCCGATGTCCAGTCTGCCGACGTCATCTTACCGTTGGTAAAGGTGACGTGCTCCGAAATATACTTATTTGTCAAGTCCTCACCCCAATTCTTTTTCATGCGTGCAGCAACATCCCTGACAGAATCCAGCAGCTTGACGCCGTTATACGTCGTCACTCCTTCGACGTGCTCCAGAGGGCGTAGCTGCGTATTAGCGGCGTACCAGTCGGCGACAAACTTATTCTTCGCATTCCTGTCCTTAATCTTCTCCGCTTCCTTGAACATCTTAGTGCGCTCGGCTTCAAAGCGGCCATAGTCTAGGGGGGCTACAAAGCTTAGCACTTCTTTAGTAGTATCCTTATCCAGAAACATGTTGCGCTTCTTGAAGAGGCCAGCATTAAACTGGTTAGGGTTATCCCTGCTAGCACCAGCCACTTTGGCATATTCCTCAAAAGCTTCATGTGCCTGGTACATAAAGTCCCGTGCCAGTGCCTTGGCTTTCTCGAAAGCTTCCTTTAGCGTCAGCACAAACGTCGCCAGAAAGCTGTTATCCATGCTTACAGCAGGGCTAAACCACCTGTCCATAGCGCCTATATCCTTATACCCTCCCTGCTTTATCTCCTGCTCAATCTTCGCAATCATGTCGGGGTCGCCACTCTCGGAGATATGGAATTTCTCTCTATGCTCGGCAAGCTCTCTCTCATGCTTGACACGATTGCGGGAGTCTTTAGGCGAAGCATTGACTTTCTTTATCAGATGCTGCTCCTTGGCTTTCATTGCTTCAATGCTTCCCAAGTGTACCTGCTTGGCCAGTATCCGCGCCATAATGCCGGGAAGGATGTCGTCGATATCGGTACGTAAGTCGTCGATGACGCGAATGGTAGTCTCTATCTTATCCAGCGGTGAGCCTGCTTCGGGTCTGTAGCCGGGGTCTATATCCTTGATGTTGCGATATAGCTTATTGATACTCTTTAGGATAGAGTCTTTACCATGGTAGATGTCCATCATCTTTCTGGTGTCATCCAGAAAGTTGAGGAAGGTGACGATTGCATCGCCATACTGCTCGGGAGTAGCTTTTTTTAGTGTGTCGACTTCCTTGTTGTATTGCTTGGCGATGTTAGCTACAAAGGTAGTATAGGCATTGTCGATAAACTTTATCGCTGCCTCTGCATCGACGCTTTCGTCAATCTCCTTGATGATTGCTTCGATACGTCCCGATGGCTTACCACGCTGCCTAGCCAGCATAGCGTGTTCCTTTAGTATCTTCAGCGCACGAGTGATAGCATGAGTAGCACCTTCCAGCCTGGTATCCTTGTTATAGCGTGCCTGTATCGTCTGGAAGTACTCCCCCTCAATGAAGTCATCCTCACCATAGGTATCATGCTTCACTCTCGCTATCTTGTCGCCATCTACCTTTGTAATCTGAAAGGGAAGGATTAGTATAGGCTTCTCGGCAAGCTTGAATCCCATAGCTTCCGCCATAGCGGCATAGGTACCTACCTGTGCCGAGTGCCTGTCCTTGCGGCTGGCGGTGACTACTTTCTTGTCGCCTTCCTTATGGGTAACTCTTTTGTTATAATGTGCATCAAATCCTGCATCCGTCTTATAGCCTTCCGTGAATGGATACAGACTTGTCTTCAAGTCTATAAAGCGCAATTCGCCTTCAGGGTTTATCATCACGACGTCAGCGGTACCCGCTATGTTTTTGCTGACATTGAATAGCGACATCTGCGAAAGAAAGATATGCCCAGGGTATTTAGCTATCAAGTCAGAGAAGTACTTCTTCAGGTAGTCGAATACTTCCTGTGTGATTTTGTCGTCTTTATCCAGCGTAACATCCTCCCCTGCAACAACGGCATTGAGAATCTTATCGACGGTATTACCCCATGCCTGACGCAGTATATCTTCTTCTGTTTCTTCTTCGTCGATGCCGCGATAGCCAAAGAATTCATCCTTCTTCAGCTCTTCGGTAACACGGTTTAGCTCCTTACCTTCGACGATATACTTGTCGTTCTTATTTACAGGCTTGGTGACGGCGTCATTCATCAGTAGCAGCCTCTCAGCGGCATCCTTGGCATCTTTCGTCTTGCCTTCCATCTGCGACTGGTATACGCCATGACGCAATTCAGCACTCTTGGGGACAAAGAAGAGGGCGTGCTTCTCCAGCCAGTCCAGCTTATATTCAGCGTTGGCATCCTTTGTTTCGGCGGTAGTCACCTTCTCCTTGGCGATAGTCTCCCTGGTAGCTTTCTCAAACTCTTCGGTATAGATACTTTTATATATCTGTACAGCCAATTCCTTATCGCCCTGGACTTTCTCGTGTGCCAGTATGTCGGCGAAGAGCTTACTGTCGTTACCGTTAGCAGCTTTTACGCTGACGATTTCATCGTGCTGATTCCGTGTTATGGTGCAACTAGCCACATTCTAATCTTTTAGTTACTTTGTCGATGCTGGGAATAACCATGTCGACGCGGTAATACGTCTTGTTATTAATCTCTTTAGCTACTACTTTGAATTTCCTGCCATACTCTTTTTCGTATCCTTCTACCCGCTTAGCGACTTCAGGATTAGTGAAGTACTCCATGCCGTCAACATCTGCTACTCCATATTCTTTAGCTAAGGCATTGTAGAAATCCCGTGCTGTCACTGCAGCAGCAGTAAACCCTCGTGGTACACCTTCTTTTTCTTCTTTTTCTTCTTTCTTGGCACCTCTCTGTGGACTCTTGGTAAGCTGCCGTACATAGGCAGCAGTGTACTCTGCCAAGTACAGAGGCAGCGCTAGCCCTACCACTCCCTTGGGAATTATCCATTCACTCAATTCGTATTCAGCACCCCTGCCTACCAGTGGAAAGTTTCTTACCACTTGCTTGGTAGATTCTATCCTACCTCCTTTTTCCTTTTCTGTAGCACGGCGATATTCATATCGTACCACTTGGTGCAGCGTCACATCTCCTTCGGCGACGCCAGGATAAGGCTCTCTTTCATATACATACGTCTTGCCATCCTCCCCTCCCTCATGCCACCACAGCTTCTTCAGATGCATCAAGCGTGTAGGGCTTCTCTTGGCACCTACCTTTACTACCTGTGGTATGCGGAGTAGCCCTTCACCGCGAGGTTCAAAACCAAAAGTAGCTAGCCTACTAATAGTATCACCCCACTGCCCTTCCTTAATCCTGTTGAGGTTAACCTTCAGCGTAGAAATCGAAGGCTGCCCACTGAAAGTTACTACCTCTCCATCAGCAGCTTTATTCACCACCACCTTCATCTTGGGTGCATTGATGTAGCGTACTTCAGCGGAGTTGGCGACATTGCGGGAATACAGCGTCATAAACTCTACGATGAGCTCATCCCGGGATAAACCAAACAAGTCTTCAAAGCTGCGCAGCTTCATCTCTGTACCGCGATAGACAAAAGGCTCCGGCTTGTTGTTGAACACATGCTGTACAGCACTTAGCGCTTCCGCTACAGGCTTCCACGCTACAGGGTTAATAAGCTTGGCGATGCCGTTATTGCGATACTGCATATTATCAACCAGCATACTATAGTGTATCGCCATGTCGTAGGCTAGCTTGGCGAGCTGCCGTGGTGTCAGCTGCCGTATTGCTTCCGGCAAGTCGTTTAGCGCATTCTCGTCTTCAAATAAGTTTCCATATTTCTGTCCTGCTCTGCCCAGTGCTATCAAGTCATTAGCGACGTCCTGCCTGTATTCGGGCGTATATTCACTGCGTGTATCTCCGACAATCTTACCCATCACCAGGTTGGCTAAGGGGTTGAACTTACCCGTTATCTCGACGTCATCCATGCGGATGAAGTTGAGAAACTTGTTTGCCTTAAACTCCTTTATAGTGCGCAGCCTGTCGAAGATATAGCGCAATACGCTATCGTTATTGGGCATCAGCTTAAACATCGCCATAAGGCGCAGGGCATTATCCTTATCGCTAATCCCTATCTTTGCTTGCTTATTTAAATGAGCAAAAGCACGCATATTGAGGAAAGTAATCAACGCTGTCTCTACCTTCTCCATGCCTTCCTTGTTGAGCAGGTAGAATTGGTTTACAGCGCTATTAACTTCCTTCACCAAGTCTGTATAGGTATCTGTTTCACGAATCACTATCTGTGCGCTATCACGGTGTAGTATCTGGTCTGTAGCAATACGGGCAAAGACAGTTTCGTTGGTAGTGAGGACGTCGCGTATCCCTTCAGATATAGCGGTAAAGTCTTCAGGGGACTCTGCCAGCTTAGCGGTAGGGCGTAGCGAAAACTTCATTGCAGGACTGCCGGGAGTAGACTTATCGACAAAGGTAGCCACTAACGTACCGTCCTTTAGCGTCATGATGCTTACTTCATCCTTTACTTTCTTGGCGTCTTCTTCCTTCAGCTTGGCAAAGTGAGGCTCCAGCCCTAGATTCTCCAATGCTTGCGTTACCATGCGGGACTCTGCAAACGTCGTCTTGAATCCTTTGATTAGCTGCAGCACTTGCGAGAAGGCCATCAGTGACTTGCTATCATCGACGATACGTTTGTAGTCATTAAGCAGGTATACCTGCTTGGCGAAGTACTCTTCAGGATTAGGAACAGCACCACTCTGGTACTGTATCGCCATCTTCATCAGGCTATCTTCCCCTACTTCAAAAGGCTGTGGCTTGACAAGAGCTTCATCAAATCCGATAGCAGTTGCTTCTTCTTCAACACCTTCTTCTTCGCCTGGTTCTCTGATTTCTATCTTGTCACCAAACAGGTTCTCATAAAGCCTGCGTGCCGCTTCCTGCGCTATCTTATCCAGCTTGATACCCTGGATAGTCTCCTTCTCCAGTACGCCGCGCTTCTTCACTAGCCTCTTCTTGTCTTCCAGAATATCCTGGTAGATAGTCAGGATAGGCTGTCGTACTAGTAACAGTGCTTCAGTGAACGGCATCCCCATGCTTATCATGTGCATGAAGGGGCCTACCTGCTCAAAGGTAAGCTCAAAGCGTGCAGCAAATAGGTGCTTGGCGTTATCCGTCATACCAGAGATGACAGTAGAAATCAAGTCATTGATACGCTCACGTTTGCTGTTGGTGAAGCTGCCATACTCTGTGTATTTGCCAAAGTAAGCCTCGTCACTCCTTTGTAGCAGTTCTTCTTCTGTAGCTATCCTAAATGATGTTTGAACACTCCCTATGTGTACTGTTTTCCCTCCCAGAATTTCCTTAAAGTGCTTTTCTGTCCATTGCTCTTTTTGGCTCCACTGCTTTATCCACTCTGGATTAGACGTATTTTCTTTTGTTAAGGTTTCGATTCCTGTAATAATATACTTTGTCGGCCTTCCTTCAAAAGTAATAATATCACCTATTTTACCTAAAGGAAAGCTTCTTGTTGTTGCTGTACGAAGTCCCTGCTCAGCCAACTCTAATGTAGTAGTAGCTGCTCCAGTAAGGTTGTCTGCTGCAGGCATGGCATACTTCATTGCGTGATTCGCTGCTGCCTTTGTGCGTACCTCTTTTATAAGTTGCGTCTTGCGCTCTGCCAGTAGCTGAAACATAATGTTGTGCAGTGCACCAGGGCCGATATTCTTCTTGCCCGTATCGTTGGACTGCTGTGCTAGCAACTTATCCATGGCATTATACAGCCCCGTCACTTCATCGGCAGTGAGTATGCCCCATTGCTTGAATAGCTCTCCTGCTTTCTCAAATGCTTCCAGCGATGCCTTCGTAGTAGCGTTAGCGGCATTACCTTCATTAAACGACATCCCTATCTCTGCTTCCAGTAGCAAGTTGTTAAGCTCTTCATTAGTGATAGCCTTAACCTTGCTTAAGCTCCCTTTTTCATAAGCTGCTACGTTGACCAGTATCTGCTTGCCATGCTGCTTGCTAAACTCCTTCAAAGACATCTTCTGCGAAGAAACTACCTCACGTATTTTGCTACGCTGCTCTGCGATTGCTTCCTTCAATCCGTCTTCATACAATTCATCGAGTACCTTAGTAAGCCCTTTATAGTCTTCACCCTCCACGCTAACAGCCACTTCTCCGGCTACTTGGAAACGTGCTAACCGTTGCAGTAAATCTTGTAGGTGGTTATCGCTATCTTCCCATTCAGCGATTTCTTTGCTATAGAGCCTCTCTACTTCCTTGCTATGCTGCCATTCCTTATATGCCTGCTCTACAGGATTCTCTGCAGTATGATACTGCCCAAAGAAGTATGCCTTCTTATCAATTTTATAGCTATAGAAGTTCCTGGCAAATAAGCTGTCAATGTCGAAGTCAGCACCCGACAGGAATACTACCTCGTAAGGTAGTATGACGCTATTCTCATACAGCTCCGGTAGCGAGTCGACAATCTTCAGCACTACCATGGAATGCTTATCCTGTGTAGGGATACGTACCCCCATCTGTGCAAGCATCCTGCCATTGACGGCAATCTCCTGTCCTACCTTGATGCCAAACTTGTCAAGCACCCGCTGCGGCACGATGGCCTCACTATAGTACACTCCATTCTCCAGCCTGCCAAACTGCAAGTCCCTGGTGCCATAAGCATCACCTTCATACTTGCTGGGATTGCGCAGGTACTCCGACGTAGGTACTACCCTTCCCGTCTTCTTATCGAACAGCACCTCATGTCCTACCGCCGATACCAATGTGTACTTCTGCCCTTCGACGACGTGCTTGAGGGAATCTTTGCTTAAGTAGTTGAGCAGCAAGTTCTGCAGCTTCTTGTGCAGCACGGGAAGGTTCCAGTTGTACTTGGGCTTGCCCTTATCGTCTAATGATAACAGCTCCAATAACTGTGTATCAGGAGAGCTGGACTGCATACCGCTAATGATGCGGGAGTGTATCAATTCGTAGTTTACTTCTCCCTCTTCCGTAAAGAGCTCACTGCGCTTGGCATTCAAGCCCCTGATAGTACGCTCGGCAAGCAGCTGTGCATATACTTTACGCAGCTCACCGACGGTAGTCTTTATCCCTGAAGGGGTTTCTACTTTCTGCTCATCACCAGCCTGCTCACTCCATACCAAGCCCTGCAGCTGTGTGCCGTGAATGATTTCGCTCTTCAGGTTGTCCGTCTTTACCTGCTCCAGAATACCCGTGTCTGGCATCAGGTGTGGCGTCAGCTCGAAGAAACCTTCTGCTTCATTGTACCTGCCTACATCGGTAGATACCGTCTTTGATGCAGTACCCATAGCCACCCAATGCGTAGAGCGCATCTCCATGTCGTTGAGCATCTGGTGGTGGTACTGGCGATGGCGTTGGGGCTTGTAGTAACTATGTATCTCCTTCAGGACTTTGCGCTGCTCGATTTCGTTGGCAGCATTATCATACTGCCTCCATAGTCCAAGCAGCTTTTTATGTACTTCTTCCTTATTCCTTCCCTGGTAGTCTATGTAGCTGGTTTTCTCCCTGGTTTGCAGGTGCGTGGAAGTCTTCAGCAGCTGGAAGAGAGACTTGCCTACCATCTTCCTGTCGATGAAGCTGGCATGCTGTACTTTCAACAGGCTGGTTTCTTTACTAGTCAGTGGAATGCCTGCACGAATCTTCATGAAGGCATCCTTTACGGGTTTGCTATAGCGTGCAAGGCTAGGCAAATACTTATCCATATACCAGTGTACGCTGGTGTAGCTCTGGCCATCCTGTGGCTCGTACTTCGTCTTTGTATTGTTGGTTTTTATCAGGCTATTTCTCTCCGCCAAATCTATCTTCTTGTCGGCAATGACAGCTACCGTCGTCATACCTACACCCGTCTGGCTACCAGCAGATATCAGGTTGCCATTACGCTTGGTAGCATCCTTGAAGTCTTCATGCATCATCCGTGCATCGCCATACAGCAGGTTCATCAGCGACATCGATGAGAGGAAGTCGTTGGCGAAAAAGCTAAAAAGCGCTTCCTTGCTAATGTCGTTATCGGCATCGACGAAGTTGGTTTCACTGCCTGCCTTATAGGGAAGGATGTTATTTTTCAGCTCTCCATATACTTCCGCTTCATTGAGCATGATATAGCGGACAAGCTGGTTACGCAACTCCTCACGGGTGTCAGCAGTGAAGCTCACTTCCTTGCCAAGGGGAGAATTATATTTGAAAGTACAAGCCATAGCATATTTTTATCCGGCCATCTCGCCTAATTCCTTATCGAAGAGCCTCATGTTAACAGAGTCATTGCCAAACTCTTCCAGCCTGTCCTTCAGCAGGTAAGATTTTTTTAACTCTTCTCTCTGCTCGGCAACGTATTTATGTGCCAGCGTGTATACCAGGAAGCTTCCTTCCGCCATCGCTGCACGTGCCAGCTCCTCACACTGTCTCGTCACCTCTTCTTCATGTAGCACCGTCGCTTCGATGACACCAGAGAGCCCCTCAAACAACTGCGGAGGCTCTTCCAGGGCAGGCGTCAGTGGAAGAATATCCAAGTCCTGCAGGAATTCATACGCCCAATGCGCATGCTCTGTTTCTTCCTTGCTGTACTTGGCCCATAGCTTGGCAGCACCTATGTAGCCTACCTTGTCAAGCCACTGGCTCATCGCCCAATAGAGGCGGCTGCTTAACTCTTCCTGCTGAATGCGGTAATTCAGCAAGGCTATCATCTCGTTGGAAATCATTTGCATGGTAATCTGCTTATTTTAGCCCAGGCATCTTTGAATGCCTGCTGCTGGTTTAGTATCGCTAATAGCTCCTGTCCCTTCTTTCCGTGCAAGTCGGAAACAACAGCACGGTGCTTGACACGCAATAGCTGTACAAATTTATGAAATTCCGACTGCATGTGGCTGTCTATTACGTCGTCGATGTCTTTCGGTATGACGCCTGCCTTTTCTATCTCGTCGGCATTAGGAAGTATGCGCATATCGAATAAGCGCAGCCCCCGTAGCTTGGGAAGTTCCTTCTGCAAATCTTCAATCAATTTGCTATCCGTGACGACGGTAACTTGCATGCTGTCCATGACGGGAGCACCATATTCATCGCGTATAAACTTTGGCACAATCTCGTAGAAAGTGCCGTCCTGATACGTATACTTGCTATCGTTATAAGGAATGTAGTGGTACTTCTCGACGATATTCTCTATCTTGTCGCCCTTGATGATGGCGGCAATCTCCGCTTTTGTCTTGTTGAGATTATCCACTTCCCGCTGTAGGTGTGCTTTAAATACTTTCTTGCCTATATCTGATAGCACCAAGCCTTTCTCCTTATCGGTTCTGGTGTACTTAAGCACTGGCACAGCAAAAGCATTAGCCGTCTTTTTGGCTTCCAACACCGCCGGAACGACGACGCGGAAAGGCACTAGCACTTCCTTCTTGCTTTCGATAGCTTCCGAAGCAGCCCTGTTAATAGTACCTGTGCTATCAATATAAAACGACATCTTGGCGACAAGCTTACTGAAAGCATCCAAGTCGGAGTAGTCGGCGCCCTCCCTATATCCCTGCTTCCATGTCTCCCTGACTACCTCACCCGTCTCTTCGACTTCTTCCAAGAAGTCCAGCCTTACACCAAACAAGTTATAGTCGATGAAGTAGTTAAGGAATACTTCGCTGATGCGGTTATCATAGCTGCCGTCATTCGTCAGCCCCAGCAGCAGCGGGTTATTCTTAATGTTGTCGAAGTAGCGCCGTGCAAAGTAGGGCTCCAATCCTAATTCACTTCCCATGCTATCGGTAAATGCCTGGTATGCTTTCTTGTCGTTAGCTTTAGTAGGATTCGCTGCCAGCACCCGCATAGCGTCAACGAAAGCTCTCCTTCTCCTGTCACGCAGCAGCAGCGACATCGTAGAGACAAATGACGGCGACGATATAGGAAATACCCTCTCGCCATTGGAGTTTTGTATGCTGGTACGGAAGAGCGTCTCGTCGAACAGCGTATTGGTACGTGCCAGCTTCATCAGCCTGCTAAGCGCTCCCTTTTCGCTGGTGAAGAAATCCCCTACCACCTGCACGGTACCGCCACGCGCCACTTCTGTCAATCCCCCCAGCTCTTCAGCGATGGTAGGCTCGTTGATACTATCATACGTCCTGCCAAACTTGATGAAGTCGCTATCTGCCGTTTCATCGTTGGGGTCCAAAGCTTCAAACTCGTTGGCTTTATTGCGATACAGGCTATAGCGTATATACCCCGGTGCCACCTCTATACCGATGCTGTCAAATAACGCCTTTATCTCCCTCACCGTCTTGTCGACATTCTTGCCGCTAAAGAATTCAAACTTGGCTTGGATGTCCTGCAGCACACCGTGCAATACGTTGTTCTGCCCAAAGAAAGGAGTACCTGCCGGTGCTTTCTCATAGGCCCTCGCCATCTTGGCACGCCACCTGTTTACCTGCATGGCGTCGCTATCCTGCTGGTTAGCGTGCATAGGACTGATGAGGGTATGTGTCTTCGTGGGGTCAAGTATCAAGTCCAGGTACTCCCTGCTATGCTTGGTGAAGTTGTTGATGAAGAGGTTGAATGTATTGCTATTGCGTATTAGCGTTGCTACGTTGGCGACATTTGCCAGATAGTCTTCGATGTCCCTTACAGCAATCCCATTCTGCTTGAGCTCTGCCTTGATGTCGCTAAACAGACGCTCTGCCAGCAGCCTACTATTCTTGTTGTCCCTGCTCCATACCACAAAGCGGGACATCACTTCCTGAATAGGAGTATCGCGCAGTGCCGCCAAGATACCGTTATACAGTATACCAGGGTTGGCAGGGAATAGAAACAACTCCTTGTTGGCGTCAGCTTTGAGTATATCTTCACCTATGCCCAGCTCGAAGTAGTCCATCTCTCCATAGGTGGTAAGGATGTACTGCCTGAAAGCTTTTGATGTAGAGGATAATCCCCCATATCTGTCTCCCTTCTTTTCATTGCCGGGGAGAGAATCTTCTTCACTCTCTTCATAGTCAGCCTGGTTGGCATCCTCTGCCAGCACTTCATCCTGCTGATAGATGACACTCATCAGCTTGATGTCTTTCAATATCTCTTCCAGGTTGGCATCGTATGTCTTCTGCCAGCGCTTATCATAAGCCGCTATGCTTTCAGGGCTGTTGCCTTCAAAGTTGATGGCGCCAAAGCCTCCATTGTTATCCAGCGCAAATATCGTCTGCCCCGGATGGCTGATGGCGTTATGTATACCTATCAGCCTCTGATATAGTGCATTCCTGTCTGCCTCTGCTACATCGACAGCACCACCAAGCCTCTTATCCCAGCGCTCGGGGTTGAACCTGTCGCGCATGGTATCCAGAATGGCAGAGATGTGGTACTTATTAAATCCGTCAATGCCCTGTGCTGTCAGCTGCCTGTACACCAATGCAGCAAGCATGTGTACGTCGCTACTAACCGTCTTGGCGTCGAAGACAGGAAGGATATCGTTCTCCGCTATCTCGATAGTAGGATAGTTGAGCCATGCCGCCTCTTTGCGGAGCCTGAAGATGTTATACACGGGAGTAGCCGTACGGAACTTGCCAATGCTGATGTCGCTAAAGAGCGCTTCAATCTCGTCGGCATGCTCGCTATAGAGCCCTAACCATTTCAGCAGCTCATTCCATAGCCTGACGAAAGCATTATTGTGTTTCTTCGTCCTGGTATAGCTGGCAGGGTGTGCCTGAAAGTCTGCAAAGTCATCGGCCATCTTCTCCTCCAGCCACAAGTCTTCCAGCTGCTTAGCCGTCAAGTCTTTACGGTTGGCAGCCTGCTCCCTGAATTTCTCTAATGCTTCCTTGCTGGGCAGCGTATAGCGCTCTCTTGCCAATCCCAGGTAGTGGCTAATCTGTGAGTTGCTAAGGAAGGTACGGAAGACGACGTGAAAAGCTTCATGCCACTCTGTACCTTTGGGTAATGCTTTCTTGGATAGGTAGACGACGTTCGACATAAAGGCGCCTACCGTGATGCCCTTGTTAGCGATGTTGCCGACGACGGTATCTATATCCTTGACGTCGATATTGAGGATAGACTGTATATTAGCTTTAGCCTCATCGAAGGTAGTAAGCTCCTTGTCGGAAACGTTAGGGACAATCTTGAAGGGAACATCATCATCCTCGCCACGGGTAGATTGCAGGTTTACTGTAAATCCTTTTGTTGCAGGAGCTTCTGTTTTTGCAGGTACCTCTTCTTTCTTTTCTTCCTCAGCTTCTTTCTGCTCCTGTCCTTCCAGAAATTCCTGCACAGCACCTATCTCCTCTTCTTCTTTCAAGTCCATATCCAGAAAAGCAGAAGGATTGGGAGACATCAGCGCTAGTGCATCGAATGCTGCGACTGACCTGCCTTGCTGGTTGCCCTGTCTGTATCCAGTGCCTTTGATGTAAAATCCAGGTACTCCCCAAGCTTTTGCTTTGCCTTCCAGGTAGTTGGCAATCTTCGACTTGGTAGGAGCACTCTTCATATACTCTTCTGTATGGAGCGCATTGAGGATGCCTTCCATCGTTATGTTAGGGCCGATGTAGGTACGATACTTTACGCCCCTGCTATCCTTGGGCTCCATGTAGAAAACACCGTCTTCTGTACGGCTGACGATGAAGTTCACCCAGGTATCATTCATCTCGATGCCTAACTCTACGTTGAAGTAGGAAGTAGGACCTCCCAGCAGCTTGGAAGCATCGGCATTCTTGAGCTTATTCACCCACATCTGTAGGCTGATATGTATGCCCTTGAGCAGGTTGCCCTTACCACTGGCATTATCATACGCCAGCACCGAAATATACCTGTCTTCATCCTTGGGAAGCAGCGCTACCTGTCGTCCCTTGCCTTCCTCGAATTCCTCTTCCCGCTGATGGGGGTATAGTCCCTCTTCATCTTTGGTGAAGATGCGCTCCAACTCTGCATCTACAGCTTTAACAGCCTCTGCATCAACAGGAGGATTCATGACACCACTCCATTCTTTGTGGCCATCGTATTCAAACAGTATAATCTTATCCTGCACACGGTAAGCCTTATTCTGCTTATTCTCTCGTAATGCCTTATCTTCAGCGTAGATTTCCTGTGACTGCTCCGGCGTTGGTTCGCTATACATCCTGTTGCCGTCCTCGTCGTAATGCAGGAAAGTGTAGTTAAATTTAGTCTCTCCGGTAGCGGTATTCGTCTTCTTGTCGATATAGATTATCGCCTTGGTTTTCTTACCCTTGATGGTAACTTCACGTCCATAGATATCGGGGGGAAACTTCTCTTCAATAGACTGTCCACCGTGCTTTTCCTGCCAGCGCATCACGGTACCACCGTGGTTGATGCTGAAGTTAAACATCTTCACGTGCACATCGGACTTGCCAAATACCACCTGCAAGGGAGTCCCCGTAACAGTGGCGCCTCCTTTATCAATCTGGCTGTCTATCCAGCTCCATAGCGATTCTTCCTTCGTCAGCTTCTCATACATCGTAGAAAGCTTCTCACCCTGCTCGCCTTCTTTAAAGGCAGGATTAAGGGTGGAGCGCTGCTCGGGGTCCGTCAAGTCGAAAGGCACTCCATCGTTATTGACATAGCGCTTGGGGTTGAGCAAGCTGCCCACCTCATGCCATTCATCGTTAGCATCTTCCCGCACAAAGAGACGTGCTCTCCAATGCTTGCCACCACGCAGATAAGTACGCATCATCACCACATCGTCGGTAATGCGTACTTCGGGCTCCAGATTCTCTGCAGCAGGATTCCACTCTTCGATACGTAGCTGTAGATTCGATGCCTTTGGCTTGGCGGTATATGCCCGCATCGCCTTCTTGGTGGCATCGGGGTACTCGCGTATACCTCTGCCTGTAGCTTCATCGAAAGATTCTTCCCATAATTCCTGATTGCGTGCTTCGGGATAGTCATTCCATATCCATAGCAGCTCATTGGGGTTAGTTACCGCTACTTGCCTACCTCCCTTAGTCTCTGGCTCTCCTGCTGTAAATCCTTTAGGTGGCGGCGTCGCTGTAGGTGCTGTAAATCCAGCAGGGGGAGCAGTAGGTGGAGCAGCGGTAAATCCCTCTGGCGGCTTTTCCCCTTCTGTTACTTCTGCAACAAAAGACTTGGCAGCTCCTGGTGCTGTAAATCCTGCAGGCGGTTTCACTGCCCCTTCGGTAGTCGTCGACGGGGATATAGGTGCTGCACCTTCTTGCTTCTTAAAGCTGCCAGGAGGCACAGGAATGCCACCTTCTTCTTTAGGTTCTTCCTGCTGTTGCTGGACTGCTTGCTCTGCTGCCTGCTTCTCTGCCTGCATGGCGGCGTTACCAGCACGCATCCACTGGGGCATCGTACGAAATAGGTTGCTTACATACTGATGCCCTGCCGATACCTTCGTAGCACCTTCGATGAGGGCATTGAGTGCATCAGGGCCTTGTCTTGTTGCTGCTTCCACCGCCATCTCATCGGCGGTAGGGACATAGCTTTTGAATGTCTCCAGCAGCGCATCTTTGGTTTCAGGGCTTACGTCGCTATAGTATCTGGCGATAAGCTTCTTGACGCGTGCCTTGTTAGCAAACAGCTTATCGGCTCTCTTTAGCTGTGCTTCTGCACCACTATTAATCTCCTGCTCGATAAGAGAGCGTAACTCAGCGACGTTCTCCAGAAAGTTTTCGGCACCTGGCTGGCTAACCAGCATGTTATATTCCATAATCTGGCGCTGACGATAAGCAGAAAGCCTATGCAAGTCGTCGAATAGGAGCTTTAGCTTCTTCTTATTTACAGGATTGCTTTTGTAGTGTACTTCCAGCTTCTTACGCAGCGCTAGTGCCCTGTCGACGAGATTCTCAAATTCCACAGAATCCATGTCGTAGGGAATAGACGTATTGTTGCGGTCCTGGTATTCCTTAGCTACTTTGGCGGCGATTTTCTTACGCTGCTTCTCGATATTATCTTCTAGCTTAGTAATAGAAGACTCGATATCCAGCAGCTCCTGTGTATAACCTGTTTCCTGATAGCGCAATAGCTCACGCTGCTCTTCTGGCAGCTTGTTGATATCTTCTATCTCCTTTGCTGTCTTGGGAGTACGCCGCTTTCCTAGTCTCTTTATCTTATCTTCAAACTTCTTTTGCGCTTTATCGTAATTCTGGCGTGCTTCTGCCAAGTCCTTCTCCATAGTATCCATCTCGTCGAGAAGATTGCCACGCTCACTCTCAAACGTCTTCTTCCAGTTACGGGAGAACAATATCGACAAGTTGGAGTTACGTATATCTTCCAACTCTCTGGTATCGACATCACCTACTATGCGCTGTATCTCACTGGCTACCTCTTTTTCCCTTTCGCTCTTTCTGCCGATGTTATATAGCGTATATGTCAGCCCTTCTTCCAAGTCGGCATCAGGGCGGATAAGAGCATCCTTGGCGTTCTGCTTGGCTTTGCGGAAAGCCTCTACCTTCATCTCCAGCCCTGCCCTCACCTCTTTGAGCCTATCCTTCATCTCCGTTACCGACGTGCTGGGGTCGAAGCCAAAGTCTGCCGCCATCTTCTTGTAGCCGTCTTCTTCGCTATTGGCCAAGTAATCTCTTACAGCGTCGTCGAAGTCGTCAACAACCTGGTCGAGATAGCCTGAATCGTAGCGCATCTGCAGCAGGTTAAAGATACCATCATCTTCAGCGTTCTTGGCTTTGAAGAAGTCATCCCTGTCAATGGCGTAATCCATTTCCTGATTCAGCTCATGGCCACGAATGGTAGACTTCACGGCTGCTTGTATCGTCGGTAGCGTCTGTACGTTATTATAGCGTTCAGCGAATGCTTTGTTGGCATCGCCCTGACGTAGGTAGTTTACTACATCTTTGATGGAGCTGCCTTCAAATCGGGTAATAGGACTGCCTATCAACCCCATGATAGCACCAATGAGCACTTCCTTTTGTCCTTCCTTGGTGCCGTAAGCCTGCTCAAATCCCTTGGTAATAGCTTCTGCCATAGAGTAAGTAGCATCACCACCATCATGGCTGTACTTCTTCATGACGTAATCCACTGCTGCCGAGCTTGTTACGCCCTGCAAACCTTCTTCCCATACACCTTCGATGAAGGGCTTCTTGGCGAGCTTATAGGCAGATACCAATGCTTTCTCCCAATTCCCTATCTCCCGTGCTGCCAGCTTCTCTCCTTCCTTGACGAAGGGAGAGAGCACGCCACCCGCTATAGGAGCAGGGCCCATACGCAGCGCCTTGCCAATCATGTTGCGTAGGGGAGCAAATGTCTTGGTAAAAATCGCGGCATTAGAGGCACCTACCAGTCCCAGGTTGGTAGCGAAGACGCCATTAGCCTGCCTGGTTATCCTATCCATCATCGAAGCATGCTCTTCTGCTGTAGGCTCCCTGCCTTCAGCGTCGACAAAGCTGCTAATCATATCACGTTCTGCTTCATCGATAAAGTGGCGTGCTTCGACGCCCGCTTCATATCCGGCACCCGTAATGATGCTGCGCAGTCCTTGTATATTCTGAAATGCTGCTCCCGACTTACCAAGTGCTGCATATCCCTTGATGACGTCGTCGATGGGAGCAGTACGCTGCAGCATCTTCATTAGCTTGGCGGTACGTGCCAGGATACCCTGCGTTATCATCATCTGCGCAGGAGCAGCAGCACCAAAGGTAAGTGCTGTAAGATAGGATGCCGTAATCTCACTCAAGATAGCACCCGTCATGAATGACATGCCACCGAGGAAATCGTTAGCCCAGAAGTTGGCAGTAAGCATCTGCCTACCCAGTCCCATCTCCTGCTGTGCCTTGGTATAGTAGTTAGGCAGGTTTTTGTCCATCCACTGGTTAGCACTATCCAAAGAGCGCTGAAAAGCGTTGTTATAGATGTCGCTCCACTTTACCACGTTGCCGGGGATAGCGATGTCGGCAAGCTGCAGTCCTGCTACACCGATAGTATAAGGGACAGTCGCTAAGCCACCAATGAGTGCTGTTGCCGTCTTACCAGCCCACTTTATTACGCCATTGCGATATTGCTCAAAGGTAGACTGATTTTGCGCCCTCTCTTCAGTTAGCCGTGCGTAGTCAACAGCTTCATCTCCAGTGAGTACTGGAATAGGAACCAGCCGCCTGAACTCCGATAAGTCTATATCACTCCAAGGTGCAAAGCCTCCTCCTGCCTGCACTTGTCCAAACTTATATCCTGCATCAGCAGGGGGAAGTATAGGCTGTCCTGTAATAGGATTGAGATTAGCGATTGGTCTGGTTACTTTAGCCATATTATTCTTCTTCTCCTATTCCCATGTCCTGAAACATGTAGGCAGGAATATTCATTTCTACTGATTCGGATTCTCCCGTTTGCATTGCAGCGCCAGCAGCAGCTTTTTTCAATTCTTCTTCTACAGGAAGGTTCATGCCCTGGTTTACTGCTTCCAATGCTGTAAGCACATCTTCATACCTGGTATAGCCAGAATCGGAGACACTTCTGGTATTATCAAACGTTACGCCTAGACCTGCTTCTGTATCGGCTATTTGCACTGGGCCCAGCAGCGTATTGCCAAATGTAATGCCCCAACGCTTGCCATTATCGTTGCCCCAGGTGATAATGTTATAAGTGTATTCGTTTCCTACTCTGTCTTGCATAGATACGGACTTGACAGGAGTATAGGCAGATGACAGCTTTCCTCCACTGGCAGTAGTAACGGGAGCTTCATCAGGGTCTATCGCTATACGGTTGTTAACCTCTATAGCCCTATACCCCATATCAGTATCAGTAAGTCCTACCTGACTAAGGATGCTGGAATAGTGCAGCAGCATTTTGGTATCTCCGTTATTCAGTGCCATAGCTACTTTCTGGCGTATTGCTCCAAGAGCAATATCCCGCATGTTGCTATTCTGCGAAGGAACTTCTACTTGATATACTTTGCTATCTCCCTTGCTATTTGCAGGAGTAGTGATTTGAATTACAGGCTTACCGGCAATAGTAGTCATGGCGGCAGTAGCCTTGCTCATATCAATAGCATCTACGTTAACAGCCTTACTGTCTCCTATAGCAGTAAGCTCTCCAGTGACTCCCGTGGCAGCATCAACAAAGACATGCTTATTGGCATTCAGCATCCCGGACATTTGCTTATTAGCTATAGCTATAGGGTCTTTAGGACTGGTAGCATGCAGTACTAAAGAAGTCAAGGCTTGAGGTACTTTGCCTGTCTGCTTGATTGTTTTTGTTACTTCTTTTTTAGTTTTTCTCCAAAGCTGTGTAGCTTCATTCTCCCATTCTATAGCTTCAGGATGCGATGATTTCTTTGAGGCGAATATAGCAAGTTCTCGATTAGCGCGTATTTCATCTACCGTCATCTTTGATGCACGCTGTACCATATCAGCAAACTGCTGTATAGTAGTTCCTTCCGGTAACTTGTCTTTTAACTGACTATAACTATCATTTAATGCTCCTGTTTCTATGACTATTTCAGACTCTACTTTTTGTAGCCTACTACGTTCAATAGCAGCAGACTCCATATCGTTAACGATACTACCAAGTTCTCCTCCTTTGGTACCTATGAAGTCGTACATCTTCTCCAGATTGGCACCTACAGGAATAATTCCATAAGCCTGGCTATTGAAATATTGCTTGGGATTTGCCATACCTTGTGCTTTCTCCCAAAGCTCTGTAAGCTTGATAACGTCTTCTTTCCCCAGTCCTTTAGTGCCTAATACTGCTACGACATCAGGCTGCTTCATGATATTGCCGAGCATATTATTAGCAGCTTTCTCCCTGCCAGTAGCAGTATCAATCATGTTTTGCAGTGTAGTATCGAAGTCTATGGCAGGACCAGGAGCAACAGTAGTAGTATCTGTTTGTGGCAAAACATATTGCTGCTTTAAATCGTACCAGTTCTTTTGCAATGCCTTGCGATGGGAAAATCGCAGATTCTCCAAGTAGTAGGGATTTTCCTTCAGCGTATGGCTGTACTCCTTGCCAAATAAGTTAAAGAACATCTGGCGGTGCCCTGCTGCAGCAACATCTTCAATAAGATACCTTCTGGGATTTTCCAAGAGGGAGGTAACATTATTCGTATAGCTCTTTTCCAGCTGCGTAAGGTAAGCTTCTTCAGCTTCCTTACTGAGTTTTCCAAACGCACCGTCAATCTTTCCCTTATAGTATCCTAACTCCTTAAGATATTTCTGCTTGTCGGTATCCGACATCGCAGTATATACATCTTTAGTAGTTTTATAATTCTTATCCAGCGCATTTTTAGTGATAGCTACAAACTCGAATTTCTTGGCACCTTCAGGAGTCGATAAGTCCATACCCTTGAAGTCATAGTCTGCTAAATCGATGCCGGTAGAAGAAAAGTAATCTACTTCCAGCTGACTACGTACATCGGGGCGTGCAATAAAAGCATCGAATAGTCCTGCCAGCCTCTCCGGCGGTACATTTTTTGTCTTAATTTTCTCTATCCATGCCCCTGTAACAAAATCCTGTTCTGTTAAGTCGGGTACTGTAGCTTTTGCCAGCTCCTGCAATTCAGCAGGGATAACTACATGCCTATATAAGTCTGCTTGTCCTACTCTATTGTACTGCCCTGTTTCGTAATCATAGTTTAGTGGCTGCTGTCCCTGCCTAAAGCGCTTTAGCGCAAACATCATATTACCAGCACCTGTAGGGTCTTTCTCGTGTGCTTCCTTGATACGCGCTATTTCAGTGGCTTCAGCGATAGCGCCTTCTTCCAACGCATAAGCCAATCCCCCAGGTTTCCACAACTCCTGTACATTCGTCTTAGCTTTGCGCAGCGACTTCATGGCGTACTCCGTATTGCCACTGGCAAAAGCCTGTGCTACACTATCGCTCAAGTCCTGCACGTACTTGGTATACTCCTGACGCCAAGGCTCATCAACGGTACGTGCTTTAGGGGTAGTGGACGCTAGAGCACTATACATATCCTTCTCCGATTGCATCCCTATCATGGCCTGATACATAAGCTCTGTGGGGGCCTGCAATACCGGGAGGTTTATCTCTACCGGCTTTATGATTGTTCCTCGTGCTAATGCCATTACTTAGTCATTTTCTTTAGCCAACCCCCGTAAGCCTGCGTCGTCAAAGCACCTGTACGCTGTCGGTGTGCCGCCGTCAGCTCTTCCAGCTGCTTATATCCCTCTTCGGGGGTAATAGTGCCACTGGCTATATCCTGATTGATTCGTATAGCATCGTTGATATCCACTTCCTGTCCCCGAATAGCTTTCTCGATAAGTCCCTTGGGGTCGCCTAATTTGAAGTCAGCTGTTTGCAATACCGAGTTAATCAGGCGCTGCTGTGCGATGTTGGCCCTATAGTCGGTAAGCTTCTGTCCTGTACCGCCTACGCTTTCCAGAATGTTTTGTAGTCCCATCTGGTATCCAGCTTTACTTTGCTGCGTTAGCTGCTCGGCGTAATTCTCCGCTTGTACCCGCTGGCGACCCATCACGTCCAGCGTATTGGCATATTCCATTTGCTGCTGTGACTTTAGCTGCTGTTGCTGCATGCTAGTACGCGCCAGTGCATCAGCACTCCTGTTTCGTATATTCTGTGCCAGTGCAGTCCTGACATTGGTACTACGTACATCATTAAGCCCCTGTATGGCGGCGTTCTCGCTGGATAGTATATCCTGCTTGGCTTGTGTTAAATCTACGCCCCTGGTTTCCATCAGCTGGCGAATCTTACTTTCGTAGGGGTTATACTGGGGTACTGCTTTATCATATCCTGTTGCCAGCATGGCGAGCTTGCCAAGTGCTTCCACTCCCTTGCCGACAGTGAGGGGAGAGTAGACGTTATTCTTTAGCCAGTCTTCAAACTTGGATACTTTACCGGCCCCTGCAGCAGGCTCCTTAATGATAGGCTCTCCCGGTTTGTAGGTAGCAATATTTGGCCCTGTAGCATTTACATTTTCCCATCCTGCAGGAATACCTGTATTATCGGTAGGGTATTTTATTTCTGGCAGCGGTGCAGACTTGTTGAGCCCTACATCAGAAAAGTCTGTATTAATTCCCGTGTTATCATTAGGATAAGTAGGAAGGCTGGTAACAGCGCTTCCCGTCAAAGGCTTTAGCTTGCTGGCTAGTGGAAGTACAGGCACTACAGGATTCATCGCCATGTCTACTCCCGTCCAAGGATTAGGAAGCTCCCAATCATAAGGCTCCGTATCTAGCCAGTCGCCGTATGCCTTCTTGGCGTAGGCTGAAGCTTCTACAGGCTGACGGTATTTCTGGATAGCCTTACCGGCATTCTCCTTCAGCTTCAGCATCTCCTGATGGCGCATGAGCTCATTCATCTCCGCCATAAAGCTGCGCTCGGCGATGCCTGAAGTATCTCTTTCAGGATACTTATCACTTATTTTCTTAGCGGCAGCGGCAAATGATAAGTTTTTATATTTGTCCACAACTGTTCCTTTCTTCATTGTATTCTATTTTATAACCGCGTAACAAGCGACTACATTTAATTCTGTTAATAATTAATGGAGTCACGTTGCCTTTAAACCCAAATTTCTCAGCAAAAAATAGAGCTGCATCCTTAACGCGTTTAAACTGTATAACTTCGTCGTTTTTAGTTACTTTAACTGCTCTTGTGTATCCAGGAAGTCCTACTATAGACTCATCAAAGTGTCTGACCTGATACTTCCTACGGAGCCACCTATTATGATAAATAGACTCTGATATTTGAGGAAGAGTGCAGTTTAAAAAAACTGCGCACTCTGTTTGCGTATGGAAAGCTTCTACTTTATTATTATCAATATCGTAGATTGTATATTTAGGTGGAGATGCTTTAGCTGTGTCGAAATTCTCCTTTAAAGATATATAACACTTAAGCGAATTAAGCCACTTACTAGCTGCTGCTTTTATTCCTATCGTTCTTGTTGAAAGTTTCAAGCCCTTAGCACACTCTGCTATAGAATCATATTTCTTTAATAGAATACCATCTTTGCTAAAAACAAAAACAGGCTTTCTAGTAATTTCATATGCTCTGTATCGAAAAGCAATCATATCTAAATCTCCTCCTGCTGACTGATTATAAAAATTAACATCCTTATCAGCGTTGTATAATCTTACATAGTGCTTTTCTAATTCACCTAAGAAAGCAGGAGTATAAAACCCTTCAGTAATGATATACTTTTTAAAGCTATCCCTTCCATATAATTTAACATCTTTCTTTAAAAGTGGGGAACCTCCCAAGTAACTTTTATCACAAGCAGCAAAAGCGTTCGTCCTCGCTCCTATATATGACATTCCATTAGCAGTATTTATAGTCATATAAATATATCCGTAACATCCATAAATTAAGTCTTTTTTCTCTATATAGCTATAAGGTGTTTTCATTTTATAATTAATCTATTACTGAAAATATATTCCTTCCCACCAAGCGTTACTTTTACTTCTCCTCCTTCGACTTCTGCATCAGGCTTATTGGAAGGCACTCCCTTAGCGTTTACCATAATGCCTCCCTTGTTATGAAGTCTCCCTTTATAGACGGCGGCATCTTCCATGCCGGAGAGAGCACCACCCAGTGCGAAGCCATAGGGATTTTTATTTACCGTCAACTCGTTGAGCCGATTCTGCAAGTCTTTCGGCTCACCAATCTTCTTGCCTATCACAGAGCCTAACGCTGAAAAGATACCACCAAGCCCCGGCACCCCTAAAGCAGTTAAGGCAGTACCCAGGACGGAACCTGCTGCACTGCCTACTTGAGTGTATTTAGCCTCCAGAGGGCCTCCCTGCTGCAGGTATCCTCCCTTGCAGCATTTACGCATAAGTTTGCTTTTCATAATTACTTGTTCTTCCGGCGCTTACCCATTGCTTTGAAGGTTTTTGCCAAATTATAACGCTTACTCCCTGGAGGGCAGCTAGGGCCACCGAATTTTTTACCCGTGCACGGTTTGTCTTTGCGCATGCCCTTTACGGCGGACTGTATCCACCTCTTTTTGCTCTTCGTTGCCATTACCTAACAGATTGAAAGTTATCAATATGTATCAGATATGTTACCAGCTTATAGTCGCCATGACTGAAGAATAACCTCACCACAGCGTACTTATCCCTTAGCTCATTCAACTCATGCATTGCCTTATTCACATCTATCGCTGCAGCATTGGGCACCAAATCGATGTATCCCTGTCCATCGCTGAAGTAGCTGCTGATAGCACTCCACTGCGATGTATTCACGGGGGCGCCTGTCGCCAAGTCCCGCAGCTGCGCTATCTTGTAATTCTTGTCCCTCATCATCACGGGCTTACTGCTATTGCTCCACCCCAACGTTGTTGCAGGGTTGCATACCAAACTTGCCTTTCCCGTTGACTGGTTACGGTTATATACCAACACATCCGTGTAGGTGATGCCGTTAGCATCTACCCACTGCCCATCAACATACTGCTGTGCCTGGCTGTAGTAGTGTATAGCATGAGGATTTTGCGTGATGAAGTTTCTGTCAACAAACTCTATAACGCTATCGTACTGTATGCCAAAGAACTTGCCGAAGCTGTAGTAGTCGTCGTGTAGCCATAGCTGATTGGCGATGATGCTGCCAAAAGTATTCGCTGCCGTCAGCATAAAATGAGGCTGGTAGCTATGCCAGCTTATCCATGTCTTCGTGCGATGGCTATACGATATGGTAAAGCTCTTATTTTCAAAGTAGTCAGAGTCTGTGTACTCAATGATGCCAGCAGGCTGCCCATGTAGGCTCTTTTTCAACTGTAGCTTGTCACCGGATTGTACCACATTTCCTAACGCTATCTGGTCCAGCAGCTTTTGTGTAAATTTGTAATCCGTCTTGTGGATTATCGTGCGCTCAAACTTGCTGTCATACGCGACTCTGACCTGGTCAAAGTTAAGCGTAAATCCGGCAGCATGGAAGTCCTTGATAAGGAAAGATTTAAGGTTCTGCTCAAACCAGTGATATAACTTGTATCTACTTGTTTCCTCAAAGCTGTCTGCGTGAGAAAAAACTTTACCTCGTAGCGTATCCACCCATACCAGTCCGTGTGGTGTATTAGCACTGGCCAGCGTGCCCTGCTGCCCTCCATACCCTAAGTCGGTGCTCGCCATCTCATAAGGTGGAATAGACAGGAAATCCCCCGTGCCTATATAGATGTTGGTACCGTCAGCCTGCAGCTGCTGCGGGTTGGGCTGCAATACAAAGCTGCTCTCTTCCGTGCGGAGCAACAAGTAATTTTGCTTGTACGTCAATCCCTGAATGCTTCCACGGTGGGGAGCATTATCGAAATAGTTGTTTGCCTTGAAGACTCTGTAGTTGTCCGACAAGTCTTCTTCAAAGCTGCGCTCACTCCATATTAATCTATTGGGATAGCTATTCAGGCAGCTGGAACAGAAGTTGTAGCTGTAAGGGAGAGAAATGAAGGTACGCGAATCGTTAAGCTTCGACAAGTCATCATTATATCCATACCATTCTATGCAGAAGCTGGAGCGCAGCCGCATCCTCCTCTTCTCTTCATCGGGGTCTGCTACTTCAGCAACTTTGGTAATGATGAAGTCGTCGATGCTCTGCCCCGTTTCTTCGTCGTAATATCTGTTGCAGTCCAGCCCCTGGTGCCTGTAATTCAAGTCATGCACCGACTCTATCCATAGCTTCTGTATCAACTCATATTCCAAGTGTACATCGACATCGCTGTCATTGAGCAAGTCAAATAGCGCTAAGGCTGGACCAACAAAAGGTATAGCAAACTTTACGTAGTCGACATTCGAGATAGTGCTTCCTATGCTTACCGACGATATATTGGTTATATCCAGCCGGGAGATAAATACATCGCCACTGAAGTAACCCTCACTATCGTCTTCACTGCCCAGCTCCACAGTTAAGGGCCTGTATCGTATCGCCGCCAAGTTATTCAGCACAGGCACTCCCGACTTGATGTATACATAATTCAGATTGGCACGGGTGGTGCTGAATACACCAGGCAGCGTGCTAAGCGTCAGTATGTTGAAGTCTGAAGTGTGACTTCTGTTAGGCACCTCGTCGATGATAGACTTGCTGGGTAGCAATATCGACTTCTCAATACCTATAAACTCCTCCTGGGGGCTGAACGTCGTCGTCAGGTGATGCTTACCATAGAGCTCCAGGTTGCTGTAAGGCAGCGACTTCAGGAATATCTTCTTGTAGGCATCATCGTGCTCCTTGCGGTTTTGGGTATGGCTGGACTGATAAAATCCATTAACCTTTACGAAATCTCCCTGTACTACCTTGCCGTCAAAAAGAAACTCATTGGTGATAAGGTTCTGCTCCAGCGAGTTTATCTGTACGCCGTTATCATTGGCATTGGGCAGATAGTGAATATACCTGCCTTCCTGAATATCGTTGCCATTATTCTCTTCATAGTTATAAGGTACCATATATCCACTGGCGATAACTGTCGCCGTCGTCTCATCACGCAACGAGGTGACGAAATAATGCCCTACGATATCGGCATGGGGATATTCGATATTGCTGAAGTACACTCCTATATATCGGGGCCTGTCTCCTTCCGTCAGAGGCTCTATCGTACGGCATGGAATGCGGTGATGCCGTATCGGCGTCCCTGCCAGCAAGTTGCCATTACAGTCGGCACCCCAGTAATCTATACCACAGAAGTTGGGTGGATTGCTGTACGTCGCCGCTACTTCATAATAGCCCATCTCACCACTGGAGATATATCCCGCCATGGGAGTAGCGTCCTTCACCGCCGTATTGTACAGCTGCCAGTATTCCACTTCGGTACCTGCTACGCCCTGTGCATTTAGCGTACGCTCATCATCAAAAGGAAGGGAAAGCCAGTCATGACTGGTATAGTGCATTCCGTCTACTGTCACCACATCAAACGACAGCTCTACGAAGTCATCTTCATCATCCGTACTTAGCACTATCGTCGCCGAAGTACCTACATTAACCATATCCTGGCTTGTCGCCGTCTCCAGCAATACGGTGCCCGTAGCGATATCCTGGCTAAACTGATAGAACAACGTATAATCGGTGCCACTGCGTGTAAGCACTATTGCTACTGTCAGGGACTCCGTGGAAGTACCTTCCTGACTGGGTGTCCCAATCAGCGTAGTAGTAATTACCGTTGCATCATGAGGCAGCTTTGCCCTGCCCGGAATATGGCAGACAGGACTGATAGTGCCGTTACGGAAGACATATACTATTCCGTATGCCTTTACCTCATCACCCTGCTCGCTTCTATGCTTATCGTAGCTCACCACATAGCGCGTACATATCTTGCTGGCAGCACGCTGAAAAGAAGAATAGTCTATTTGCTGCTCGGTGAGGTTGGCTCTCACCAGCCTTCCCTGCACCTGCTCCATTACCCTGCTGGTATCGTATATCGTAAAAGGCACCAGCACACTATTCTTATCGATTAGCGTATCTCCATTGCTTGTATTAAATCCCCTGTAGATAAAGCTTTGCTTGATGGATGCATAGGGGATAATCTCGCCTACGTAGTGCGCATCTGTCGTTATGCCGTCACCTGTAGCACTGCGCAATACCGCAATGCGCAAGTAGCGAAAGTCTGTATCCAGGTTGGTAAATGTCAGCTTTATGGACTTGTTGGAATTTGGCAGTGCTCCCTCTTCTGCTGTAGCATTATCCAGGTTTAGCCCAGGCCCTATCTGCACAGGCTCTGTAGGGAGCGTACGCAATACCACATTGAAGCCGTCATCCAGCATCTCGCCAATGAAGCTGTAGCTACCCCATTCCAGATTACCCCCACTGGTGAGCACCTCTACAGCGATGTCGGGATAGCCTACGTTGGGGTTGAGGGCAAAATCATTGATAGTGGTGAACCTGTCAGGATACGAGGAAAGGGTGGTAAGGTTACACCATCTGTCTTGATTCAGGCTATCACGCCAGTAAATGACATCTTCACAACCTCGTACCACCCTATACTCCCCGGTTATAGGATACTGTGTACTAAAGCCAAAGTCTGCAATCTTTACCAGCAACTCGGCGGTACACTGTTGCAAGTCTACTTTATAGATACACCCTGCATCGGTGAATATCACCTGGTAAGTAGTATTCATCGGAATGACGCCACAGATATCACCATCCAGCTCCACACATAGCCTGTTACTGTTTTCATTAACGACACTACCCTGGCTGCCATCGACACTATCATGCACTACGTTAAGTGCAAAGGTTAATGTATTCTCCGGTTGTGCCGATACATCGGTGTCTTTACTTAATCCCAGAATAGGAAGGTATGTGCTGTTATCACTCATGTGCGATGTCCTGTGTTGCGCGAAAATTCGTAGGAGTATCTGTTGCGTCTGAAGACGAAATTCTTATGCCTGTCAGGCTCTATAGCACGGAGTATCTCCTTGCCCCTGAATTTGTCCAGCATCGTCTTTGCCTTTACCATGGCGTCGGTGTGAAACTTGTACGCCATCTCTTCATGGGTGTAGCTCTTATTCAGCCAGTACCTGCTCTGGATATGCCAGCTTAAACCTTCCATTAGGGCAGGGTCATCGGGGACGATGACGTTTCCATTCTCGTCCTTCACGCTGGCATAGTATACCAGCGTCACCTCTCCATCCGCCAAGTCTATTGTCATGCACGTCATCGTCTTATCCAGCGTAAATCCTATCTCGCAAGTACGACAGTAGAGGCTCTCGTCGATTAACGCAGCCCTGTTCTGCCCCTTGTACTTCAGGGGTTTACCATTAAGGTAGTAGGTGCTACCAAAAAATATCTCCTGGTATACTATCACTCTATATTCTCCAAAGTCCTGCAGTGCCGTGACGGTGCCGTCATTCTGTACCTGTGAATATAGCACGTCGACAATCAGCCTTACATCACTGGGCAGCTTGGCTTTATGACTCACTACGTCTATCAGCACTACCTTCAATTCCAGCTGGCTGGGTAGGTTGAAATCCCTATACGCCTGGTTAGCCCATGACAGCATCTGTACGGTATCGACATCCTGCTTTACCACTTCAGGAACATAGTTTAGCACTGCATCTAACGGCACATATTTATTCATCGCCCTTTGCGTTTTGTAATCTGTATAACATACTCCTGTCTAGCCGCATAGCTTTTACGATGCCTCTGAAGACATTCTCTATAATCTCTACCTTATAATACGACTTAAAGGGAAACTGTGCTCCCGTCTTCAGGCTCCTGTTCCAGTTTAGCAACAGGCTATAACCATCCAGGTTGTAGTCGTATCCCTTTATGTATCCCTTCTGGCCAGTCTCCTTATAGCGCTTTTGATTTAGCGCCTGGTCACGCCGGGCACGCCGTACTTTTACCAGCGTTAGTAAACCACAGCCCCAAGGAATTTTATAAGTGTAGCCCTTAATTAAATAACGGAGCAAATACTTAAAATAGCACTTCACGACTACCTTCCACTCCCTGAAGTCCAAAGCATATTCATGGGTGCTGACATCCTTATCTTTGATATAGGGGGGCGCTGTGATGCCTGCTCCCGGGACACGCCTGCGATGGGGATATTGACGATACAGGGCATCCAGCGTGATGTAGTTGCCATAGTTAAAGCGCCCCTTTTCAGCGGCACGCTCTTCGATAGGTTTGCTATATTTACCTCTGCTCATTTACTCTGTCGTCAGGTATCGAAATAGGTACGCGCAATATCTCCAGTACCATTCTATAGGCAGGGTCTACCAAGTCGTTATCCAGGGGATAGTCGGAAGTGAAGATATCGAAGCATACTTCTCCCGTGCCTTCACCGTTATCATCACAAGCTTCAATGCCACTCCACTGGCTGATATCTTCGAAGTAGCCACTTACCAAAATAGCACGCGGCACCAGATTGGTGGTGTCGGCATTCCACAATACGATATGGTCATCGATGATGCTGTAGCTGAGCCTGTTCTCCCTGACTTCATCGTACTGATAAGTATAGGCAGTGCTGGGATTCATGTAGGCTATATCCCGATGGTCCAGCGTGTGTACCTTCAGCAAGTCCCTGTTACGGCTAGTTAGCGGACGAGGAATGGCGGTAGTGCTTTTGAGCACCGTGCAGCTGGGCAGGCATTCACAATTATGGATAGTATCAGCTACCAAGCTGATGCAGAATAGCTTGGTGTTCCAATCGCTGGTTTTGAAGTTTCTCTCCATCTTCTGCTTTACCAGCCTTAAAGCAGCGGCATTGAAATAGTGGTATAGGGCCTCATCGGAGAAAGGTGTTTCAGTCTCCGAGAAGCGATTCATCAGGTTGCGTATCGCCGAAATATGTTGCGCTATCGTCATTTCTTACCGTTTCTATGATATGCTTTGCTTCATCCCTTAAGTAGGGCATAACAAATACGATATACCCTTTATCATTCCAGGCGCTGTCCGACAAGAATTCCTTACGCGGTGGAAAGAACCATACGCACTCCTGTCTCTCGATAGGCAGGGGCTCCAGCATATATCGGTAGATGCTGGTTTGTAGTGCATAGACGTTGAACTCACTGGCAGGAAGATGCTCCAATCCCTTTATCAACCTGTAGCGCGAGTTGGTGTAAAACTTCTTGTTGCTCTTCCAGTCTTTCAGCACCAGGCTATCACCCCTTAGCGCAACGTGGTCTACCATGCCACCCAAGACTTCATTGCCGATGATGTACTCCGTCAATAGGGGTACATCATTATATTCCAGCAAGTAGTTCTCGACGGCAGGGATGGGCTTCTGCTGCTGTGCCATGTGCTTGAAGGTGCGCTCCATATAGTCGTGGTATCGTATCCCTATCATCTGTCCGCGCACCTTCTTGCGTCGCCACTGCTCTTCCAACTCCGCTACGGTGATGCCAGCTTCCGCTGCTTTCTCACGTAGCCAAAACTCTTTGTCAAACGGCTTCTTGAACCGCTCTATTGCGGTTGTCGTACTTACCAGATGCTTGCCGGTGCATAAGTCCGTATAGATATGCTGCTGGGGCTCGAATCTGATATTTCTAAACTTTTCATGAAGCAGAGAAAACGTTTCATATAATGTCATACTATCGCAGTTTTCGATACTATCACCCGGAAGGCTCCTTCATCGCCCTCGGGGCAGCTTACCCTAATCCAGTATTGGGTAGCATCAACCAGCGTCGTATAGTCAGTGCCGTCCAACTGCACGGTAGTGCCTACAACAGCGTCATCAGCCAGCAGGTTGAGACTTCCACAACTACCATCATATAGCGCTATTTGCGGATTAGCCATCGTACTTCCTACGACGTAGATGTAGGGTGTCAAGTTTGTGGCATCATTTACTGTGAAAGTATACCACAAGTCTCCTGCCATTGGCGTCACCCAGGTTGCCGGAGTACCAGCACCGGAATCTGTAGGCGCTGCAATGCGCGGGCACTGGTCGATGTTGCTGCCGCTAAGATACATATTATTGCTATACGGCATATTGTATGCACCGCTACAGTCATCATTGCCGGGAGCAGGAACATCTTCGATATGTACCGTAAAGGAGATAGTCTGTGTATTGACACAGGGCACCGAGTTAGTAGCCTCTATTTCAAATACATAATCTCCACCGCTGATGGATGTAAAGTCGAAACATCCATAGGTACAGGGGAAGGAAGTATCGATGACGCCGCCTTGCCCTGTATAGCTATCCGGGTTAGCTCCATCCGGCTCTGTAATGGCATAGAGAAATGAGCTGTGGCTCGTCAGGTAATCCCCTATGTAAAACTCCCTGGTGCAGGTAGCATCAATGACTGACTGGCTAAGCACTCCGGCACATACGCTGTGCACTACTACTCCACCTACGTTGCTGGTGACACCATCGTGGTTGTCTACCGTATAGGTAATAGTATTAGCGAGACTGGCGCTGTATCCTGACTTAAACTTGTACACTCCATTGCTTCCCGTAATCTGTATGTCAGGGTCGATGCTCAGAAACTGTACCGTAGAGGGGTCTATATCCCCTGTATCGTTAGCAAGAATATCAGTGTCAGCAGATTGTACATCACATTCTACACATACGTGGTCCGTAACAGTAACGGGTGCAGGAAGCAAATCGTAGACGACGACGTCGGCAACAGAGCCGCTATCGGCACCTTCGTCATTGGCGATATGCCAAATGATGGGGTCAGCACCCGTCCCCGGCATCGCCGCTGTAATGGTATATTCGATAACACCAGGTACTGCCAGCGCTACCGTACCCATACTGGGAGTATTGAGAAACTCGAAAGTATCCCAATCCAAGTCAGAGCTGCTTACTGCCCTGCCGACGACATCGAAAGTAAGTACATCGCCCGTCTGTGCGCTGGCAGAAACACGCTGTATCTCCCCTGCAACAGACACATACTTGGGTAATGCCGCTACTTCACAGTCAGGAATGTTTACCGTTATGGTAGCAGGGTCCGACTGTAAGCCGTTGGCATCGATAACGTAATATGTAAAGCTTAATGTATCTGCTTCCGTGTATTTAGAGTATACCGTAACGATGCCTTCATCACTGACAGAAATGCAAATGTTGGGGTCATCGATATTGAAGACGGTACTACTATAGTCAACGGCGGCAGCACAAGGCGACGTCGTACGTACCAGTGTCTGTGTACCTATAGAGCATGCTCCAGGGCACGCCGAAGGACTGGCGCCATCAGCGTATTTGGCAATCATGCTCACCGTAACATCATCTATCGTGGGCTTGCAGAAACTATAGTTGAGCTCTTTGGTAGTCTCACATCCGGCGCTATCCGCTACCGTAACGTACACGACGGTACTTGATGGCGTACTTAGCAGCTCCTTGATAGGCAGGCTAGCACCAGTAGTTTCATTAACATTGAATACCAGCGTATCAACCTGCCATTGATATGTATAGGGTGCCACACCACCAGAGGCTGTCACCGAAAAAGTAAGATTGCTGTCTACGCTAATATCCGTGACGGTAAAAGTATCACAGGGTGATGGTATATCTACTGCCGTAGTAAGGATACATCCCTCGTTGTCAACGACAGTAGCCGTAAAGGATGCATTGGCGGCGCACTCTTCATTAAGAAAAGTTACGTCGACTACCACCTGTGTAGCTGACTCCGATACGGTAGCTACCGTAATGCACTCCGAGCCAGGTGTTAGCGTAAAAGTAAATGGAGTATTCTCCACCTGTATGTTGAAAGTCTTTCTGACAGTTATCATAGCATCTCTATAGTTATGTCGCCACAATAGTCGGGTTCAATCGTTATGTTGGAAACGCAATTTGCCGTCGAACTACAGTCTTCAGCGGTATAGCTGTATTTATGTAGTATGTTGGCGATGCAGCACTCTTCATCGATAGTTGCACAGTCTCCTGCATCACGATAGTGCCACAGCACCAGCTTGCGTAAATCTTCAGTGCTGTTACACTTCATAGCATAAAGTATATCCAGTGCCTCCAGATAGGCAAGCTCCAATATTACACAGTTAGCATCCGCAATCTGACTCATTGCTTGTTCCCGTTGAAATCTTACTTAATAGCGCTTCATATACCGTATACATCTTGGCGCAATCGCACGTACATCCATTGGCATTGGTAAGTGCATAATGCAGTACCATCTGCTCGATAGTCTCCACATCGCACTTAACGTCGCAGTCCATGAAGACACAGCCCTGCTCCGTAACGGTAGTATCATCTTCTTTTACCGCTACGATAGTAACGCTGTATACGCCATTGGCAAATGTAGCCAGCTCATAAAACTCGGGGTAGATTCTCTCCTCCCCCGAATACGTGCGCACCTCTCCTGTAGTATCCAGCGTACCCAATTCATAGCTGAAAGCGGTACCCTGATTAAAGGTACCGCTTACCGTTACGCTGGTATAGTCAGCAGGAGTGGTTATATAGTCATCCAATACATCGGATGCTATAATCATGTAGTCACATGCTGAAGGAGTAAGTGTCATCCGTTTACGGTTTTAGCTTTGTTTTCCTTAATCTTGGCGAGCCAGTCCTGAATAAAGTGCCACAGTGGGTTGGCGATGTTAATCAGGATGGCGACGATGATGCTGGCAAAGCTCCCCGATGCGATAGCTTCGGCGATTTCCGGTGCCGCCGTTTCGGCGATAGCGAAGCCTACACCGTTGAGGATAACGATAACCAGCGTAATAGCTGCCGTCAGAAAGTTAGGTGACGACCACAAAGCACTCCAGCTAAAGGTACCGTTCTTGATGTTGGTGACGAGCTTTAGAATCATCACCCATACACCAGGGATAGCGACTTGGCTGATAAACTCCCAGTTTTTGGAGAGGATGCCATCGGCTACCTGCTGTGGGTCCAGCGTAGTATCTACACCCTGGACATTGAAGAAGTCGAAGATAAGCTTTACGGCCATAAGCAAAATCGTTGCTACGCTAGCCGAGAAGTTAAGCGATTGAAGCCTTTTCATTAGTAGGTTGGTTTAATGTCTACGATAATCTTGCTAGGGGCGCGGTTGTCTCCCCCAAAGTTAGCGGTTATTTCCTTAGCACACCTGTTTTCATGCGTAAAGTTTATGCTGCACTGCGCTACTTTACCAGGGCCATCGAAAGTAAAGTGGTATTTCTTGGCGTCAAAGTCTGTATCCAGGTAGATTATAGTCTTCACCTTCGTTGGCACACTAAGCAGTATTTCCTTGTCGGCATCCTTTGTCTTAGCGGTACCCTTCACTACCTGGTTATCTACATGGCAATAGGCACCATAATCCCATAATCCTGTATATGGATTATAGCGCCATGCCCACATCGCAGAGTCGATAAAGTGGTTAAAGAAGTGAAACGTCTGTCCCCCTCCTTTATTCCAGTCGCGCCACTCTTCTCCCAAGAGGGTATATCTACTTGCATTAGTAAATACCACCTCCCAGATGAGTAGCTTTTTGGACTTCCAGAAGCGGGGTACCTGCGGTAGTATCCCACTGATATAGAAGTCGTGCATTCCCTTGTAACAAATGAGCTTCATTATTTACGTGTTTGCTCTTCAGGCCATCCCTTAGTCGTAAAGACGACGATGGCGGTAATAACTAATGCTCCACATAAGGCATAAAACAAGATTTGCAGTATCATTGTATCTATAGTTTAGTTAACGTATTTCTTTCCAGTTTAGCACACAGCGCGTCGCCGAGTTCCCTCCAATTCCCTGCACCAGCACTGTAATCCTTCCCAAATCCCTTGCTGCACCGGCGGCATCGAGAGTGATTGGATATTTTACCGCTGTAGGCTTGCTGATAGCCTGCTTTGTTGTTGCAGTGGCTCCTACGTATCCCTGCGCTACAATGATAGCGGGAGTGCTCGACAGCGTTCCCGCCACTGTCTGCATGCCGGAGTAAGTGGCATTGACATCCGTTAGACTAATAGACGTCAGCGCCTGCCCCAGGCACAGCTTCCATAGTACGGGGCTGTTTCCTGTAACGATGATGTCGACACTCTCCAATACCATCTTGATACGGTTGGTAATGCTATTGAACGTCGTCTTAGGCTGAATGGATAAGATATGGGTATCAGCGCCATTTCCTGCTGTTGCAGTGCCTTCTGCTGAAAACAGAAATCCCAGGTTATCTTCCTGCCCTCCCTCACTAATAACAGAGCAGCAGATGAAGTTCATCGTCGTACTTGCTGTATCTGTGCACGTCATGCCACAGCGTATCGGTAGGTTGGCACTTTGAATGTAGGGCGCTATTTCATCGTTGGCGTGATTGAATTCATGCACGTAATATAGCATACCGCTGACATCAAATCCTATCCTTACCCTTCCTACATAGAGAGCTTGAAAGTCTAAGGCAAGTATCTGTGTTTTGGTAAAGTCCAGCAGGATACCACTGGGCCCATTGCCATCCATAGTATCCAGATTCCAACTTTCCTGTGCTACAACAACATCACCTACTCCTGTATCGGATAGTATCCTTATAGAAGGAGTAGTGCCATTCATCAGGAATTCTATACCATTAGCGCCATCACTATACCCTGCAAACTTCTGTACGTTAGCTACACCTCCCTTCATGTTGAAGGTAATAAAGCACAGATTACCTTTCCCTGGCTGGTACCGAAAGTATTCGTATGTCTGCATATATGCTTTGCCGCCATTAGGAGCACTTGCCAGTGTCATCAGCGCCATACGATTAGTAGCATCGTGTGCTACTGCTGCCCCAGATTCTGCAGTTATAGCTTCATAGAGCAGCGGAGAGAGATTGTAAGTAAGCTGTGCATCGAATAATGATGTCGGATTAGATACTCGTAGCCTGCCAAAAGCATCAAAGTTGATATCTGAAAGTACAGGAGCACTTTCTGTTATAGAAAGCGGCTCCGTAATAGTAACGGCAACAGGCTGGCCTACTTCTACTGATACAGGCTGTTCCACCGATATAGCTACTGGCTGCCCAGTAACGAGCACTTCTACAGGCTCCGTCTGGTTAGCGACATTTACCTTAACGTGCTGCGTATATGGTGTTGGCCTTTCAGGCATACTATAATCGCTTAAGCGTTACTATTTGGTTATTCGCGTTTCGTCCCACCCAAATATTGCCAGCCTGATACAGTTGCACCGGAACACCGCCATTCGTTGCGGTGAACCAATTCGCGCTTTGCGGGGTAATCGTTGCCAGGAGGTTGTTGTTCGACGTTCTGCGCAGCTCCGCACCGTCGATGTACACCCCGAAATTGGTTGCCGTTCCCCGTACTTGGTATTGGTAATTCCCGTCGTAAGCCGTTGCCCATTGCGCCGCAGCGAAGGCCGCATAATCTATCGGCACCACCGCCCCAACCCCTGATGCGGTTTGCTCCGCGTTCAGGGCGGCAAGGAAGGATTGCGCCAACAAACTGGACTGCCTGCTCTTCGCCTGTTCGATTCGTTGGTGTGCGAGCAGTTGCAGGGTTGCCGTGTCCACCAGCCCGAAGTCAGTAATGTCCCTGGGGTATGCCTCCCGCGTGTCATCGGTGATTAATACCCGAAATTCCCCCGCCGTCGGGGTAATCTCGAAAAGGTAGTTTTGCCCCTGAACGATTGCAGGCAGGATGAGGAAAAGGAATCCTATTTTTTTTAGGAAGACTTTAAATTTGCTTTTAGCTTCTTTCTTTGTGTCGCCATACTTTACAGCACCAAGTCCGTCGGCACTTGCAATATAACCGTTACCTGATTGGATTTTTTTTACAGTTATTTTTTTCATATCGAATTATTTAATACAAGTCGTATTTTTTGTTGAGGTAATTGCGAATGGCTTGGACTTGAGCAGAGGACGGGGAACACACTCCAATCACCTCGGCGCAATAAAAAGTAGATGAATTATCGTCCCCAATCTCAATATTTGATGACGTGGTATTCCAATATTCTGTAGCTGTTTTACCCCCGTCATTTACATAGTTACTCCCATCAATATTTATATCCATTGTAGTGGAAGTTTCGTTCCATCCCTCGATAAGAACCCATTTTCCGTTAATACTGCCATATCCCGAAGCCGTCCTGGTTCCCGACGTAGAGAAATAAAATACCTGTTCCGAGGAATTTGTCGCTATTCTAGGTCTATTGCCACGCTCAATAAAATCTCTGTTTGTCGTGGTGTCTTGATTTAGATATACTACCATAAAAATACATCCGGTGTAAATGCTTGGACTAAGAGATATATTTGTTAGTCTTCTGGCATATTGAAAGTAAACTACCGGGTAGCCATTAATTTGATTCGTTAAATAAGTAGGTTTTAAGTCCGCAGTAGCTTGTGTAAAATGATTGCTATTCCCTGACTGATCAAGCCACGAAGAAACTCTATCATTATTTTCTGCCGGGTCGCCGCTTCCTTCTTCAGTATATTCTCCAAGCAGCCAAAATGAAAGGCTGTCTCCTAAATCGAGGGGCGAGGTGATGTAACTAAGGCTATCCGGCCCGACCAGCATCGAAACTTGCGCCTGTGAGGGCCACAGATGCCCCAGGATGAGAGATAATATAATTGCTGCCCGTTTCATCATTTGCAGTAATATTTTGCCCCTACGGGGTCGTAATAACAGGTATAACACGTCCCTGCCGTTATCGCGTCTGTTCCCAGTGCCGTCCCTCCCATGTCAAGGAAGGTGGCGGGCCATGTGACGTTATCCGTTCCCGACGTACCTAAGAAATGGAAAGTGTACACCCCGGTCTGTCCCTCGAAAGTGGGGTAGGTCGCGTCGACTGCCGTGTTCCCCCAGGGGTTGTTGATGGTCAGCGTCACAGACGTTGCGCTCTCCATTTTCAGGACCACCACCGCGTTATTGTAGTACTTCAGGTCCACCGTCAGTGTTGCGCCCGTGACCGAATCGCGCAGGAATCCGTTGCCCGGCGTTCGCACGGAGTTGCCGTCGCTGATTGTCACCGTGTCGCGGGAAGTGGAAAGGGTTTGATCGTCGGTGTCTGCGCCGCCGCCAAAAAGCGCCTTGTCAATAAAAACAGACGTGCTATCGTGCAAAAACACCATTACCGATGTATCGCCGGGGGATACTGCCGGTTGGTGAATAGGAAAGTGATAACTGTATGCGCTGACACCGTTTCCGTTAATTCTTGTAGAAATTGTATCAACGCGGATTGCTGAAAAATTCCCGTTATTTTTTCCATAGGCCGACATAGACGACTCGGCGGATACCGTGCTATCTACGAGCGCCGAAAATCCGGCTATTTGATTATCGTATCCGCCCATTTCGGCGGAAAAACTTGCATTCCCGCCATTGCTCCTAATCCGAAAATACCCCTCGTGCTGTATCCTAAAGGTGGTGGACTCAACCAGTGCCTCGGAAACCCTAATCGTATCCCCTTCGTTTGCCGCGTCGAACATCCCGTTCCCGTCCGCAGCGCCGCCCCCGGCCAGGCTATCCGGCGCGATATAGTGCAGTCCTAAATCGGCATCAAATACCGCGACATATTCAGGGGCATTATCCTCTGTAATATTTGGGTATTGTACTGTCGCATTGGCATTAATATAAATACCTTCCTCTGTCACGGCCAGTGTGTCGCCGGTGCGGTCGCTCTGATAGGAAATATAATGTAGGGTACTTTGCATCCCATCTGTTGTTGCAGTGAGGTTGGACTGACCCGCACTATTATCGAAGGTGAGGTTGAACTGACCCGCACCGTTATTGAAGGTGAAGTAGGTCTGACCCGACCCATTATCAAAGGTGAGGTCGGACTGACCCGACCCATTATTAAAGGTGAAGTAGGACTGATACGACCCATTATCGAAGGTGAGCTGGGTCTGATACGACTCATTATCGAAGGTGAGGTTGGACTGATACGACCCATTATCGAAGGTGAGGTTGGACTGACCCGACCCATTATTAAAGGTGAAGTAGGACTGATACGACCCATTATCGAAGATGAGGTTGAACTGATACGACCCCCGAAAATTGATATTCTCGTTATACGAATCCGTTATTTTTTGGGAAAATACCCCTACTAAATTTCCGGTACTTCCATTACCCCATTGCATTACAGAAATAGACGGGAACCATCCTTCGGCGCCATTCCACAAGAAATCCAATCCATAGGGCATACTTACCTCAATACCCGCCTGTGCGTTGTAACGGCGTGAAATCCAGTCGTTAGCGTAATCGTAACTAACCTCGTCAAGCCATACATTATAGGTTATCGAATCGAACGGTATTGCGGTCCAGTCAGTTGCTCCGAGATTCAATATATCGTCAGCGCTCCCTACATCACCTGTCTGATTAATCCACGCATAACCACCCCAAAAGACGGTATCTCCTGCGATATAGGTGCTATCCTCCTGCCAGATACCAAACCCGGTTTTTGCCTGGTCGTACTTCGGAGTGTAGAATACCCCGGCCCCGTCCTGCGAGAAAGCGTCGACGGTCGTACCCATCAAAAATAAGTCCGTTCCCCCGTAATGGTCAGGGCTGCAATCGCTAATGCGGTAAACAGCACCCGGCTGCACGAGGCTACCGGTCACAAGGCTGTCGGCTTGGGATTTTGTTATGGAGTAATAATTATTATTTACCGTGCCACCGCCGGCTAGGCTATCCACGCTTATCGTGTACATATCCCCCGTCGCATCCACGCCCGTAACGTAGAGAACGGAGTCGGGGTTGTTCAGGGCATTGGCGGCGTAACCGTCGAGGGTGAGCTGGCCAGTTCCGGCAATATTAAACTTCCTGGACACCGTCCCGTTATATGCCGTATGTATCCCGAACCGGGATGAATAGGTAGCATAGGTGCTGTCGGTAATTACAGCCTCAAGACTTGCCGACTCTCTGCCTAATGTCCTCAGCATATTGAAGTACTTGATACTTCCTCCTATACCTGGAGCTCCTGTCCCGGAGGTGTTTCTGTTCAAATACACTAGCGTAGCCACCGTATTAGTGGTAGCAGGCTGCTGAGATACGCCAAGAGGTAATCCTGTAGTAGTTTGTATGTCTACCCCTGGTCCCGACGAAGAGCTTGCCACTATCCCATATCCAGAAGTGCTGGTAAAATATCCTGCAGTACCACCAGATGATACTCCCCATAGCCCATAGCCGCTTCCATTCCCTTTTACACCATATACACCTATAGAATTTACAGCAATACCTGTAGAAGAGCTTGCATAAACAGCCTCTCCAGAGCCAGTATTAGTGACAGAGAACACAGGATTATTCGTGGTACGGGCACCTGATAAGCCTAACTGATAGCCAAGCGTTGCTAAGGACGTAGTCTTATTTAAAGTGCCACCAAGAATAACACTATCCCCCGACATCGTGAGGCCGTTAGCAGCCAAATCCACGTCTATCAATGATAGCGCAACAGATAGCGTATCATTATCATCTCCTATATACAACGAATCAGTGGCTACGTAAAAGTTCCTATTATATCCACTGGTGTCTGTAGCTACCCCCGGTGACTGAATACGCTTGATTATCCTCTCCCATTGTGTATCAGCACCACTCCAGCTTACATCGTCGACAACCTGCCAGATATAGTCAGGACTTTGGCGTGTACCAGCGCCTATGTAGTAAAGATTAGTGCCATTTGTTAGCCTGACATTATTTACCGTGTAGTTGGTATCCAGCCATACAGCAACTTCTTCATCGGTAGGCGGCAAACTCACGGCGATGTCGTCAATAGGAATAAGAGGTACAATCCCCAAGCCACCAAAGAGGCTATCCTGTAAATCCACCGATGTCGCAATAGTGGTAATGCGGGTGGCATAAGCACCATCCCATAGCCATGCATGACTTGGTGTTAGTGGATTAGAATTGGGGGAAGTTTCTATGTAAGTGGGGTTATCGGTTTGCCCGGAATAGCTTAACGTAAATATCGTCCCTGGCTGTGCTATCCCTGCCGGTAAGTAAACCCCTTCAATAGCAGCTTGCATGACGCTATCTGTAGGTATCCTGGGGTCGCCGCCAAACGCTGTAATCATAGGCGAAGGCACCGCCACCCTACGCAGCCTTCCGGCGATATCACTACCTACCTCCCGAAGCAGCAGCGTTAGCGAGTCACTGGCTATTGCTGTAGGGATGCTCACCGTTCCTGGCGTAGTATCTTCCGTCCCATCATCCTGCAAGTAGTACTGCACGTTTATTTCCTTGCCATGCCATACTACATAATTCAGGAATCCTGAAAACATCAGTAGCAGGCTGTCTACATGTGGGGCATCAATAGCGTATGCGATAAAAGCGCTATCTACGCTAGTAGCATTAGCCCTGGTAAAGTCAGACTTTACAGGAATATATCCATAGTATGCAATGCTATCTGTCAAGCCGTGTGCTGGTGCATACACCAGCTGTGTCGCCATACTGTCACTGCTGATATACGTCGGTGCATTTACCACTATCCACGTGGTGCCATTCCATTGCAAGATGTCTCCCGCCTCTATCCCTGTAGTATCTACATCTGACAGGTTGCTTATATTAATTTCATTAAACACAGATACCGTGTCTCCTTCAGTATTGATGAAGTACATCGTATCATTGGACACGTAAATGCTCTCGAATGGAGCAGGAACGACGTTATAGTTATAGTTGAGGATACAGTCGATAATAGGTGTCGGCAAGTCATTGGGGAATCGTATATAGTCATCGAAGGGACGTATAATACCTCCCGTGCATGCTTTTACTTTAGTGACACCGGCATTCTGCGCCGTCACTGTCATAATGATGCTATTATCCAGCGTGCTGGTAATTGATGCTACAACGAAACTGTTGCAGTCACAGTCAATAAGCCAGTCTCCCACCTGTATGCTATCGGCCTTCCACGTATTGCGGGAGTGCTTGAATACCCCCGAAACTTGAATGGAGCTGCCTCCCAGGGAAGTACTCGCCGTTGTAGTAAACCTGCCGCCAAATATCTCGATAGCTTCCTGTGCAGGAAGTAAGAAGGGCAGCAGTACCAATATGAACATGATAAGTCGTTTCATTAGAAGCCTACGTTTATTTTCCAGTTGTCGTAATTCATATCCTCAACCTTTACCTCCAAGATTATTACGCTATCTACGCCTGTATCGGCGATAGTGCAGTTCCATATCTTCTCGACTTTAGCGGCAAAGTACGTTTCACTCTGTGTCTCGCTGGCATTGTTAATAAGACTATAGTCCCATACTGTTAGCCCTACAGGTTCCATACCTTCCAGATAGGCGTTATCAGGGCCCGAATAAGTGTAGTTAAACTGCACCCGCATATTCATATCATCGTCGACGTCTGCAGTAGTACCTGCTACACGTACAGCAAACAAGTAAACGTCACGGGGTACCGTAATCGTCACCCTGCCCTCCTCACGTGCCGCCGTCACTCCAAGGTTGGTAGCAGCGATTTGCACGCTGTTATCTTCATAGATATATACCAGCTCCCCAATAGTAGCCAGCAGTATATCACGACGATAATGCCCTGGGTTATTAGCCAGCACATTATCATTAGCCGATGCCTTGGAGAAGGGTACGTTGGTTTTTATAAATGCTCTTGGAAGTCTATTCGCCACCTTTTTTGATTTTACTTACTTCTGCCAATACCTTGACAATATACTTCAGGGTACCGAGGGGATTCGCTAAAAAGAGACTTACCAGCTTGATAAAACTCAGCGTTAGCCTATTACCCACGGTACCCAGGAAGTAGCATAGAGCGTACACTGCTACATCGGGGAGCCCAAAATAGTGTGCCAGCAAAAGAGCAATGAGTATCGACGTCGTTGCGCTTGTTACTACAACTAAGCAACCAAGCCAAAACCCCACTTTTTCTTCTCGGCGGAGTCCTATTAAACTACCCAGCAGCGATGTACCCAGAATCATAAACCCCTCAAAATGTTGTGTTATTAAAGTCGCCCATTGCTCGGCAAACCATTTCCACAAATTGTCCATAGGAGTACTTATTTCTATGCTTTCAATGACATTAGAATCAGGGGGCACCACCGCTATGGTGGTACCCCCCTGTTCCTTTACACAAAAGGAGCAGCCTTCGTTGCGCTACCCCTGTACGTGATGTTGTTGTAAGTGTCGTCGGCATCACTCAGCCATGCGCCCAGGGTGGCATTGAGGCTGGCAACCGCCGTAGCACTGGTAGTCGCCCAGGTGTACCCGGTATCTGCATCTACTGCTGCCGTCGTTGATGCAGCAGGAAGCAGAATATAGGCACGCTTGGGATGTTCGCCCTGTCCGTTAATGGTTTGGTTGTTATCGTAGTAGTCGATAATCGTCACCGTATAACCATCAACTGTAGCGTCGAAGTAGTTGGGCACCAGGATGAAGTATTCGCCGTAGATAGGCTGGTTTTGCATGTTGAAAATCTGCAAGTCGGCCTTGTCGAAATACTTCAGGTAGTCCTGGCGGTACAAGTTGCGCCCTTCAAAGGCAGTAGATGCCTCGGTAATCGTGTAGGTAAGCGTTCCGCCAATGCCCGTACGTACGCGGGTTTTCACCTCTTTGATGTTATCGAAGGCGAGGTTCAAGTCCTCATCCAGCCCGATAACGAGCAACCCGGTAACATCGTTGGTAGCGGCAGCCGTCATCACGACGATAGTATCCGTGCTCAGAGCAGCGACGTTGCCGATAGCTTCGTGCAATGCTTGAATCAGAGGCACCGTCATCGTAATAGAGAACGTCTCCGTGCTTCCATCAGGAAGCACATAGGTAGCGATGTCCACGACATCACCGACAACCAAAGTACCAATGACGGTACCGGAGCCAGCAGCAGTGTCGACGCCAAGCACCACGAAGGGCTTGTTACCGGCAAAGTGCGTAGGACTGGCTTGTCCGATAATCTTGCTGGAGCGGTTCAGCTGCATAGCGAGGTTCTGAAGCAGCAAGCTTACAGAGCCCGATGCAGGCAAGTCGTAGACAGCGCGTGTCACGTCACGGTTCATGCCATAAGCGAGGTCCGTACGAGTACCTTCCAGCTCGACGTTCATCGTATAGCGGGTTTCATCGTCTTGCCCACTAACGGCGTTAATGTACTGGATGGCGTGGGACGGCCACGACGGCAGGAAAGTGGAAACACCCCGGACGCTCGTCGCCTTGATGTTACCCGTCTCAACGTACTTTTTGTGAGTGACGTTAAACGGATTTACGAGGTTGAGCTGCGAGGAGTAGGGCGTACCCTGGATGACGCGAATGGTGTTGGCGGCATCGATGTCGTCACCGGTGGCAAGGAAGTTGCCGAAAGCAACAGTACCATTATGGTCAGCGCTAATGACGGCAAGCTGCCCATCGGCGATAGCCAGGGCATTGTTGGCGCCAACGTTGGCACCCGACACCGGCAAAGCGCTATCCGCTGTACCAATGAGGAAAACCTCCATGGCAGCGGTCTGGTCTTTGTTAGTAATCATTGTTAGTTAATTTAAGTGATTGAATGACTGACTTTTTCCGTTTGCAGCTGGAATGACGCTCCATCTTTAAGGATACGCGACAACTCTCGTACTGCAAAATCCGCCAGCAACGTATGGTATGTTTCGTCGATTTCACTATCCTGGGGAGCAGTAGCACTATTATAGTACTGGGAGCAAGTGCTGGCAGTACCGCCATTACTCAAGCACTCCAAATACTCAATAGAGTCATACCCACCAAAAAATACCTTACGCGGCAAGCGCACGTACTCCAAAGACAGCGACTCAATCGCAAATCCCGTCTCTGAATAGATGTACAGAGAATAGTCATTCTCTGTAGAATTCTTTGCAATAGTACCTACCAAGCGCTTCCACTTCTTGCTAGGCTTACTGAATTGGTCGTTAAGCACGTCACTAAGTCTGCCATGTCCTACCAACTCTACTTTTACCAGCCCACAGTCCGTCACAGCGAACGCACGCTTGTAGTGGTAGTAGGGGTAGAGCAAGTTCGACAAGTCAAACTCATAGACAATACCTACGGCATCAGTAGTCGTAGCCTTGGGAGTAAGAGCAGGCTGCTCGCTAGCCGTCACTACCAGGTTGGCAATCATGTCGAAAGCAGGCTGCTTTTCGTTGTCGAAGACAAATTCCATCAGCTGGAAGGTGGCATCGTCAGCGGCCTGGTCAATCTCCATGGGTGTCAAGTCCCTGTAGTGATTGCTGTCGAGCTTATTATAGCGCTCTTTGATAAGCCAATGCAACTTTTGTATGCTCATTCACTTTTTGCTTTACGCGCTTTAGCGATAGTCTGCTCGGTAGCGCCCATCTTGTCGATACGTATACCGCGCACTCTCGCTTCTTCCAAATAAATGCCGTAGTACGAAGATTCCACATGGTTGACGTCGTACTTCTGCGCTTCATCGAAGAGGAACGCCTTAAAGGCATCCTCGCTCTTCCACTTGAAGATTTGCGGGCTGTCGGCCTTTCCGCGCCAGTGCAGCAATCCCCCCTCATGGTAGAGCAGCGATGTAGCAATACCTTGTGCTACCAGGTAGTCTACTTCAAACTTCAGGACGTTGCCTTTAAAGTTGGCGACCGCGTCCATGAACTTGGCGATGTTCTCCTTTTTGCTAGGAGATTTGCCTTTGATGTAGCGGTTAAGCTGGTCCTTTACGAGCATGTGGCTTACATCTCCCTTAATCAGTACGGTGCGCTCATGTGTAGTGAGCTGCCCTGCCAGCTGGTAGAGCCTGTACTCGGGGAAGTTTGCCTGCATGCTTGCCAATTCAAAGATAGCCTGGTTTTCCAAGTCGTCGTCTTTTACCCTGTCCAGCTCCTCTTCATTCTCTTCGGCAATATACCAATGGTGGTAGTTGCTATTGGCAATATCCCTGTTGGGGGCTACCAAGCTGCAATTCTTTAGCAGCTGTATAGCGAATCTTCCCCTACTGGTATCGGAGTGGAACGTGTTGGCACCATCGTACAGCGTAATTTCAAATCGCTCGATGAAGGTGCGCTCCCGCTTGGGGTCGCTATTGGCAAATAGCGTCTCCGGGCGTAAGCTATCCATGTGCATCGCGGGGCTATAGAAGTCCGGCACGACGCCATCGAGGATTTCATAGTACTGCTGGCGCGAAATCTTCGGCATTTCGACGAGCTTGGGAAGCAAGGCATCCCACTTATCGGGCAATGCCTTGCTAGCCTTTAGCTCCAACCAATCCATATCTTTATATGGATTGTCTATTAATTCTTCCAGTCCCGTCTTGAAGCGGCGCTTTTCGCGGTCCGCCGTAAAAGGAAGGCGCTCCACGGCGCCATTTGCTTTTGTCTTCCCCGAAAGGTGCCCTGTATCTACCATCTGGCGCTTTATAGGGTCGAACACTTTCACGGGCGACAGGTGGCGGCGCTGCACCGACTCCCTGGCAACTGGCATTACGATAATCTTTGTCATAGAAACATTATTTTAGTTTTGACTTTTCTTGTCTTACACGATGTACGGCATCGAAAGGATGCGGGAAGTATCCCATACTGCCAGTGCGCAGGAGCTACCACGGTAGATACCTGCCTGCTTGTCGAGCATGGCGACATTCTCACCGCCCTTCTTGGCGCCGGAATAGATGTCGTAGACGTTCGATACCATGAAGTACTCCTCATAAGCTTCTTCGTACACCATCGAGATATTCGACTTGGTACGTGCGTTGGCGGGAGCAGCATCTGTTGCACCGAGGTCCATGACGTCGAAAGTGTAGCTTTCATAGCTGTAGCTGGTGCCGGGCACTTTCTCGGGATAGTAACGCGGATTGTCCTTGGTGGGGTCATACATTACCTTCAGCGTAATACCGTTAGGCATCAGCACTTCCGTGTATTGTGCGCCATACTTCAGGGCGTTGCCCGTGATTTCCGAGTTGGTGCGCTGGATAAAGTAGCTGTCCATCAGCACGAAGGGGTTCAGTCCTGCTTCCGTGTTTACCATGCGGGAGAAGAGCTCCAATCCGCCCTTGCCGGTGCGCAGCAGCACGATAGGTTCACCAACGCCATAGCGCGTTACGAAGATACCTTGCAGGCGCTCATAGATATCGTACAGCGTAAGGCTACCATTGTGGGGATAGTAGTGCCCATCCTTGCGGATTTGGCGCCACCCCGGAGCAACCTTAATAGGGCGTCCCGTTTGCGGGTTGACGGTAACTTCCGTACGTCCAAACTCCATCATGAAGTTTTTGTCTTCATTCAGGCGTTCAGCCAGGCGTGCTTCCGCCATCGTGATGAAGCTACCTTGCTTGATTTCCTTGCTGGAAGTCTTGTCCTTCAGCCCCGGCTGGTAGATGTATCCTACGCCGATAGCGGCACCATCAGTAAACGTTCCACCACCACCCGAGATGCTATAGGGCATGTTCTTGCTCTTAGCGGCCATTTCCAGGCGGATAAATTTGTCGGTGACTTCCACTTTGCGGCCAACGTAGCCAATCTGGCTTTGCAGCTCAAATACGTTAGCGAAGTAGTCTCCGCCGTATTCGATGTTGAGCTCATCGGCAGTGCTGGTGCCTCCGTCGATAATCCTGCGCCCGATTTGGATGTAGTCGGTGTTCAGCCAGCTGGTAGGGTCGCCATCCTGCAGTGCAACAACATACTCCCATTCGGTAGCAGAAACTTGCACAGGGTGGCCGATGATGCGAAGCAGTGGTGCATCGTGGCTGTCGGTTTTCAGCAGTACAGGAGCATGGAACCATCCCCTGTCCAGGTAAATTTTAAACTCCAGGTTGCCCTTGCCGGGGTAGGTAGGCAGGTTGGGGTCAACCTTGGTGATACGTGCGTCGGCGATGACATCTTCCTTCAAGCGCCAGCAGTAGTCTGTATGGCCAGGTTCTGTACTCATTACATTACCCTGTGCCATCGTCAGCCATACCCACGGCTTGTTGATGATGTTACCGTCAATCTCGGAAGAGAAAAGCTGGGCATCAATCATACCAAAGTACGTAGGCCCGTAGCTGCGAAAGAGCTCCGCATGGGTAAAGCTATCCAGATAGCTGCCTCCCCAATCCTTCCGAGCAACTTTTTCAAGAGCTGATCTGCGTCTTAGCATTGTTACTCGATTTTATTAAGAAATGTGATAAAAAACTATTAGCTAATGGGTTCTTCCTCTATCTTTTGCAGATGTCCCCAGAAGCTTTGTGCGGCCCCTTTCGTAGGCTTTTCTTTTGCTGTAATTCCTGACAGGATAGAGCCTGCCCTATCCTTGGCAAGTTTCTCCTTGCGCTCTTCCGCTTTCTTGCCGCTGGCTTTCAGCTCCAGGTCTGACAAGTCAAACTCTTTAGTTTTAGGGTTAAAGCGCGAATATATGTCGGCGAGCTGTATCATTGCTTTTGGCGACTGCATGATAAGCTGATTCATTTCGTTCACTTTCTGTGGCACCAGGTTGTCGAGCACCGCATTCTTGCGTGTGTCAGCCCACGGTTGCTGCTGCACTTCATCGTAGAGCGTCTGGTAGAACTTTACCGCATCCGCTTCCGCTTGCTTGCGTGTCGCAGCAGCCTGTTCGGTAGCCTGCTTGGCGGCAGCTTCACGGGAGGCACGTCTCTCCTCTTCGATGCTCTGTGCCGTGGTAAGCAGCTCTCCCTTTTCGATAAGCCCATCCAGGTACTTATCGATTTTGTCCTGTGTATTGAAAAGCTTGTTGCTTTTCAGTACATTCTTCAAGTACGCCTCGGCGTCGTCATCCGTTTCCAGCGCCACAGGAGCTTCGTAGTAGTTAGCGAAAAACTTCTGTAGCGCTTCAAACGACGCCTTATCTCCCAGCTCAAAAGCATAGGAGAGCAGCTGCTGTGCATCGGGATGTACAGAGTCTACGGCACGCATGAACATAGCGTCAGGCAGGGATTCAAGGATGTCAACCAAGTCAGACGGCTTACCGGAGAATTCAGTATCTCCTTCGATAAGCTCCTGCTCTTTGAGGAAGTTGTATAGCGCTACTGCTCTATCGTCGGTTTCTTCTGTTTCTTCCTCACTCGTTTCAGAGCTTTCTTCTTCTGTTGCAGGAGGGTTATTTCCCCGTTCGTCGTCGCTGGGAGCATCTTTTGGCTCCTCAGTAGGCGGTGCATCCTCGTCATCGGGTAGGATAAGTTGCGGCTCATCGGCGGCAATCAAGTCCTCAAATAGTGATTTTCCTTCAGTCATGGCAAAGGTATATTTATTTATTAGCTTTTACAACACCTTGTTTTTCTTTGGCGAGCTGCAGTTGTAGCTGCCTGTCCTTTTCCTTTTCGGCGCTCTCCCATTGTTGCTGCTCCCGTTGCTGTTCGAGCGAGTCTGCAATCTCATTGCTGTTGACGTCCTGTTGTTGCTTGAATCGAGTAGATTCTATCTCGGCGGCCTGCAGCCGTGTATTACGCTGCTCTTCCAGCTTCGCCATCTCGACGCTCAGCTCCAGATTGGATTGGAACTTGGCCATATCCTGCTGTAGCTTCACTAGCTGCTGCTGTGCTTCGTTCTGTTGCTGCTGTTGCTGTAGCATACGCTCATGCTGCCGCTGCTCTTCGATGCTGATGAGCTTGTGCACTTCCTCTACAGAGTTAGTGCTTACCAATCCCTTCAGTATCGCAGAGAGCGATGCAGCGCCCTGCCCTGCATTTTGTGCTATGGGCTGCAAGTTGGCGAGCATGATATCGAAATACATCTTGTCCTTGCCGGAGTTGAAGATATACAACCCTATGTCTTCCAGTTGCTCCACCTGATTAGGCGTCACTTGCAGCAACTCCTTAGTACCGTTGGGCAGAATGTACTCAAACTGGTGGTTGGTAAGCTTGGGGTTGGTAGCGAACAGATTCTGCAGGTAAGTCTTCAGATTCAAAAGATGCTCGTTGAGCACATGGGCCCATACCTTGTCGACAAAGAAGAATACAGACTGCGTGCTAAGACTTGCCTGCACCAATGCCTGCCGGTTGTCGGAGACGTTGGTGTTGGGGAGCGTCATCGCTTCACGCTGTGGCGGTATGCCCATCGCCATGCCCACCTCTACGTTGAGCAACCCGCATAGCTGCTGCAGATTTAGCAGCTGCGGCGAGGTATCGACGACGTTATATGTCACTCCCGCAGAGCGTGTCGGCGGTACAGGCAGTCCATTAGCACTGCGGCTACCGGAGTAATACCGTGTCCCTGTCTTTCGTGCTATGACGTCGTTTCTTAGTGCCCTATCCTGGTCGACGGCAGGGTCATTCTCATGGTCCAGCGCTAACTCGTCGGGGATTTGGTCCACATCGACGGCACGCTCCTGTCCTACATACTTCGCCATTTCCCTGTCCTGCAGGCGCTTAGCGGCCATATACTGAAAAGCATAAGGCAGCGCACGCTGTACCAGAGATACAGACTTGGCGTTGCGGGAGTTGATGATGCCTCCCTTATAGCTTAGCTCAAAGCGCGAGAAAGGATTATCTCCGTAATCAGGCTGGAAGGGTACCTCGCGGAAGTCTACATAGATATCGTTGCCCAGGCGGGTGACTTCATAGCGACGCGGTATCCACATCACTTCAGCTTCCATGTTGGTACCGTCTTCAGCGGCCCATACATATTTCTCACTCTGCTCGCCCCAGCGATTAGTGTACTTCACCAGGCTGGCTTCCTTGGGGATTACATTGGCCTTGACGTCCAGCGTGATGGTTTCATTATAGTCGTCTTTGATGGTAAGAAATACCACCTCACGAAATGCCTTGAATTCCAGGTGTACGCGCCATAGCGTCTGAAAGACGTTCATCCGCGTAACGGCACGACCCTGGTGGGTACCTACGCCACGCTTCAGGCGCTCACCGAAGTACTCCAGCAAGCTGTAGTATTGAGTGTAGTCAAAGACGGGCTGGCTGGCATGACGTGCATCAATGGCGTTGACGGTGGTGGCAAACTGTGCTAGCTTATCGATGTCCGCTTCACTCAGCCTGTTGGCATATTCCTGCAGTGCATCCGCTACCGTTATCTCGTCGCGGTACCATACGTAGTCGCCATGCTGAATAAAGGGAGTGTTGGGATTTTTGTCGAAGCCTACATGCAGGGGATTGAGCATCTGTATATAGGGCCTGCCATGTTTCCACCCCGGATAGACAAAGAATCTGTCTACTGTTGCAGCATCATCGATGCACTCTAACTTTTTGCTTAATATATCCTGGTCGGCGTAGGTAAAATCCAACAATTTGTTGTACAGTATCTCACTTTCCGACAAAAAGTCTTTAATATTTAAGTCTTCAGGGGTACGCATGGTACGCAGCTCCTGCACATACTGCTCAATCTCTTCGGGGGATTTACCTTCCAGCTGCTGCTTTTGCTGCTCTATTACTATCTGCAGCTCCTGCTCCACCGACTGCTTAATCAGGTTGTAGAGCTGCTCATTCTTATTCTGTATGGCTTTTGCTGTAAGGAGGATAATCTTCAGGGTATTGCCCCTGGCCAGCATCTCCCCTTTGAGGATTTCCAGCTTCTGCGGTATAGGATTGTAGGGAATCAAGTCCTCTTCGCTGGCGCCAAACTCCGCCAAGCTGCCACAGTAGTAGTCTATCTCGTCACGGAATAGCGTCAAGTCGTTATTCTTGAATTCGTAGAGCTTCTTCATCTCCTCGAAGTCGGTGACGGTGAGCACGCTCTGCACAGGAATAATCCTGTCACATTGATATTTATACCACTCCAGCGTTTTTTCGCTATCGGGTATTTGCAACTTTAGGAAATCGGTTAACATTCTGCCTGAATATTTTGGGATTCGTTAACAGGCGTCGCAAAACCTGGTCATCGTGCTTCTTGTTTGCTACTGCCTCCACCTGAACCTGATTGTTTCTTAAACCTACTATACACCCTCTAAACCCGTCCACGGCGTCGAAGTTGTCATCCAGGTTGTAATTCATCATCTGCCGTATCAGATAGATGTCGGGAATGCGGAATACGTTCTTCTTCACGCCATCTTTCAGCTCTGTCTCCTCCAGCAGCCAGTCCCGTATCATGATAGCCAGCTGTGCCTTCACCACCCTGTTGCCTACCATGTATCCATACGACTGTATGTTCTGTTCAAATATACGGGTACCTTGGGCATGCTGTGGCGTCTGTGCCAACAAAGATACTTTATTTTTGGCAACATAGTAAGCCCTGCAATCCTGTCCCCTGTTTTTCTCAAACCATAAGCCCTGTTGCGGGTTGCCATAGAATGCCAGCAGCTTCTCCTGATTCTCATAGTATTCGCGCAGCCCATTCATAGGCTTATCGATATAGCTGGCGACGATAGTATTACCGCTAAATCCCATCGGTATGTATTTGGGATTCATTAGTATGTAGGTAGCACCTACAGAGCCACCCCCTTCAAAGCTCTCTTCCACATAAGGGTCGTGGCCTATGAAGGAATACATATCGTTTGGTATAGTGTTGTTGACATACTGTGGAGACTCATACATCATGATGCATCCACGGGGGTCTTTTCGCTTCTCGAAGTTGATAGGGTAATCAAAATACGGCTCCCCTTCATGGTTAACCGTATAATTGACTCCATTGGGTGAAGTACTATCCCATGTCAACGTAATGGCGGTACCCGTATAGCGATAGCGCTCAAACTCCATCAGCTCCCTCTCTCTTAAGCTCAGCTCATCGTAGGGTAACAAGCTGCTATCTCCTGTTACCCACATCTCCTGAATGAAGCAGGGACGGTTCATCCTCTCCCCTTGTATCGTCTTGGGGTTTTTGGACTTCTTCTTCTCCTCACGCAGCTTATCGACGTACTTGCACGCCGCCGTAAAGTCCGTATTGCCGTCATTATCCTTAAACTGTCGCAGCGTAAGATAGAAGGGCAGGAAGAATCCTATCTTGCCGTCCTTGCCTTCCTTGCTGTGTTCATTGTCTATCGCCAGAATATCGTAATCCTGCGGGTTGAGGAACATCTCCTTGGCGGCCTGTATATACTGGATGTTTCCAGAGGTACCAATGTACCACTCTACGCCAAAGCGTATGCCTTCACGGGCTACAACAGAAGCATTAGATACATGTATATCTTTCAGGTTATCGGCAAGGCCGCACTCTTCGACGATAGATACAGCGTAGCGCCCCCCGGCAGCAGCCTGTGCTCCATCGCCCTTTTTCGATGAGTAGTTGACGTGCAGCACCCTGCTTCCCGTACCTTTCTCCGTCCAGTGCCCCGACTGCTCGGTATCGTACTTATACCTGAAAGGATTGGTTTTATTGGGGCAGTTGAGGTTGCCCTTGAAGCTTCGATAGAAGGGACACGGCGTAACTACTTTTGCCCCTGTATCATCCTCTTCTTCCCAGACGCCAAACTGCCTGCCGATGACGGGGTCAGCTTTCGATGCTATGCTAGCTGTCAGCTTGCTGAGCATCTCGGCGGATTTGTCTTTGACGGTAGAGCCTACACACGTCTCCACCGTCAGCAAGTCTTCGAGAAACTGCCTGTCGTAGTGCTTGGCGCCATCAAAGATAATAGCGTATTCCACCTCAGCAAGTACTGTGAAATACGATTTTCCTCCACCACGCGAACCCAGCACCATTACGTTACGGGTAGGATTGTGATAGTAGGGCCTACCCATCGGAGCATCATATAGCATCCTGATAGCCTCACGCGGTGCTCGGTACTTCTTCAGCTTTCCCTCGGGGGTAAGCGCTTCGGGATACCTGTCAATCAGATACTGTGGTGCCTCTGTAACGCCTGCTTCCAAGTACTCCTTTACCAAGTCGAGGCTAGTATATTCATCGTCTAGCTCAAAGCCGCTAAATCCCTTAGCTTCCAAGCTCATCAGCGCAAACTCCCATTCCAAGTCGTCGAGGTTGGGGCGCTCGTACTTCGTCACCTTATTCTTCTCGGTAATCTGCAGTAGTGTATAGTTGCCATAGTAGTACAGATTTCCCGGCATATAGCGGTACTGCCCAAACATCCGGGGCCATATACCTTCGATGCACTTACGCGTCTCACGACTCCAGAAGATGGCGTACTGTGGAGAGTCTGGATGCAACAAAGGCACAGTGGTAAGACACTGTGCCCTGTTATCCAGGCGGATATAATCTGTAAATACTGGCTTACCTTCAATCAGATGCATCTCATGGATGTATAGTAAGACATTCTCTTCGCAAGTCTGACTTATCACATACTCTAACAACAGAATAGGGTAGGTCAAATGCAAATATACTGAGGATGTACCTATCCTCCTCGGCTACAGGCTCTGTACCTTCAGGCAAATCGCCTACAAAGTTTCCCTTATTCTCAAAGATGTCTACTCCAGCGGGCACTCTGGTATGTACGTGATAACTCGTTTTCATCTCAAGAAATACCCCTCCATAAAGCAGGTCAAAGTCTTCATCAGTAGGATTGTGTACAGTATTTATAAGATATTTCTTTTTCATAATCGCTTATTATTCTTGTTCGGTATCGTTTAATTCCAATAGTCCTCCTCTCTCCCTTAAGCTTTCCTTGCGTCCTCCCCGTATCCGTACCTCTCCCTGCTCTTCTTCAAACAGCTTGCGTACCTTGGCGTATTGCTCGTAAATCTTCAGCGTGTTGGCACGCATGGCGTCCAAGTCCTTGGCGGTACCTTTCAGCGTCAACGGCTTTCCAGCGACATATACTATCGCTCCCTTGCTGTCCTTGGCGATATCGTCGAAAGTATAGGGACTGCTCTTGATGAATTCGGCACGCTTTACCAAGCTAGCCTCTTCTTCCTTAAACGCCCTTGCTGCAGGAGTGAGACAGTGTGTGTCATACTGCTCGATACACTCCTTTACCAATCCATCGTCAGGGTCGAAGTCGGGCCAGTAGTGACGTATGGCGTCCAGCTTGTCGGCTTCAGCCATCCTGTATACCTTATTCTCGTAGCTGGGGTCGGCGTAGAGCCATATCGCCCACATCTGCTTGGCGGACAGCTCTTTATCACGCAGGTATAGCTTGCGAAAAGGATTGATAAGCATCAGCTGCGGGTTGAGCTTCCAGAAGTCCTCGTTAATATTGAACGTTCCTGTCTTTACCAACCTATACATCGCTAAGCAGTTGTATCAATTCTTGCTCGGAAAGCTGCACTTCAAGGAAGATGCGTACATCGTCGTCCAAGCTGCCATAATCCATATAGCATCTCCTCTTTAAGATATGCCCCTTGCTATCGATGCACGGTGTAATGACGACGTTTACCAGCGAGTCAGTATCGATATGCATCATTCCAGGCACTTCAATACGCTGGACATCCTCATCGACAGGGATGTTCAGCTCCTTGAGCTGGGCACGATACGACTCTTCCTTTGCATCGGAGGGAGGCTTATTCAGCTTCGTGTAAATCACGGGCAGACTTATAAACTTCATAGCAGCACTTTAGCGTTCAGATGGACAATCTCTTTCGTCATATCCTTATACAGTATCGTTATCTGCTTGCTTATCAGCATTTCAGTATCTCCCTTTACACGTAGATAGGCAGGAAACTCGGGGGCATTGTACGTTATTAGCAGCTGCCCGTCCTTGGTTTTCGTAGTAGTACAGCCACACGACGACGTGATTTTGAATACAGGCTTATCCAGCTTTATGGCACGCATCGTCGTCGAGCGCTGCTCAACGCTGCCTAAATCAATCTGTCGGGTTAGTAGTTTCTGGCTCATGGCATGGTTTTTTCGATAGTGCTAGAGGCCCAAAGGGGCATCCGCAGTGCAGGCAGGCTCCATTGTTGTAGCAGGAAGGACACTTATGGCGGCGCTCCTCGAAAGTAGTAATAGCGTCTTTATGCAGCCACCATAAGAAGTGCCCCTTAATGTAATACCACCCCGCCTTGGGGCCCTCATCTCGCAAAGAGGCGATAGCTTGCCTGAACAGTGAAGCTAGTTGCATTATTGATAGGTTTGGCGACAGAGAAATTCCACTTGCTAATCTCCACTTCCAATGCTGGAGCGATATAGGGCTTATCAAAAATGTATCCCCCCTGTGCTCCTGCACTGATGCTCCACTTCTCGGGGATAGGCGTAAAGACTTGCTTGGCGATTGCTATAGTGTCATGTACATATACCAGCTCCGGCACGGGCTGATAGACTACCAGCTGCTCCTCGGTGAAGGTAATAGACTGACGATGCTCCAGCAATTCCCCCTGCACGACGATAGTATCCACCGTATAGGCACGACTTGAAGTGTCGTTGACGGTAACATACGAGCGTATCGGAGGCTCCAAAGAGAGCGTGTCTACCTTTACGACAGTCTTCACTACCGTCTTACTTACTATCCTGTCTATATAGACGGTATCTGTAGGTAGCTTGCCAATACTGTCTACCAGTGCAACAAGACTGTCGACATCGGGACAAAGCAATTCAGGGCACTGCCTGGTTTTGCAGCTGCGAAAAGCAAATACCGCCAGCCCTGCAATCAAGGCGATATATATAATATCACTCCACTTCATCGGTACTGTTTTTTACGTATAAGTAATCGGGTACTTTTACTCCTGCCTTGCTAATCAACACTTTGATGTAGGTACGCGGCACCAAGGCATAGCCAAAATCAGGGTCGCTGGGGTCAGCGGGAATCATCGGAAGCTGGTAGTCAGGGTGTGCATACGCTTCCACGTACCCCAGCACTTCTTCCTTGTCGGCAATCATCTGTGGCTTTACAATCTGTACGACGTCACCAGCCTTTAGCTCCTGCTCGAAAGCAGGTACCCCTACAATTACTGCCTTGCCGGTAAATCCAAAGGGGTCACGGGCATTGTACTCTGCCATACCAGAGTGCGACGTCGACTTGACACGTGCATCAGGGATAAATAATCCCGACTTGGTGCGCACTTCATCCCTGATATACAGTCTGACAATGTAGCTGGTCAGGGGCGTCAGGCTGGTATAGCGCTCATCGAGCGTAGTAATGCTATCATTGTACACTTTTCGTTTGTCGTTTTCCATATCGTTGTGTTGTTGTAAGAAGAATCCTTCATTCAATTTCCCGGGGGAGTCCTTCCCGCTTGCTTCTGTTGACGATTTCTCGCCAGGAAAGTAAATCGAAACTCCCTTCTTCTGTTTTGACATAGCCACGTCCTCCACGGAAATGTTTTTCAGCTCTCTGCCTCCTTTCATCCGCAGCGGCTGGTGTCCTCTTGCTTTTCGTGTCATACTTTGAATATTTATCGTACTTGTTCTTTAATACTTGCTTGAAATAAAGCACCGTAGGGTCATCGGCAGCTAACTCGGACTGTCCAAACATGGCGCGTTTTACAAAGCTTTCCATCTTGCGCATCATTGGCCTAATCCGTAGAAACTGCGGCAGGTAAATCCCCGCCCTTACCAGATGAGGATGCGATAAGTAGTAACGCACCGCCTTCCATAAGTGAGAAGCTACCAGCTTCACCTGCTCCGGTGGCAGCCCTAACTCCTTTGCAGCCTCTTCAGCGGCCCAGTCATTGCTATAGAGCTCCTCCATGACTGATACGTATTGTAAGTTCCACTTCTTCGGGGCTAGCTTGGGCAACTTTCGCCGAAAGCCCCTCTAATACATTGTCGTGTATCCATCCCTTGTTGCGGATATTCTTGCGATGCATCCGTATCGTGTACTCTGTACATCCCAGCTTCTGTGCCAGGATTTTGACGATGGTAGGATGGAACACATCGCGTCCATCCTTGCTGCTTTCAGCGATAGAGAGGGAGAGCACCTCCTTCTCCATGTCGGTAAGCTGCTGTGCCCGAGGTAGCAATGACTGCATCACCGTCAAATAGCGATGCCAGAATTCCACCTGTGAGCGACACTTTAAGTTTATCGTACCTAACTTCATGTTGCAAATGTAAGTAAAATACTATCAGCGAAAAAGGGCCAGGCAGAAAGTTTCCACCCAGCCCCATCAACCCTTTAATATAAAACAAAACTCATCGTAAGAATATCAGCGATACATCCCATGGACTTAGTATGATGTTGTACTTGCCGGAGCGGCCACGACACTGTGCTTCCTTGAATATCCAGGGGCTCGACGTTGTCCATTGATGTATCGACGTAATCGTGCTGTCTGCCTCCAGGTAGGCGTTGTAGTCTACCTGTACCGTCTGCGTGAACGCCATCAGACAACGGCACTGCTGATATACGTTGGAAGCAGTATCTATGACGGTGCCATCCTGCCAGTATTCCACGACGATAGTATGTGGCGCCTGGCTGTAAGAAGCAGTGACAAAAGTCAGTAACAGTATGACGAAAATCAGTTTCATTGGATAAGTTTATTAACGCTTAAATCGCGCTCTTGCAGTAACTCCAGCAACTCCTGCCAGAAAAGTTCTATTCCCTTAAACTGCTCTTCGCTAATATCTTCCCGGTACTTGCTGAATTCCCTGTACTTGTTAAGCAAGTCAGACAGGAAAATAGCCATGTCAAGCGCCCTGATACATCGGTAGTGTGCTGTAACGTCCTCGACGTCGTCAAGATTGAACTCCAATATCGCCTTCATCGTCGGGAAGTTCCTCGTCGCGCAACACTTTCTCCACTTCTGCCTGCGCCATCGTGATAAGGAATATGCTCTCCTGTATCAGATTACCAGCGCTCTGTACATAATTGATAGCCTTGGCGTCAGCGGTGTAAGCCTCTACCGGCGCCCTGCGCATAGTACCCATAACGTCGTCCAGCTCCCGTAACATGAATTCGCTGACTTTAAAAAAGTCGTTAACTCCAGGTAGGGCATCATCCTCTACAGCAGAAAGCTGTGTGTCGTCATACTTGCTTAACAGAAAAGCATCGTAGAGCCCCAGCCAGCGATAAGCCAGCCGCAGCTTCGTATAAGTATCCCTAAGTTCATCGGCAGCAAGTGCCCATTTCGGTGTAATCGTGCATCTCCTCCATAGGAGCTCTGCTGTACGTGCCAGGTAGTGCAGGTTCAGGCGCACTTCATTGTTAATCTTGACGAGGTGGTTGGGTTCCATAGTCTACTGTTTATGAAAGTGAATGCTTTTAACTTCCCAAGGATATAAGAATAACAAATAGTCGGGACATACAATATGAGTGACTATCGGAGTGCTGCTATACTGCTCAACCGCTTTCAGCACATTAGGCCAGTAGTATACCGTTTGCCCCCATTCTAAAGAACACGTGCAGTTGTCATACACTTTATCATCCAGCATTATAATGGTCGCCCCACGTCTGTCGTGTAGTTGAAAAGTGGCTACTTGCGGAAACGCCGCAGTATCGATTGACAGGTAAATCAAGTCGGACAGCCTAATGAAAAGGCTATCGACAGGCTCCTGGCTTTCTTTATTAATCGGTAAGGAGTCCCTATAAACTTGGAGACTGTCTATGGGATACTCAGGCTTCTGTGCGCTGCACCATAGTGGCAGCATCATTAATACAAACAACATCTTTTTCATTGTGTCAGTTTAAGTGATTTGATAATCTTCTCCACTTCATCGAGCTTGGCGAGTATGGCCTTGGCGTCCTTGCACGGCTTGGCGACTTCGCTAACATACCAGCTTAATGCCTGCGATAGTGTGCTATGGTACGTGCTGTTGCTGGCTGTGTACTCTTTGCCAGTCTTGGGATTGATTCCCTTGCGCTTGAAGGAGAGCACCCAGGCATTCTCTTCTGCTGTAAGGGAGAAATTGTCATCTAGTATCATTAGACTTGGATTTAGTTTCTTTAGGCTTGGGCTTAGGTGGATTGACTACAGCTACCAGGTAGCTCTCTAACTCTGGACGGGGCTTGGGACGATGCTTCATTACCTATAGTTTTTGTTTGCGCAAAGTACCACAAAGTGGTACTTATCGCAACTGATTACTAAATTAAACCCTCCATTTTCATTATCCTTAATAGTGTCTGGCTAAATTTGTACTTCGCTACATCGTACATCCACCGCACATAATCAGGAGCACTGTAAATAAGAGAGTCTATAGAAGACCCCGCATACTTACCAAATCCCAGAATAGTCCCTGGCATTATTACCGTCGTCTTGTCATAAGGACGAAGCCCTCCTTTTCTATCAGGATTTTTGATAAGCTTCCGCACCTCAGATGACATTCTGTAAGACGTATTCTCTTCCAGCCACTTTAAATATCCTGCATCGCGTCTGGCTACTTCCGATACTGCACAACCAATATACTTACCAAAACCAAGCTTTGTCCCTGGTAATAACATCTTTGGGCTGTCATTCTTCTTGGGCATCTTCGGGGGAATTTAGTAAACCATCAACGCTTAATTGCTGCGCTACAATCATCTCCCGCCTGTCTGTGCCAGACCCTATCCAACAATACTCAGGCTTAATGTAGTACCTGCTGTTTCCTATCTTTCGAATAATGTCAGCATCCAGCATCTCCTTGATAGCAGCACGTACAGTGCGGAACTTGTAAGGCTTATCAGGAGAGCATACCGAGTTAAATTTATCAACAAGTGCTGTATCAAAAGCAAATACATTAGAATCGTTTAACTCAAAAAACAGGAAAGGTAACAACTTGAAACTGCACTGCATACTGAGCATAGAGTTAGCTCTTACCAACCCCCTGTAGTACTGCGCATACTCCATGTCTACTTCCACGAACCCCTTGATTTTCCGCGTGATAGTCTCTGTCTTCTCGTAATATAACCGGCGCCTCGCCATATCGTTTTGTCATTATCTCAGACAAAGATAACCTATTTCTACAATATTGCCAATCTCTAAAGAAATAATAAATTATTTTCTTCCGATGCTTGACATTCTCCTTAATTTTTGTTTCATTCCCTCATCCAAAACCAGTTTGGCACCCACAATGACAAAAGTTGGCACCAGGAGTGACAAAAGTTGTCACTCTCAATGACAAATTTCTAATCATATATATTCATTAACAGAATGTACTAGTATTATCACTCAATTACTTATAACGACAGGTACTAAATATTTCTATGCGTACATATTGTTATGCTTATCTCTTATCTTACTACAGCTCTTTTAATGCAAAAGAGTATACTTCCACTCCCCTAATCACCTCTTTTGAAACTGCCCCTCCCCCTGTTGTAGCAGCATGGAAAATACCCCCC